CCAAGCCGTTTGACTTCTTCGCATTCACGCTTGAAGCGTTCTTCATCCATCTAATCACCATCCTCCCTTCTCCATTCTTACCATACATGAAGCGGCTCGTTTGCTTTCTCTACGAGATCTGCCAGGTCCAGATAACTATCACGTTTATAGATGATTAAATCTCTGAATGCCTCTTCCGCTCTTTTCTGAAATTCCTTCATCGTGTATCCAGCCATTGAATCAGAGAATTCTCCGTATTCAACCTCATCATAGGGATATAACTCTTCATCTGGCACATCCCATTTATCTTTATACTCTTTCTTCTTAAACGCATCCTCCGCGGAGTATCCGTAGCCGGTGTCTACACCTCCGCAGTACAATTCGAAGCCCCAGCCAGCCCATTCACCTCCGTTCCAGGCTCTTACATCGAAGCACAGATCACCGATCCGACAATAACCGAGGCATTCTCCTACTTTTTGAGCCGTCTTATAAGCTCCGCGATTCAAAGCATCCGCGAACTTTTTCCACCTATTCTCGTCCATCTCCCAGACAAATTCGTTTCTAATTTCGCTTGCCATGTACGTTTCTCCTTTCGTTAATTTTGTTTCTTATCACCAACACTCACTCGGTATATATGAATCGCCGTCAATTTCCGCCTCCTCTTCGATCTTCTTCTCAAACCAATCCGGGAAGTCGTCAAGATCTCTATATATGGAATATCCATACGCCTCACTAGCTTCCTTATCTAAGGATGCCTTTCTGAGTTCTTCATACTGGCTTTCTGTTACCTTGACAGTCATTCCGACCCTTATCCAAATCTCTTTCATGTCGTTGTTCTCCTTTCTCTTACGCATCATAAAACTTGATTTTTCTTAACCGAAATTAAACACTGGATGTAACTGCCTTTCACGACAATCACGCAGCCACTGTTTAACTTCTTCGTTCCAGTACGAAATTCCATTTGTAAATCTGCCAGTTGAATAAATAATCGCCCCATCTTTTTCGATCAGAAGCACCAAAGTTTCATAACCAGAAACATCATATCTCGTACTAATACATGAACTATCGAGTCTTAACTTGTCACCCAAATAGGGCAATCTACTATCCGGATCAATGAAAAACATTTTGTCTTTGTAATTCCCACTTACATTGTTGAATAACCAGTCCGCAACCTTCTTAAGATCGTAAAATGTTTTCTCTTCAATCTTTCTATTGTAATCGTTATGGTATCTTTCGTATTTAATTTTAATCATAGTATTTCTCCCTTCATCAAAGATAATTTTTATATCAATGCCGCACAACTATTACAACACAGAACATTTCCTAACCATGCTAACTCACCCTCATTTACATATTCACCACATACAGGGCACTTCTCTAAAAATACAAACCACTCAATATCATCATCGGAAAACCCAGCGTTCTTAAGAAACTCAACAGCTTCTTCTTTATTATCGAATTCCATTACATCACCGTCTTCATCCAGAAGATACTCAAGATCATTTAACGTGATTCCGTTAATGTGTCTTCCTACAATAATCATCTCTTTCCTCCTATAAAAGCTGTTTTTTATTTAGCACATAATATTTCCATTCTTATCAAATTTCATATCTCTTTCCTTTGCAAAATCAAGTAAATCATCTTCATCGAGATATGTTGAATCATACATAGCAAACACTCTTCTCATTACGTTCTCTGTCTGAATTAACGCTTCCTGATATGATACCTTTTCATATACTGCACTTGTGGGAATAGCCATATAACCAAGTTCGTCGAGTGTAAAAAGATTTACGCTATTCAATATTTTATCTCCCTTCAAATAACCGTTTTATTAATACCTATACTGAATATCATTAATCGTTACCTGATTTTTTATCCAAGACTGAATACGATATTCGTATGCATCTTCAAAAACCTTTTCCAATTGCTCTTTCATTTTTTCTGCCTGTTCTCTTGTGTCTGCGACTCCAACGAGCATATCATTTATCTCATCGTTGCCACACCAAACCAAATAGATTGTCATATCTTGTATCTCCCTCAATTTAGCTATTCTCGACCGTCACGTTTACGATATATATATCCTCATCATTTCTTAATTCCCATTCTCCGACAAATTCATCTGATGGATCTGAGCAGCAAACCTCGCTTCCGTTATGGAATAAAACGGCTTCTGTCCATGCCGGTTCTTCGTTGGATCCGCAACATTTAATATCCATTTCAGAACCATTATCAAATATCGCAGTCACAGAAATAGTTGAATCGTCACCAAAATTCTTATCAACCACGGTAAGAAGATGGTTAATTTCGTCAGCAAGTTTCTTTGTAATTCTAATTTCTTTTCTGTATACCATATCCTAAGCCTCCTTTCTCTTACTCGTACCAGATCCAGCCATCACACTTGCGACCGCAGATCGGACAATAACCATGTTCCACTGAGAACTGATACAGACCGTCTGTGTCGTCACAGGTGTATACTTCTTTGAGCCACGTTCCGAAAGTGTTCTCAAACGGATCCCCGCAGAAATATAATTTCTCTTCTTGTCCGAAATTCTCTTCGTACCAGAGGCGAACAATCCGCTCAGGAATCTGAACGCATACACAGTTACAACGGAGGACTTCGTCTTCCGAATATTGTCCGGTTGTGTCGGCGTAGATATCTACGAAAGTCATCTTTTCTTCCGTTGCCATCAGATCACCTCCTCTAATAAATCATCTATTTTATTAGTGGTAAAAACCGTACAGACATCTCAGTTCTTCCAACATGTCATCGTCGTCCGCATGTCTTACTTTATCCGCCGGAAGATCGTATTGCTCATATTCGATATCCTGAACAGTAATCGTTTTATCTTTAATTTCCATTACAACACCCATACAATATGCCTCTTCCATATTGTTCCAGAATGATACAATATCACCTACTTGCATACTCACTCCTTTCGTAGACCTTTTCTTTCGCTTCTATAAGACTGCAATTAGTCAGACTTCTATATAACCTCATCGCTCCGACTCTATCTGTGGTTACAAATCTTTCCCAATCAATCGGGGATACTTCTTCTTTAATTCCGGGAATAAGTGTTTCTCTCTGACGGTCAAACATCTCATCGGTATAATGCTCTCCAGTGATCAGATACAGAATTTCTTCAATCTGATCTTCGTCTTTTATCCTGTGATTTACTGTTTCAAAGAATCTCATAGTATCTCCTTTCTTAGTTCTTCTGAAAAATAGGTATAAAGAAGCCTCCCTCCTAAGAAAGAAGAGAGGCTCGTTCTTTAGATCCATTCCTCCAATGCGAAGGATCGATCCGCAAGATATTCATTTTCAGTGACGGAATAACGATTGACTTGACTTACCAACATATCTAATTTACTTGCCTCGATTCCCGCCTTTTCAGGCACGAGGATGATCTCATGAATGGAACTCGGCAAAATTCTATATCGGCCGATCTTGCTTTTAATCCGCAAAAGAATGTCCGGAAAATACAGAATACTGGCTCCGTTTCTTTTATCTGTAGTTGTCGCGATAATCATAAAGCTATTCGTATCCCGAAAGTCCTCGATTGGAGATATAGAGTCTATTGCGTCCATCGTCATGAGGACTACTTTTCTCTCAAAATTCTCCTTTGCCAGGATAATCTGAGCATTGGTCGGTGCCCCAATAAAAGCCGTCGCTTCATCTAACTCATAGGCCACATAGAAGTAAATATCGTTAATTACGGAGAGTGGCGGAATCTTCTTGTCCTTTCGATTCTTTTCACTCCTTGCTATGATTGTAAGTTTGTCATCGTCTGCGTTTGAAATCAAATCTGTCAAGTACGAATATCTAGGATCGTTCTCGCTTACACTAATAACATCATTAATAGCCATTGTCCGGTCTCCTTTCCTTACGCGAGCCTCTCGCTCAATCTTTCGCTCAACTTCTTATAGACCTTCGGAAGATCACATGAATCTCCGATTATATCAACAGTAGCATCGTCCTTTGTGTGATACAGCCTCCTTCTTTTTCTTCCGTATGAATCGTAAGCACACAGGTTTGAATATCCCTTCGAATGGTTGCTGAATCTGTACTTAACACCTCCTATCTGGAAATAAAAAGAGTCGCCACTGCGACTCGCCTTAATTCCGTGATCTTTGCAGAAATCACTGATGTCTATTGTATTATCTCTCTTCATTGCGAGGTCAAGATCTCGCAGCGCCTTTGCCGAACGATAAGATACCTTTCTCGGGCTGGTATGTCTTCGGTTACACACTTCCATCATCTCCTTTCCTATTTTTCTACCACAAAATATTTATCACCTATTCTCTCCAGATACTTGACATCAATTATCTTCATGTCTTCGTCCGCTTCTGGAGTTGTAGTTATTTCAATAGATACATCCCCCACATGGAGGATCGTTTTACAGTTGAATCTCTTTCCGAGATTTACAACAGCAATCCGAGCCTCCTCAAAAGATGTGTAAGGGCGTTTTCTTATGTCGTGCCACTTCCCGTAACACCCGGCATACATCACTTTAGGCCGAATACTTCGCTCCATATCTCACCTCTCTGTCCACATTCGTGTATGCGTCGCTCTCTTCCGAGTAGTCGTCGGCCAACGGGAAAGCGCCTTCTGGTCGCGTAACCCATCTGCCATCATCATCCAGGAAGATTCCGAAAAATTCCTGTTCTTCCTGATCCAGACACAGACTCGTGAATACGTCGCCGCAGAAGTCTCCGAACTCATAATAAAACGCTCTCGCCATTTCCTTTGCGATCTCTGAAAGCCTCTGTTTCTTCATCTTCCATCTCCTCTCTTAAACTTCTTCAAAACTAAAAATATCCTCATAGCAGACCTTAGGATGCGTGAGGAAAAAGTTGCCGAAAATAGATGCTTCCGTAATCCCGTACACCGTAGTCGTCATTATGCTTCCGTCCGTCGTGTACCACATGATCTTTTTGCCTTTTACATCAAGATCAGGGTTGATACCGTATTTACTCACGTCGTCCGTTTTTTCTTCTTTCTTATTTGACCCATAATAGGAGCTTGCGCCATAGGAATAACCATCGTAGTCATCATAGTAGTCATCCCATTTACCATATTGTCTACCGTATCCATAGCTGTAACTCGCGATATAATGGAACGGGCCAGTCGAAATCTCTTCAGTCGCAAGCTTCGTAACGGCCTCTATCGTTTTTTCCAGATCTGATAGAACAATCGTGTGACTTAACGTATGTTCGTCGTAGTAACCAGCTGAAATATTCACTCCAGCCCTGTTCATGGCGGGCATCAGCTTCGAAATATCGGAACAAGTGCCCCAGCTCGTTGTGTATCCAGTTACCTTTTCACACCAGTTCTTAAATGCCGTATTCCCATTTGAGTAAAAGACCAGATCATTATTTCCTTTACGATCGATCTCAACCATGAAGTTGATGTCTTTCGCTGCTTCTTTACATAAAGCCGTCTCCGCGAACTTCCCGGCCCCAACACAACCGATCTCCTCGTCTTCGCAGAATAACACTGAGCATTTCTGTTCTTTAACGATCCTCAGAATAGCATATACTCCGCATCTATCATCACCTCCTATCCCCTGTGGGCTCCAGACTACTCCATCTGTAGTATTTATAGTTTCCGGTTCTTGTTCATGAACCGTGTCAAGATGCGCGATAAGAAGAACCGGGACTTCCCCTTTCGCGTACAAATACCCGTCTTCGAGAACAGGATCATACCCCATCCTTCTCAATCTCTTCTTCAGATATCTCTTGAGTTTCGGCTGGCTCAACTTAAGGATCTTTTCAAAGTCCTCATATCCTGGGACACCTGTGTTTCTTGCTCCCCCAGTTTTTTCATAGCAATCAGGGCAAATATCTGCTCCGTCCACTTTGATCAGACTCATCTTATCCACTGGCTGGTTACAATAGTCGCATTTCGGCTTATACGCCCAGTTGTAATAATTTGTTTTCGTTGTTTCATACGTTGTGGTCGTTGTTCCATACATCAGGCGGCCCCTCTCTTTCTCCATACATTTTGCCTTCGATCGTATATCAAATGTGCCCTCTCGGCACATCTATTGCAGCACCATTCGTCATTGTATTTATGTCCCTGATTTTCTCCGTACACCCAACCATCATGACTGTCGCAATAGTTCAAAATCCCTTCAGCGACCATATAATCTTTTCCTTCAGGACAAACATTTCCGTATCCTGACACAGCGATTAATAATCCGCGTGAGAACGGCTCATACCTCCCATGGTATTCACAGTATGCACTGCATTCATCACAGTAATACAGTCCGTCGATTTCCCGTGCCTCATCGACATGTATTCTTCTTCCGCAATCCGCACAGATTACGTATCCTTCTTCATCTACAATGTACCTTTCATCGAGAAGAGATTCCGAATTTGTGTATTCTTCTCCAGTTCTGAGGTCAATTCCCGAGTGCCCTATCTCAATCTTCTCTCTGTTTTTGTCACCAGCATAATGATCGCTCATCTTTAGTCTACACGTCCCCGTCTGTTCAAATCTGAAGTAATCGGCGAAATGAACAGACACATTTGCGTTTCTGCAGTATCTGGAATTCGTTTCTGTGCCTCTTTCGTATTTCCAAAGGTTGGGGACTCCCAGGCAGTCGGCTATTACTTTTTCTTCAATATTACGGAACTGTTCATAAAGATCGTTTGCTCCGTTATCATTTGATTGAGGATAAAGCCGACCCTGGATCATAATTCCGTCTTTATAGTGAATAAGATTTCTGTTGATCTTGTCTTCAAGTTCGAAACAATTTCCGTCATATTTCGAATCTACCGTATAAACGACCGCCGTTACACCGTCCATCATATAGGACAATGTTCCTCCACAAGATAAACCACGGAATACCTCATCTCCGCGATCTCTCTTATTTTTTCTGTCGATCGTCATGCATGATGACCAGGAATTCCCAAACGCCATAGTGAGGTAGTCAATCGGATTTACGGAAATAATCGTATGCCGTTTTACCTTGATCGGGTTGATCGCATCGGCGTACTTGGCGAACTCAGCGTTATACGGGCGGTATGTTTCCACTTCTTCTATAACCCTTCCGCCTCTCATTCTGACCGTCCTCTTCTTATCTTCGATCTTGTCAACATGGAAAATCTTCGTAAAGAATTTGTTGACTAGACGCGACATCTTCATTCCTTCCTTCGCTCTAAGCTTAGGAAAAATGGCGTTCACGTAGTTAGCGAGATCTTCCGATACTACGTCCGACTTATAATCTCTAAATCGGTTGACAACCTTGTCATACCCCTGATAGAGAGATATAGATTCCTTTGTATACCTATCGTTCGCCGCGAGATAAGCATAAGCCCTATTCCTCTCGGAGACGAGATCTTGCAGGCTTTTGCCGTTTATATACACAGATGTTTCCTTACAAAACGGATTTTCAAATTCCGTTGTTCCGGCAGAATGCCTTGTTGCACGCTCCATTGAATCCACGATTGCGCACAAAGATCGATACCTGTTATCCCATTCCGAATATTTGTGTCCGTCATATTCATCTTCGACCAGAATGTTTTCTAGATAATTATATTTTTCCTGCCACATGTCGAAAAAATAGCGAATTATGTTCTGGTCCTTCTGGAGAGAATAATCCGTATCGAACCTGATCTGAAACTTCTCCGGATCCCAGTTCGGATGATTCTGTAAAAGCTGAATGAACGGCTTTTTATTGGCCGCCCACTCATCAATCGCCTTTTCGATTCCCTTTTTCTCGGCCATATGACCATACTCTCTAAGTAGATCATAGGCCTCTTGAATCAAACACTCTTTAATTTTTGGATCAAGTTCCCAATTCACGCCGACATCCTCCTTTCATGCAAACAGTCAAGGCATATATGCCTTTCATTGTCGAAAACTTTCGGAAATATCTGTCCGCATTCCGAACAAGTGATACAGTCTTCGAGCCTGTACCACTTTCCTTCGTACTCAACAGCATTACCTTTCCGGATATATTTATCTCCCCCTTCAGGGATTACAAAATACGTGCGAAGTGTATTATTGGAATGCCAATTCCCATCTTCGTCATAACCGCCCGGATATATTGACACCAGGTAATAATACCCTGTATAGTCATCACACTTAACTTCTCCCCTTTTCATAAGTTCAGTAAGTGCATCTTCACATACGTCCCCCATTCCCCTAACGTAAGTGAATTCAGTCATATGGTACGGAATATATCTTCTAAAATAGTTACAGAAACCGATGCAGTCACAGCAGTAGTATTCCCCTTCGTACTCAATGGCGTCGTCACGCGAGATGCGGTCGCCGCAATGTGAGCAAAATACGAAATCTTCATCCGGACGACCTCTCTTTGTAAGAGTGTTCTCTTCGAGGATCTGCTCCCCGGCGAAATAAATATCCAGCCCAGCGTGACCGATTGTCATAATGTCGTATTCTCCGTTCGGATCTTCCCAGTCACCACGGAAAACACCGTCATCTACACTGATCCTGCAGGTCCCGCAAGTGTCGTAACTCGTGTAATCTCTGTAATGAACACCTTTAGAAGTCACGTACTCACCGACGCTATTTGTCTTCTTATATTTCCAAAGATTCGGCATACCAAGAGCTTCTGCGAATGTGGCCTCCTCGATTTCTCTCCAGACTTTGTACTGATCGTTACAACCATAGTCACAGTTCTGAGGATAGAGTCTGCCCTGGATCATGATGCCGTCTTTGTAGTGAATCATCTGCCGATTCACTTTCTCTTCCAGTTCGAAATCGCGCCCTGTATAGGTGTTCTTCACCGTATAGGTGACCGCCGAAACAGAATCGAGCATATACGATAGCGTCCCACCGCAATAGCATGCGTTGTATCCATCTCCCTCATGATCCAGATCAATTCCGTGGCAGCTCGTCCAGGAGTTTCCGATTGACATCGTTAAGTAATCGATCGGATTTACAGAAATGATCGTATGCATCTGGTACTCGATCGGGTTGATCGCGTCCGCATACTTGCAGAACATTGAGTTAAAAGGACGGTATTTCTCTTTGTATGATTCAAGTTTCCCGTCGACGCTACGGTATCTCGTTCTCTCGTCCCAGATCTCACCGAGTTTATAAACTCCTGTGCAGATCTTGTGCATCAAACGAGACGTCTTCATTCCTTCCTTCGCCCTGATTACATCCGGGTAAAGCTCATTCATAAGACTGGCTCCTTCTTCATCAACCTTGGCCGTCTTATTGTCCCTAAACCACTGGATCATCCGATTGAACTCTATAAGCTTCCTTGTGGATTCTTCTTCGTAAGGATGGTCTGAGAGGCTCATACACTTATCCCAGTCAGATCTAGATCGTGTTTTATAATACCTATTGAGCCAGAAGTCCTTATCATGTCCATCGATGGTTCTCTTTGTCAGGCAATTCTCCCTGAAAAAGTCGTAAAGCCAGGAAAGATAATGATTAACTGCGTCTTCATCGGTTACCCGATTAAAGGTCTTGTTGAATACCACCTGGAATTTGTCCGCCACCCAATTCGGGTGATTCTGGAGCACCTCGATCAGCGGTGCTTTATCCTCCGCCCACTTATCGACAATGGCGGCACAAGCTTCGTAGGTTGGCTCCCAGTCGTATTTGTTCAAAACACTTACCATCTCGTACGTCAGTTTCTGCTTTGCCTCATCGGTCAGTTCAAATTTTCTTGTTTCCTTTGTCTGCACATTCAGCTTCATAATTCCACATCCTTTCTTGTATGAGTGCCTAATACTTGTTCTTATTTCTTGGCATAAGAAAACCGCCCAACTTTTCAGTTGAGCGGCTCTATCCCGCCTTTATAAAGTCACTACTTCGACCTCTTCTATTTCCGAATAACAGAGATCGGGATGTGCCCTCATGAACCTCCCAATCGCTGCATCCTTTGTGATTCCGTAGACATACTCTTCATGCTCTATTCCGGTCGTCCAATCAATATAGACGATCATAAACATTCGCAGATCCGAATCTGGGTCGATGTAATCTGCGTACGTTCTCTTGTCTTTCCCTCCGTCATAAGGATCATCCCGGTAATACCAGTCTGATAAAGCGCCTAAGTCCCCATGCCAATACTGCTTTTCCACATATTCAAACGGCTTCTCGCACGGGGCATCAATCAATTTTTTGACGGCCTCTATGGTGGTTTCCATTTCACCGAGGTTGATCGTTTCCTTTAAAGTATGCTCGTTATAATAGCCGGAAGAAATATTCACCCCCGATCTATTCATCGCATCCATAAGGAACGAGATATCGGAGCAAGAACCCCAGGCTTTCTTATATCCTGTTGCGTTGGCACAGAAATCGTGGAATTCTTTGTTGTCATTGTCGTAATAGACAAGATCGGTGCTGCCGCGCCTGTCAATCTCAACCATATAGTTGATCTCTTCCGCTACTTCGGGGCACAGCGTAGTTTTGATAAACTTCTGCGTCCCAATGCAGCCGACCTCTTCATCTTCCGCAAATAACACATGGCATTTGCGTTCCTTGATGATCTGCAGGATCGAGTAAACTCCGCAGCGATCATCACCTCCGATTCCCTGAGGACTGCTCACAATTCCGTTCTCGGTATGGATAACGGACGGGATACTCTTATGTACAGTGTCCATGTGGGCCACCAGAAGAACAGGCAGTGTCCCTCTTGCGTACACAAATCCGTCTCCCTCGACTACGTAATCATAGCCGGTGTTGACGAGTTCCTTCTGGACGTACGCCTTCAATTCCGGCTGCGTTTTCCTAAGGATTTTCTGGAATTTCTTGTTTCCGGGAATCCCGGTATTGGTAACGGCCGGCCGAATCTCTACTATTTTAGTGTCTTTCTTTTCCGTTTCTCCGGTTTCACCACGGAAGTAGTCCATAATATTGCTATAGCAAGTGGGGCAATACATACCTCCGCAGAGATCCTGCATTTCGGAGATATCAAACGGATCTCCGCAGTTGTCACAATAATACTGTTTCATAATTCACTTCCTTTCTTAAGCGGCTCTCACTATGGAGCGTTTACCTTCATAACCGTTATATTCATCGTTATAAACTGCGTGGTCTAAGTAGATGATGCATCCATGGTAGTCATAGACGCAATAACGTCCATATCTCTCGAACACTGCGGTGAGTGCTCCGCCTATAGACACGGGACTCCCCGTACATATATCTATTCCTACCGCACCGATCTTCATTTTTTCGTAACCACCATTTGGATCCGCGGCGTCTCCTCTGACTACGCCGTCTGCCACATTTATCCTGCATACGCCAGTCGTGTCGTAATTGTCATAATCTTTGTAATGCACAGAGTGCAGCGTGGTCGTTCTGTATTTTTTGTTCGATTCTGTCCCTTTGTTGTATTTCCAGATATTAGGAGCACCAAGCCCTTCGGCTATCACCCTCTCTTCGATGCTGCGGAACTGCTTGTACAGCGTGTTTCCGGAGCTGCCGTCGTTTGACTGAGGATACAGACGTCCCTGGATAAATACCCCGTCGTGGTAATGAATAAGATTCCGGTCGATCTTATCCTGGAGCTCGAATTTGTCACCGGCGTAGTCTTTGTCTACCGTGTAACAAATCGCTGTTGTTTCATCGAGCATGTATGAAAGCGTTCCGCCACAATACATTCCGTTGTAGTGCTCTCCGCGCTTTCGCAGATTATGTTTGTCAATCGTGTGGCACGATGCCCAGGAATTTCCAAATGACATCGTGAGAAAGTCAATCGGATTGACGGACACGATGAAGTGGCGCTTTGCCTTGATAGGCTTTATGCACTCACAGTACTCGACCATTCTTTTGTTGAATGTCTTCACTTCTTCATTGTGATACCCGGCAATCTGCCCGGACTCATTCCTTATGATTGTCCCGTTCTCGTCTCTGTCCGGCATAGAGACAATCTCTGTCATTTCTTTTGCTTCCGGGTAATGATCGAAAAACTTCCGCACAATACGAGTTGTCGGCTGACCTTCTCTCGCTCTGATATCAGGAAATAAGTCGTTGACGTATCTGGCGGTAGAGTCTGAAATTTTCTCTTCCATTTCGTACATGAAGTGATTACAGAAGTCTTCAAAGTTTTCCCATCGGCTCATTGATTCCGCCGTATATCCACCAGGCATACCGTCCAAAATTTCAACGCTTTTCCTTAATTCAGCTACGATCTCGTCGTAGGTAAGACCGCCGAACCTTGTTTCCGCATAATTGTTTTCGTTTACTATTGAAGTAAACGTGTTCGATCCAGACAAATTAACGTGATCGCAGAACCAGTTGTATATCGAATAGAGGTTGTCCTTCCGGGCTCTCCACTCTCCATAGGTGTGCCCATCTTTCTCAGCCTCTACTAATATTCTCTTTTTATTCCCCCATGCTCTTCTCATATTGTTGAAGAAAGTACGGACGAAACCCTTGTCTTTCTGAAGATCGAGTTCCTCAAAAAGGTGTACGTGAAGATTCTCCGGATCCCAGCCCTCTACATTTTGGAGAAGAGGAATCAATTCCTGCGTTTTTCTCTCGATCGCCGTCTTGATCAGATTCCGGACGGCCTCCCTTTTGTAGAGATGCCTGTATTCGTCGAACAGATCACAGGCTTCACCAACGAGACGATCAATAGTTGCATCCGGCACTTCGAACGGCCTTAATTCTTTTGTCTGTACGTTAAGCATTTGCTTCCACCTCCTTGATTACCTTTGTTCTCTTTACTCCGTTAGGAGTATGTTTCCCGAGTTGACTCTGTGCTCCTAGAAGTGAGTTGTAATAATCTGAGAAGAGCACGGAGCCGACTTCATTTGACACGATCACTTTCCAGCCGAAATTCTTTTTCCCTGTGTGAAAGATCGTTCCGCGAATCTCGGGATTTTTCTTATCCCTGTAGCAATAGACCGTGAAATCAGGCATGTAGTAGCCTCCTTTCTCATGCACATCTCTTGACTACTTCCCTTGTGGTTCCGTCGGAGTAGTAGTACGTTGTTACCAAGCACTCCTCTCCGTACATGTAGACAAACTCCGTTTCGATTTTCGTGATGAATAACATACTTTCCTCCTTTTTTGAGAACCCAATAATGCCTACAGTCGAACCTTCCTTAGCGGACTAAGGGAGGCTCTCAACAGGTACTATTTCTCTTTACTTCAGAGTCAGTACGTGATATAAACCACGATCATGAAAATCAGGACGACACAGAACAGTGCGAACATCTCAGGCGACCTCCCTTTCTCTCAGCGCGGCTTCAAGTGAAACGATCTTTGCCTTCAGGCGGCGGATCTCGGCTTCCGTTTCGACCCGGGAAACGACATCCTTCCAGAAAAGACGATAGACGTCTGCAAACCGATTCTTTCTGTTACGGCGAAGGAGTTCATCCACCTGTTCCTTGGTGACGCAGTTCACAACCTGACCCCTCTTGGTGCTGTAAAGCTTTTCTCTGCCGAACTGCTTTGACCAGTAGGCTCCCTCCTGTGATATGTTGTTGTACCCGAGATCAGTGATGACATCTCTGAGGACAAACAGAGGAGTTCCCTTGTCGTCCACCACATACCGGACGGAGAAAAGTCCGTTGCTGATTACCGAGTTGCCGAGTGTTGTAAAAGTTACCTGTGCCATTTTTGTTTTCCCCCTTGTAATAAAAAAGCTCCTGAATTATTTCAGGAGCGAGTTAACTTGTATTTAATTGTTTCCTTTATACATCCCATGGATCGCCGGACAACTCGTAATAGCGTTCATCTGACAACGCATATTCTTCTTCTTCTCCGTTGTCTACCCACCAAGGAATATCTGAATTGCTTCGACTATCTCCATTCATCCACCATGGGGCGGACTGACTTACCCAGTATTCGAGTTTTCCATTATAATCGATTGCTCCATTGTGTTCGTTGTATCTTGCTCGGTCAAGGCGTATACACATATATACTTCAGACGAGACTTTTCTTCTAAACACTCTACGAGCGTTTCCCTCTCCGAATACAGTGATTTCCCTTGATTCTGAATCTTCCTCATCGATCGGTCTATAGGTTGACACGATGAACGGTTCGGCTGCTGTTCCTGAAAATAATGCCATAGTGTTTGCCTCACTTCCAGTTCTGCGACTTCTTGTAGCCGGAGCCGCGCATGGGCACCTCAGGATCCCGGCGAGTACCCTTGGAGTAGTTCTTTCTCTTCGGAACTCCGCCGATCTCGGAGAGGCGTTTTCCTTTTGAGACGAGATCTTCGATGTCACGGCCGAAGAACTTGAAATCCAGGGCGGCGTGATCTGCCTTACGAGACGCTTCCGGATCCGGCTTCGTCTTATCGTAAATCCGGCGGAGAGTTTCGGCATTCTTTGCCTTGTGCCGGATGTCTGACTTACGGCGGGCGGACCTCTTCAACCTGTCTTCCGGGATCGGGATAGTGGCGGCTGAAGGAATCTCTTCCTTATTAAAATCCGCGAAGTAATCATCAGCAATTAAATCCGCGAAGTAATCATCAGCAATTAAATCCGCGAAGTAATCATCGGCCTCCTCGGCTGCCTTGCGGTATGCTGAGACATCGTTTGCGACATCCTGTTCATGTCGTGTCGCCCAGAGTGCCTGGAGCATGATGTTATTGAAGAGATCGTTTGCCTTGGTTCTGTAGGTGTCGTCTACCCACATCTCAGCGATTTCTTTTGCGTAGTCTCCCATTTGTTTTCTCTCCTTTTGCTTACATTACGAGTTCATTGTCGTCGATCAGAAACCAGTCTGCGGTTTCTGTTCCGTCTTCGAGGGTGATCACGTTTCCCTCGATTTCCGTTACTACAGGATGCTGCTGAGGCGGAATCAGAATAATCATAGCGGCCAGTAAGATACCCACGGTTTCACCTCCTTTACCAGTGCGCGTTTGTCTTGTCTACGCAGATCCAAGCGACAAGCGCCGAGATTGCTGCGATGATGACGCAGATGATTACGTTACCCGTTTCCATTGAGGCAACGGAAAGAAACAGAACTATTGCGGACAGAATGAATCCGATTTCTCTTGCCTTTTTCATGCGATCCCGAGCCTCTCTTTCCAAGCGGCGTTTTCCCTTGCCTTGCGGCTTACTGGAGTGTATGAGTTATAGGAAGGCGTGGTCGCTTCCCTGTTTCTGATAGTTACTTCTGCGTAACCGCGATCCTCAAGAATCTTCTTTACCTCCTCTGCCATTTCCTTTGCGGAATAAATTCCCTTGAAAAACCAGGAATCTATGTCAAAGTTGCGACTGACCAATTTTCCGTTTGCGTTCCTATAAGACACCGAGTAACCTCCCATTTTCTTTTCCCTTTCCTTTCTAAATAAAAATAACCGTCAGAAAATTTCCGGCGGTTTATTGATCTCTATATAACCTTATTTCCCTTGCGGCGCGGACCTATGCAGTCCGAGTTTCTTAATATAAAAAACTCCGCTCATATATAAATAAGAGGAACCCTCCTGAATAGGAGGATTCCTCTCTATATATCCTCTTTGCGTTGTTCGGTTACTCGGCTTCGTCGATCACATAATCGAACCGGTCAGCCACGTCATCTACGTATCCATTGCCGGGCTGGTAGATACAGATGGTTAGTACTACATCTCCGGGCTTGACTCCATTGACGCTGTGGTAGCTGATATAGTCGTAATCAGGATCCGCAGTATTCAGAATGCGCCCGTCTCCTTTGCGGTTCTCACAGACACCTATGATCTTCTCGATCACGATGTCATCACCTCGGTTCTCCAGAATGTCGGCGGTCAGTTCGTTACAGTAGTACTCCCTTACTCTGCCGATTCCCTTGCGTTCTACCATTGCGCGGTAGTTTACGTTCCCAGCAGAAACGGTCGCGGTTGCCAGTACAGTTACCAGTGCTGTAATGATTGCTTTCTTTATCATGTGTTTTTCCTCCTCAGATAAGCTCTACCTGTGTTTTAATAGCGGCCTCAGCGGGAGATTGCACACTTCCCCGGAGACGATCTTCTAAACGGAAACTGCAGACCAGTGACGGAATAAGAAAAAGATATCAACTGCTATCCATCGAAACCTCCTCTACCGGATCGGCTCAGTCCTCGTACTCATTCTGCCAGCAATAGTTTCCTGCGGCGGCTTTCTGCCAAATAGCATAGCCGGTGGCGTGGTGGCCGTCCTTATCAAACGGCATTTCGGCGAGCATCAGAATGTCGCCGTCCTTAAACTGTGTCGGATCGGCGTATTCGTTATCCGCCGTAAAAATCGCGGTCTTGTCAGACCAACGATCGGCGTCGATCTGGTCATCGTGTTCCTCGAAGTAGATTTTCGGAACTTCTTCTACTTCGGAAACCCAGGCCACGATGCCGGCCATGGAAACGCCAAGGCGGGCAGTCAGATAGCGGAGAGCGACGTATTCACCCTCCTTAAGCAGATTCATCAGGGTTACTTTTTCTGAATACAGCATGGTTAAAGCGTGTTGGTAACGCGGTTGCACACTCCGCGAAATTTTTTCTGAACAATAGATACAGCAAAACCCTCGAACTAAGACCGTACCCGCCTTAGGTCAAGGGTTCTTCTCTATCTATTCTTCACCTCTATATATAAGAAACCGCCAGTGATCAAAATAATAACGATCAGGTGTGATAGCCATAGATTTTGCCCTGGGTGTTCGAGATAGTACGATCTCGACATCTTATCCATGGCGCAAAACCTACTTGTAGCAATCTGGCGGAATCGACGAGTTACGGCGCTTTGGGAGCGCTACGCCACTGTGATGATTAGACACGCCACAGATAACGTGTACGGTTCATCTATCCCCGAACCGTTAGGGATCAGCCCAATCAAGCCTCCGCCGGAACCCAATCGTAACTGATCGGGTCGAGAACTCCGGCCTTGCGGAGCAGGTTGGACAGGTTAGTAGAGCATGACGGAGCAGGATTCTCCGCACGCCAGTCGGCGAGTGACGGGACGGCGTAGCCCCAGGACTTGTCATAGTCCCGGATGACGTGCCCGGAGGGGTCGGTCAGGGTAATGGTGGCCGACTCATAACAAGTGCCGACCTTTTTAACAGTGACGTCGAAGAGGGAGTTAGCCTCCTCCAGTGTGGCCGCCTGAAAAGTCGAATAGTCGTCGTGCTCCATGTCAAATACAAGATCTATCGTGAACATATTGGACCTCCTATATCAATAAAAAAGCGCCACGAGACCGTCTCGAAGCGCGGAAATAGTAACCTATACCGTTTAGGCATAGAAAAACCCTTGAACGGAGTCGAACCGGTCAAGGGCTGAAAAAATATATGGACACTGGCTTTACTGTCCAGTATTGCCAGGCGTTAACACCGTTCATACCGGGCAGGAAGCTTTTGACTGCTTCTTCCGGCGAACCGGAAAAGAATCTTTCTGAAACGCCGTAGAGAGACTCTCTGAACTCAATCCACCTGTGATTCAGGTAATCCCAGGTGTAAGTTATGAAAAACTTGTGTACGACTTTATAGGACCTACTATCAAAGCAGGTCACTTTGTATTTTTTTGCGCATAATTCCTCCTATTTTAGTGGATAGCCGTCATGATGAGCACCGACACAGTTCCGGCGATTGCGGAAACACTGCAGATGACGTCGGCGATCTTCTGCAGCTTTGCGTAACGCATAGCCCGTCGGCCACAAATTTTGTCCGACTCGCGTCCGCAATAATCCGCGAACGCATCCCAGAATTCTCCGGCGGTCATGCCGGATTCTGCGAAGTTGTTCTTAATATTGTTACATTTGATATTTAATTCTGTTGCGCTCATTTTTCTCTCCTTTTTTAACTAAAAAAGCGCCCGCCGACCGTCGGCGAACGCTTGTTATTTACTTATGCGAAATCGTCCCGCAACGCCAACATGGCGTCTCTGAAGATAACTTCAGCCCAATCTTCTTTATTAAACTGAGCGAGGTATTCCGACCGAACTTTGTGTTTAGTCGTTTTGGTTTTTCCTGCGTAAATGGGAGTCCCCGGAGTGTAATCCTTGCGCTTAGTTTTTGCGCAAGAACGTGTAATTTTTCCACGCCCTTCATTCTCGAGAGTCCACCAATACATTGGCGTATTGGTAGATCTATTCTCGTTAAAGTCTTTGGAGCCGTCATAAGAACTCGAAAGTTTAGCGATTTGATACCTAGTATCCTTGTACCGGACTATATCGTCAGCCCGCTGCGGTTGACGCATAGTCGGTATTGCTCCGAACTCGCTCACGTCGTCGTCATAATCGTGACGGACGGATGCAGTACGCCTCTCAGTTGACGCCATTTTGGAAATAAATCCGTCGTACACTCCCTGATATATCCCGCGCAAACGGTGGAATTGTTTGTCGTCATCAATGTACGCAACGCGCCCGTTGTCGTATAAAACGCCTCTATACCAGAATCCTCTGCCTGAATCAGACAAGAGAATCTGAATGGACAAGAACGCCCGTCCGCGCTTGTCCGTCTTTATTTCGTCGACGGCAAGATATGCCGTCATGACTGCCTGTTCATTCACAAAAAAAGTGAACGGTGGGACAATACGCCCGCCGACCGTGACGGGCTTATCCTTATATTGAATTCTGTACTTACTCATACTTATTTCCTCCTATCTATGAACAAGTTCAGCGAACTTGTCTATACATAGGAAGAAACAAGTTCGAAACTTGTTCAGTTTAAAAACACTAAAAAAAAGAGTGCCCGCTTTTCAGCAGGCACTCGATTTGAACGAGTGGATAATTTGTTCAGTTTCCGGAAATCTCCAAACGTGGCACAATGGTGTATTTCATTTGTGTCACGCTAACAGTCCAACGACACAATTCTCTCATGAACGCCGTTTTGGATTTCCAAATCGTCTCCCTATTACCGGATACCATTGATTTGTTGCCCAAACGATTGTTCGCCTTGTCTTTTCCCATACGGGAGATAAACTCATCCACCCGTTTTCCGGTAATAGTAATGGCTGAACTATCGAGATCCAAATCAGACTCGCTGTAAATGGATACGATCCACCCCATAAGCAGAGTGCGCATTCTGTTTTTGTCAATTTCCTCATTCCGGGAAAGATATCCAATGATTTCAGCACAAGCAGGATTCATAGCCGTTCCCGCTTTTCCGTCTGCTGATTTCCAGTTCACAAGGCCGTCGGCGAACAGATAAACAGTTTCGAGCTTCCTGATCGATGTGTAGTCACGTGCAACTGACTCATAAAAGTCGCCATTCTGCACAAGTTCTTTGTGTGCATCGTCAATTACAGAACGCCATGTTTCGGCGTTGTTCCCGTTTTCGATGAACCCACGGGGTGCATTAAGAACGATTGCCTTGTCGTTCTTATTGTAAACAGTTGCCTGACAGATCGACTTTGTCCAAATCTTGTTCAACATAATAGACCTTCACTTTCATTCAATTGCTTTCATTTATAGATTCAGTGTTTGAGACGTTCAAACACTCACGACTATAAACGAAAACAGGAAAAACGATATTTTGAGTGAAACACTCAAACCCCAAATATGAAACTGATTCGCACCCCTGTGCTAGAAAAGCAAGCCCCTGCCTGTATCCTTTTCATGGTTTAATTGTAACATAGGGAACATATGTTTGTTTGTAACTTACAGTTTGCATGAGCACACTATATTAGAACTCACACAAACTATAATTTATGGGGGTAGGATAAAACTTTGGACCCCATTGAAACACCACAATTCCCGGTTAGCAGGTAACCTCCCACACTACCCCAAAAATTTTCCTCTTTCTTCCCCTTATATCGAATAACCACTTCCCCATATCGCGAATAATAACGAATCTCTCTGATAGAAAAACCACAAACATATTTAATTTGCGCAACTTCGAACAAAACATCGAAAAAAACATCGGATCATTCCTCAAACTAATTAATTACCAACTAGTAAAATAGCGGATTTTCAAAATAGTCTTAAAAGATATAAAAGACAAACCATTCTGCATAATTTTATCTCCTTGTAATCCTGCACGAATACAGATATTTGACCTTAATATTTATGTAAAAACTATCATTAAACAAATCGGTCAAATTCTGTTATGCCTGGATATGGTGAATTAACTAGTCATTATCTTTACGCCTATATTTCATCTATAGCAGACTTCTATCTCGACCTTTTCTTATCAATAGGTAGATCTTTTTATATCTCGGCGCTGCAAGTGACGAGATAAAGGGTTTGAAACTAAAAGAGACTCAGAAGATAGGTTTAAGAGCGAAAAAATACCGGCTTTGTATATGTTTAGAGTAATAATATTATTAGAGTAATAAGATAGACCATATAGTGTACGTGAATGTAGAAAAATGATGATTAGATTTTTTTAAAACTATACACCTGAAAGGTACAAATTGAAGTGAGAGAGGAATTAAAAATATGAGTGAGATTTTCATTAAAAATCGCTATTTAACAGAGCTTACAGACTACGGTTTTATGGTCTTAACCGGATTGTTATTGCATTCAAATGCCAAAAATATCCCTGACGGGAAGCCCGGTCTTGTTACTCAAAAAATAGTTGCCTACGAACTTTCTGCCACGGAAAGCAAATCTTTAGCCAGAGCAATTTCCGCTGGGTTTGATGAATTACTTGAAAAAGGAATTATTTCCAACATTGACAGATTCCACTACCTTGTTGATTATAGCCTGTTATGTTGTGATGATAGTTTTTTCACTACTGTACATGACTATGAAATATCAAGAGTAATGAATTACGAGTCTCATAACAAGAAATCGGGGCTTCTAAAATATATGTGTACCCTGTTTTCGACATTTGACATGAAGCGGAAAATCGGGTATATGCCGCAGACGTACATAACCGAAGGGTTAAACAAATCTCTGGCAACAATAGATAAATACAATGATATTTTAATCGAATTAGGGATAATAGGGATTCTCAAGCCAAATCCATACATACTCAAAAACGGAAAAATGGTTAAACCTACAAATATATATTACCGTCCCGAAAATGTTAAAACAGCAATAGAATACTCGAAATCGCGGAGATTATCTGTTTCTCCGTCCGTCACTTAAAAAATCGAAGCTTACTTTATCCCGATTTTCAGAAGTATCTATTAGGAAGCCGTAAAGTAGAAAACAGAAAGGAGAAATCTAATGGCAACCAATTGCCGCAAAATCAATGCAAGTATAAAAGCTCTTAAGGACGCAATCCCCTCATATGATTCTCCAACTTTCGCAGAAGAACAATTGAAAAAATTCAACAATTATTCGTCTACCGCGAAACTCAGATTCGGCCATATATCAAAACAGTTATCTTACGAAGATCGCGCCATCTCGGATCTGGAGCACTATATAGAGTTCTCAGATAACTTAGACATGTACCGAAGCTGGTTGTTGATCAAGAATCTGCGCTCAAGACTCCGTAGGCGGCGAGACATAAAAAACGAACACTCAGTTCTTCAATCTATAGTTGACGGCGCATTGACGGACAAGAATATTAGCAAAGTAACTAAAGCCGGACACAGCATTGAGAAGCTTAGTTACGAGCCGCGAGAATTGCCTGGGCTATTCAACCGCTAATCATCGTTTTTTCGAGGTTTGGTTTCATCTCAGTTTTAGAAGTCTCCTATTAGAGAGGAGGCTTCTTTTTATGAGTAAATTGAGAATTCTGGATTTTATGGCCGCGTTTCCTGATGACTGGAAAGATCGGCTGAGAAACGATTATCAAATAAAAGTGATCGAAAAGAAACCGTACATCATGCTGCATTATAATATTAACGCGGATTTTAAAAATGAACTTGTCCGCGAATGCCGTAGTCTGATCATCAGAGAGGATGTCTTATCCGGCAGAACCGTTGACTATACAGTGGTAGCAATGCCGTTTCGAAAATTCGGCAACTACGGTGAATCTTACGCTGACGAAATCAACTGGGTTAAAGCAGAAGTCCAGGAAAAAATCGACGGTTCAATGATCATTGTTTGGAAAGACGGCAACGGAACGCACGTTTCGACTTCCGGGTGTGTTGATGCGGCCGATGCTCCTCTTCCGCCAAACTCTGCCGGATTCCGCAATTTCAGAGAATTGTTTGATTACGCCGCCAAGAGGCAGAATGTAGATCTCAGCAAACTTGCCTATCCGTATACCTGGATTTTTGAATTAGTATCTCCATATAACAGGATCGTAGTTCCGTATCCAGAACCCGCCTTATATTTGATCGGATGCCGCAATATTTACGATTTTGAAGAACGCCGCCCGTGGAATGCTGAAAGCCTGGGTTTATTTACTCCAAAGACGTATTCTCTCTCTTCTCTGGAAGAATGCGTTGAAGTCGCAAAGGAACTCCCCTACGACAGCGAAGGATTCGTGGTAGTAGATAACCACTGGCACCGAATCAAGGTAAAATCGCCGGCATGGATCGCACTTCACCACATAATCGGCAATGGAACAGTAACGGAAAAACGAATGTTGAAAGTATTGGACGATGCGCCGGAATTTTTAACTTATTTTCCGGAATATGAAGATCAGTTTTCTGAACTCAGGATGGAGATTGATAATACCTGTAAAGAAATAGACAGGATTTATGAAGAGATTTCTAAAGCTACGAACCGCGCTGATTTTGCGGCTTACGCGACCAAGACGCCCTATTCCGCTCCGTTATTCGCCCTTCTTGACGGAAAAGTGAAGAACGCGAATGAATACTGGAATCAACTTACATTAGATAAGAAAGTGAGGTTTTTAGAGAATGCCCGAAATGCTTATGCTAATAGGTCTGGCTGGAGCCGGAAAGACAAGCTTTGCTAATTCACTTAAACCTGGATACGTCATTCATTCGTCCGACACTTTGCGGAAAGAACTTTATGGAGACGAAAGTGATCAGGAACACAATCAGGAATTATTTCAGGAGTTACATAGGCGGATCAAGCGGGATCTTGCGGAAGGTAAAAGCATAGTCTACGACGCAACGAACTTAAAACGCAAAAGAAGAATGGCGTTCTTAGGAGAAATAAAAAAGATCCCGTGTAAAAAATCGGCATATATGATTATGAGTACTTGTGGTGACTGTCTTGAAAGAAATACTTCAAGAGAAAGAAAAGTTCCTGCAAAAGTAATTATTAAGCACTGTAATTCGTGGCAGCCAGCGTCGACTTATGAGGGCTTCGATTCCGTAAATATTATATTTTCTAATAGTCCGTTAACAAAATATACCGAACCCGGATTTTGGGAAGATAATAATTATCCCTTCTGGGATTATGATCAGGAAAATTCGCACCACTCTCTCACTCTCGGCCGCCACCTGAAACTCGCAAGAGATTATATCAGAGAGAACTGGCCCGAGAATAAAAAACTTGAAGCGGCGGCGGCTCTTCACGACATAGGGAAACCATACACGAAGAGTTTTGTTGACAGAAACGGGAATCTCACGACAGACGCACACTATTACAATCACCATAATGTATCAGCATATGAATCATTGTTTTATTTGGCAAATAATAAACTCTTCCGCCACTTTAACGTAGACGACTGTATTTATATCGCAAATCTTATAGAACGGCATATGGCGCCTTACATGGAATGGAAACAGTCAGGCAAAGCGAAGGATAGAGACGTAAAATTGTTCGGAGAAGAATTTATTTCTGATTTAGAAAAATTACATGAAGCAGATTTATTTGCCCATTAATTAACGACTTACTTCCGCCATATTTTCAGAAGTAATTGCTATAAGGCCGAGATTTCGGATCTCGGCAACATGCCAGGGTGATGGAAATGGTATACATAGCGCACTTAAAATGCGCTGCTCCTATGAGATCGAGGGTTCAAATCCCTCCTCTGGCATCAAGTGCCTGTAGCTCAGTTGGCAGAGCACACGACTTTTAATCGTGGGGTCGAGGGTTCGAACCCCTCCAGGCACAGTTTATCTGGGCGTAATATAAGCTTAAGTACGCGTCAAGCATAATAAATTTAAAAAGGAGGCATACGGATGGTTATTATTAAAGGTAGGTGGGATGCAGATAATCATTGTTTTTATATCCCAAAGCCGAATATCGATTTTGATAAACTAAGCATCGTCTCGTTCCGCATGGGAGATGGCAATGAAGTATTTATTACCTACAAACCGTTATATTAAGGATGGAAATAGAGAATTATACAAACAGGAGAAAATTTAGTGGACTTATTACACTGTCCCAATTTGATCTGCCAGGGACTACTCTTCCGTATCTGATAAAAGCTTAGATTTTCAACTAGCTTTGCAGAAAAGAATACTAGGAAAGAGAACGTTTGAGAAGTATTGAGGTAGATAAAGAATGAATAAATATGGAATAAACACTTAGGATCTAGTCCGCCACTTTCAAAAGTAGGGACTGATATACAGGATTCCTAATCAAAGAGAACTGGAAACGCAAAATGACAATTACACCGGTTGGGTTGATGCGGATTTTTCAGAAGAACAATTAGCGGAATTTTTTGAGAACCCAGAGCAGAACGTTTTTAATCTATTGACGAATCAATATGTTGTGATTACAAATCAGACATCTGGTAATAAGGAAATATATAAATGGGACGGAACTCGAAACGTTTTGTGTAAAACACCGACTGTCAAGTCTCAATTTTTTGGACAGGTTAAGCCCTATAACGGAGATATATATCAAAAAATGGCGCTTGATTCTATTATGACGAACCAAGTCACAATGATTAAAGGTAAGCCAGGGAGCGGAAAAAGTTATCTATCGATTGGTTGCTTAATGGCTATGCTTGAAAAGCATAAGATTGAGAAGATAATTATTTTCGCAAATCCTGTATCCGTAGGTGATGCCTGTCAACTTGGTTTTTACCCCGGCTCCAAAGATGAGAAGCTTTTAGACAGCCAAGTAGGAAATTTTCTTAAGTCTAAGCTTGGAGGCGAATTCGGGGTCAAGAAACTAATGTATGACGAAAAATTGATTCTTCTCCCTATGGCTGATGTTAGAGGGGTTGATACGTCTGGCTATGATGGCCCCGTAGCTGTGTATATCACAGAAGCGCAGAATTTCTCAATTAGTCTGTTAAAACTGGCTCTACAGCGAATAGGAGAAGATACTCCGGTGATTATAGACGGTGACTATATGACACAGGTTGATCGTTTACAGTACGCCGGAAGCAATAACGGAATGAGACGGATGTCCGAAGTTTTCAGAGGATATAAATTTTACGGAGAAGTTGAACTTCCGAATATCTTCCGCTCAGAGGTCGCTCGAGTGGCGGACGAGATGTAATAACAACTAACAAACTACAGTTCAATATAAAGGAGTGTAATTATGATGGATTTTAATGATGCTTGTCGCTATCAGAATTTTTTACATGATTTGCTTGACGAAATTCAATTGCACTTAGCGGAAGATGCTTTCGTCACCACCACGGTTAAAACGCACCACAAATCAGATGCGAATAAGGCCGCGTCTGATGAAATTGAGACTGCTAAGAATCCGCTTGCCGATCTTAAGATCACGCCTGATCAGATTGTCGATTTTGGTCTCGCCGTTATTGAAGAAAGAGAAAACCTCGCAAAGGCTATTGCCCGGGCAAAGGCTCAGGCAGACATGCAGATCGATGCCGCGTGTATGGCAAATAAAGACAAGAGAGTGTTTGCTTCGTTTCTCGATCGTATTGCCGGAATGAGGACTCAGGAGTCAGAAGGCTCCGGAACTGCTTACATGATGAATGAGATCGACGGAAAGCAGACGCCTTATGTATATAAGATAACTACGGTAAAGAAAATTAACTTTGACCGGAATAAGATTAAAGGAATCGCGAATAGGTTTAAGCGCGAGATGAAGGAAACCTCAAAAGAGATCGAAAAATACAATCTCAACATTCAGGTAAATTTCGATCCGCGCTGGTCTGAAGAGGACTCACTTGAGGACATTCTTACCGCATAATTAGTGAACAATCTCGGCTGTTCCGCAAAGGACTGAAACGTAGACAATAGCTGACCGCTTCGGGCGTACGAAGTATGGAGACGCCGCCAGCTGTGGCAATAACAGTGTGTATGTTTAGGAACATCAAATATTGGGTAAGGATAACAAGGTAAAATTTTGATGAGAATATACGACATTTGGCCTGTTATACGTAAATCAAAACCTCTATCTTTCAACACTCATAAAAATCGGTACTCAGCAATCTTAATACGTTTCGATATTAGCGCAGCTCGGAGTAGCTGCATATTATTTATAACAATTATTATGGAGATCTGTGCTGTTAGTATTCTAAGAGCATAATTCTCAAATTGGAAAGGTTGTCTAAATTTCAGTCTTTTGAGGAGCAGCCGAGATTAGTATTCATAAAAGGGGGAATAATTGTGGATGGTTTTACAATAAAACCACACGATTTTAGAGATAGTGTTTTCAACTCTGATAAAATAGATGATTTTAAAAATTCTATCAAATCCTATAAACATAAAAAGAAAACTAAGGTTCCTTTGAGAAAAAGATTCTGCAATTCGTGTATCTTTTGCCAAGAGTCCGGATCGGTATACTACTGCTTGAATCCCGGATCTCCGAAATACAAGGAATTAGTCGATGAATACGAAGGCTGTACAAGATTTGTGGCCTATTATTACTAAGAAGGAGGCGGTTTGTTATTAGTGAATACGGTGTCCGAATAAAGAATTATTCTGCCGGAATGCTCTATTAGCATAATATCGGAATTAGGGATTACGTGAGTTATACGGATGCGATGTTAAACAATTCCCTCTTCTACTACTACATGAGAGAACATGGGCTTTAGGTTTACAACGAAGAATCTACAAGAGATGTAATTTGCCTCCGATTTGACTTCGGATCAAAATCCTATAAAGAGTAGAGAAAACGTGTAGAAAAACTTTTTGAGAAAGCAAAATCTGATGAAGAACGCGCCAGTATTCAGCGAATTCTGGACAAAGTTGATGAGAACAAGGAAAAATATGTCGCTTTAACCCGTGAATAGATTCGGACGAAGTTTTACGAAGAAGGCGTTGATGTCGTGTATGAATACCGAGATTCAGAAGGCAACATCGAATATGCTGACAAAATCCACTATGTCATGCTTTTTAGGACTCCGGCAAAGGCGAAAGTCGGCGAAGTGATGTTTATCCGGGAGGAATTATACGAAACGGCGCATAATTGGCTCACGATGGGCATAAAATTGCCCGAAAAAGGCGCGAAAATCGTTGAAATGAGCGCTTATGCCCCTCTCACGACGTCCACAATAGTCGGATTGCTCAGCATTCCGGTAGAGAACATCTTGATCCTAAAAGACCAGGATTCTTTTTTCAAAACGGTCGCCGAAGTCGTAAAAGCCGAGGATTATGTCAAACCGAATGGTGAAACAGCGAAAAAATGTGTCGTTTAGCACGAGGAAACGTAGGTAAAGAACACTTTATGGGATGGAATGGCGCTGATCGACACTGATTCTCTCCCGCTTTGGGTCAACGGGATGTGCTTACTGAGGAATCATATGTTCAAGGCTTGCGCATTCAGGACACGTATCCAGAAATTCTTCCGGGATTGGTGTGAAAAGACGGGAAACGACTACGAAACTTACGAAGTTCAGGATATGTTCGGGTATTCGCATCGGTTAAAAGATATCCAGATGATCACTACGGATAATTCCATCAAGTGGAAAAAGTTCTTGTCTCAGATGGGCGGTACTCTCACCGCTGCTTACGACTATTGGTGCGAGAAAATTCGCGCCGACGGATGTAAATGGGGCATTGTCAAGACTGATCACACGTCAAAACTCGGTAGATACCAACAGATGTCATACCAGATGGTTAATACTCTTCCGTTAAACAAAGATGAAATCGGTGAGGTAGCAAGGACAAGTATTGAATATGTCGAGGAATTAAAGAGAAATCCTGATAAGTTTGAAGAATTCCTACGAGAAAACGCCAACGAGATCAATCATTACGAAATGATGGCGGATCTGTATAGGCATAACCCTGAAATTGCTAATTCTAGATGGTTTAGGCGGGAAAAACGAGGAATTATCAACCAATATGTGTTCAGATTGAGAAACGGAAAAATCTTTGTTGAGGGGGATAATCTGACGGTTTGCGGAAATCCTTATGCTCTACTACTCTATTCTGTTGGCGAAGATTGGCAAAAAGATCCAACATTGAGGCCGAGATCAGGTGTAATCGAGTGTTATACACCAAGATTTTAGGATGGCGAGTATCTTTTAGGGATACGCAACCCTCATAACTCTCCCAACAACTTAGGGTATTTCCTTAATATAAAACATGAACTAATGGAAAAGTATTTCGAATTTAGCTCCAATATTATGGCGGTAAACTGCATAGAAACAGACATTCAGTCTAGGATGAATGGCGAAGATTTTGATTCGGACTTCAATTTTGTGTCCAATCATCCCACTTTGGTGAAAGCTGCGAAGATTTGCTATGAGAAATATCCTACTATAGTAAATAGCCTCAAAGAATCAGGTTTGGTATACAACAATACCATGGCTGATTATGCGCGAATGGACAACATGATGGCTCATTCCCAGTTGGGAATCGGCTGGAGTTCTAACGCCGCTCAACTTTGTATGAGTTATTTTTGGACAGAATTAGCAAAACAAGATCCTAATAAACAGGATATGCAAAGTTATTATTAGTATTTTATTATTCTAAGTGTACTTGCTCAAATAATCATAGATGGATGTAAAAGAGTCTACGAAATAGAAGACGGTCTTGAAGAAATCAAACGAATTCTCCGTGAACCATGCATGGTCAAAGAAATTCAGTATAGAGACAATTCTGGTAAAGTCCACACTCAAAAAAAAGACTTTCCGTTATTTATGAAGTACACCCGCGACGTTCCTCATACAAAAAACGGTGAAGAACTTCCGTATGAAATCGTCAAAGAAGGCAAGAATAAGCTCAAGAATAGAATTAGTAATGAATTCGTCTGTCCGATGAACTGGTTACAGGATCATCTAAATAAGATTCAGGGCATGACAAGATAGCCAGGGATTCCGACAGAATAGTTTTTTATAAAAATGAAGGGGCATACAAATAGGCATATGTCATAGAAGATTCTTCGGATTATTAGAATTTATAGTGACACTCTTCGCCGCCAGCTAATGGGAGGAGTAGACAGCCCCGAAGAGATGGTTGCTGAGATTGTTAGAACTATGGGGAAAGTTACGAAGTAGTTACGAGAAATCAGAATCAAGAATCCGGTTACTATCAATCGTTTGATAGAAACTGCATTGGATTTAGACGGAAGCACAAATAAAGTGAATAAAGTGTACCAGAGAAATAACGTAAAATACTCAAGGCAGATATTAAACTGCCTATATAGGATGGATAAAGATCTGTTTTTGTCAAATTTCGTAAAGGGAAACTCACAGCATCGAACCTGAATATCACATATTTTATGCGGAGTTGTCCGTATATTTTGAATAAAAAAATATCGTTTGTAATATGGGGGAGTGTTTTAATCGGAATGCTCCTTACTATTTTAAAAGGATGATTATAATTTATGATAAAGATCACGAAAGAAGAAGCCAGATGGCTTGAAAAGAACGGCGCACGTTGGCATTCCACTCTCTTTCATACTTATAGTAAGAATAAACATTACTATATGACGGAGAACCCAAGATTGCTAGAGAAGCTTGAACAGTATAGAAACAACATGACACAATCAATTTAATATAATGTTAACTTGGTGGTGCTATGCATCACCTTTATTAATATCAAAAAAAAAGGATTAAAGGAGAAGAATTATGGATAATCAGAATAACAAAGAAGTAATTGGAAAGTTAATTTTTTCGCAGCGTGTTGCCAAGAGATTGATTGGAATGGGAAATGATGTCATTGATATCGAGCCGAATAAGGGGAATAGGAATAAGACGGTCTTTGTTTTTTAGAAGAATGATAAGCTGTCGAGGGATCTTGACGAAGCAACAAAGAAGACTGATGACGAAGTTGATACTCAGAGGAAGGTCGTAAGTTCCACTCTTGTTGCCCGCCAGTTGATCAGACGAGGGTTTAGGCCGACAGACATCAACCCTGATAAGAATAATAGTGATCGCACGGTCTTTTATTTTAATAAGACGGATGCTCTTGATTCCGCCATCTCTGAGATTATGAAGGAAACTAGGCGTGGAGATGAAAAGGTGCTGAAGGTGCCTGTTGATAAGGCTGTATAATGGCGGGGTATATATATGATTAACACTAAAGACATTAAGAAACGAGCTGATTAGATTTCTTTCTATACAACAAGTTCTTCTGCGAGTAATGCAGAGAACTTGTCGTTACCTGATCCGGCGCTGCTAAGCTACTACCAGAATCTTGATAATAGGACTATTTGGATCGATTCGGAGGTTGATGACATCACTCTTGAACTCGAAAAATTCATTATGAATTGGAATCGAGAGGATTTGGGAAAGCCAGTTAAGGAAAGGGTGCCGATCACTATCCTCTTCCACTCTCCAGGCGGAGATTTGGATATTAATAACTCTCTTGTGGACACTATTACACTTAGCAAGACTCCTGTAATCGGAGTTAACTGCGGGATTGCGTATTCGGCAGCATGTTTTATTTTTCTCGCTTGTCATAAGAGATATACATTCCCAAATGGGGAGTTCCTTTTGCATCGCGGAAGTGGAAGTTTTGGCGGATCGTATGACGCCGTCGTTTCTGCAATCTTGAATTATCAGGAACAGATTAACCGCCTCGGCGAGTTTGTTCTGTCTCGGACTAATATATCCGAGGAAGAATTCAATGAGAACTTTACTAATGAATGGTATATCTCGGCCGATGAAGCAGTTGAAAAAGGTCTTTGTTCAAAGAAGATAAAATCTCTCGATGAGATTTTTAATAAAAAATAAGGAGTTAAAGGATATGGCTAAAGCAATCGATTTTAAGACTGTAACTAACACCACACTTAAGGTCGTCGGAGATTACGACGCCGAGCGAGGAGAAATTATTACAGACGACGGAGAGCTTGATATTCTTGAAGCCATGAAGAAGTTCAACGGAGTTCCTATTACCTTCAGCGTAACATTGAAGAGCATTGAGGAACATGATATAGAGGATTAATTCATGCAGTATCAACGACTTAATGGAGAATCTGACGAAGAACTGATCTTTCGAATTTGTAAAGACAAGGAGTTAATCGGCTCCTGGAATGATGTCGCTTAGGTTCTGAATGAGTTAACCGGGAAAAACTACGGAGAAAGCAAGTACCGGAAAGAATACAATAACTTTACGAAGTTTTATAAAGCCAATCGTTCTGCGTTAGGTGACACAGAGAAACAGATGGCCGAACTTGATGAGAAGATCCGCGAGTTTGAGGCGGAAAAAATTAAGTTCCGAGATGAACGTAACGCCTGGAATAAACAAAACTATCTTTCCGCCAGAGTTGATCAGAAGCTTGATTATCTGGCGGATAGGATGTTGGAAAGCAGTCGATTTGAATTCCCGAACGTTGAACCTTTAAACAGGTCAGGAGAAAGAGACATTCTGATTATACTCTCCGACTTTCACATCGGAGCTAAGTTTGACAACAACTTCGGATATTATGATTCAGATGTGGCAAAAGAGCGTCTTTCGAAGCTTTTAGGCCATGTGCTTGAAATCGCCAGAAGACATGAGTGTCAGAATTGCTATGTGTCTCTTCAGGGTGATATCATCAGCGGCAGTATTCACAAGTCAATTCAGGTCAGTAACAGAGAGAATGTAATAGATCAGATTAAAATTGCGTCTGATCTGATTACAAATTTCTGTTATGTGCTTTGTCGAAATTTTGAGTGCGTAAATTTTCACTCGGTTTCCGGTAATCATACCAGAATAGATCGTAAGGAAGATGCAATTCATAATGAGCGCTTAGACGACCTGATCGCGTGGACAGTTTCTTTGCGGCTCAATAACGTGAATAATTTCGCCTACAGGACGAACTATTATGACACTGGGATCTCTCAGATTTACATCAGAGGAAACGAATATATTGGAGTCCATGGAGACTATGATAACTACTCTCCCGCCGGATTGTCGAAGCTTTGCATGGCGATTGGGCATGTGCCGTACGCAGTGTTATACGGACATCTTCATACGTGCTCAGTCTCAGAGAGTAACGGTGTAAAGATGATCCGGGGCGGATCTCTCTGTGGTTCAGGGGATTCGTTCACTATAGAAAAGAGATTGACCGGAAGGCCGTCACAGATGGTATGCGTCTGCGATGAAGACGGCGTAGAGGCTTATTATCCGGTTGAATTGTGATAGCTCCGTACGCCAAGCCTATCATACGGAGCTATGCTGATACAGGGATTACCGTCCCCAGAGTTTGAGGACAGCCGCAATCCTTTTCTCTGCTGGAACCTACTTTTCGGCCATGATCATCTTAGAGACGATCACTTTCGCCGTAGGGACAGAGAGAAGGGCTGCGAGTCCAATGATTAGTAGGGTGCTCATTGGATACCTCCTTTCTCAGGTGCGCTATGACTATGAGACGTCGCGGTTACATAGCATACCCGTGACGTCTTTTATTATAGGGAATGACAGAATATTTTTAAAGAAAAAATCGCGATTTATCTCGCTTAAATAAGAGGATTGAAAAATGGATAAATTATTTTTTAGAAATATGGACAATTTCACCTTCTAGGTTGAGGAATTAAGTCACTCAGTTGAACAGGTTTATGTTATAGGGGACTATCTGTAGACAACTGAGTTTGTAAACTGCATGATCAAAAACACTGATTGTATATTGACGGAATGTGAACTCCATAACGCTGTTTATGACAATTATGATAGAGAGTATTTGGTCACTGTGGCGGACGGCGAAGTTTACGTAGAGAAATTTTATAACAATAACGCATACCTCGACTTGCATGCTGATAATGATACTGTTGTTATGATTAGAAACGACATTCACTTTGAAGCAATTAAAAAGCTGGACCAGGAAATCACATATATTGTTGAGTTTGACAATGAAGATTGTACGTCCTGTGAATATAAGGATGAGTGTGAGGATGTTAACGAGGAGGATACACTTAATATTCCATCTCGCCATAGCCTTTGTTTTCATCGTCAATCCGCAGACGGATCAGAAGTAACCGTTGAGTGTTCCTCTGAAGACACAGAGTTCGTGATAGAACTTTTAGAAAGATTCTTATGTGAGGGATGCGATGACTAAGAAAGATCTGGCTACTTAGATTGTTAATCAGCTTGGGGGATCAAAGAAACAGGCTCGCCTCTATATCGACGCAATCATTGAAGGGATCAAGGTAGGAATGCGTCGAGACGGAGAAGTTAAAATGGCCGGGCTTGGCACATTTTGGGCTCATACTCAAAATCCAAGAACAATTATTCATCCTGTAACCGGTGAAAAAATCTAGGTTGGTAAAAAGATGATCCCAATGATAAAGTTTTCAGACGAAGTGAAGGATTTTATCAATCCTTAATTTCATAATATTGAGAATGTAGATTTGGCGGCGCAGAATGACCGGGAGGATAATCATTCGGCCGCCATTTCTATTTATAAATGTCGATTGATTAGATCTGTGGTCTGGTTAATCGGCATTATCTGAAAAAATATGGGGTTACTACTCTCCCGTTTTCAGAAGTATATATTACAAGGGTGAGATGGGTTATCTGAGAAGCAATTCGATTTTGTTTTCACTCATTATAGACGTCGAATTATTATGTCGTTTATCTAATAAGCGGTATGTTTTTCGGTGTTTACAAAGGTGAGTTGGGCACTCCTCGTCATTTACGAAGAAAGTCTACAAATAAACGAGCGACTACTCGTTTCAAATATCTCTAACAGTACGGTACATTGTATGGCCGTAATAGTCCGAGGTGGGGTGAGCCACCTAGTTACTGAGTCTACAACGACTCGGATCTCGCCCCATCGACAAGCGGTCTAAGTCGCCTGACTCTAAATCAGGAATCCTCGGTTCGAATCCGAGTGGGGTGATGTTGTTTAATTAGCTAATAGGGGCTTCGCCAAAAGGTAAGGCATGGGGCTTTGGTCCCCATATGTATAGGTTCGAATCCTATAGCCCCCGTTAATAAAAGAAATAAGGATTAAAAGGAGGTGCCACTTCAGTGGATAAAGTAAAACCATTAAAATCACGCACCACTACTGCTAAAGTAAAAGCAAAGGCTAATGATGAAGTGGTGTCTAAAAAGATGACGACTGCATAGCTACGAGTATAGTATTAGAAATTAAGAAATAAAGTATAGAAATTTTAGTCATATGGCTACTGTTACATGTGTGATACACATAAGGACAGGAGCCATTTTTATGTTAGCACAGATCCGATGATATAGTCCGGCATCTGCCCCATCTGTAAGGAATGCGCTCGCAAGATTGCTCTTAGGGTGGATCGAAATGGCGACGAACATGAACCGACTAAGGAATCTGTCCAACTTGCACTTAGATATTTAAATAAGCCTTTTCATAACTTGTTATGGGATTCTTCTGTACAGGAATCTGAAAATCTCATTACTGGTAAGATCAAAACAAACGTATGGACTGCTTACATTAAGAATGTTGCTATGGGTCAATATAATACAGAAACGTATTTTGATTCCGATTTTTATAAAGAGAAAATCATCTATGATGATGAATTGCCGGAAAACGAGAAATTGAAGAAACAAGCCGGAACTTAGAATCTTGATGAATATTTAAAAAACAAGAAAGATGTCACCCGGCTTCTTGGATACGACCCGTTTGATATGGAGGCCGTTAGTGACCAGCCGTTTCTGTACTCTCAGTTAATCGGCCTAATAGATGCCGGAGGAGATGAAAACGACGACATGATGCGCAACTCTTCCTGTATTTCTATAGTCAGAGGATTTCTTCAGGTTCAGAAGATTGACAACACTATAGCTCATCTGATGTCTAATCCGAAGAATATAGAGCGGAATTCCGCCACTATTAAAAGCCTTCAGGATTCGAAGCAAAAATTGACTTCACAGATTACGAGTCTGGCTGCGGAATCCTGTATTTCGCTGAAGAATAATAAAAACGCGAAGAAAGGGTAGAATACGTGGTCAGGAAAACTTAAGCGAATTAAGGATCTTGATTTGAGACAGGGTCGTATGAACGGATTTGACATTGAAACCGCGAAGGCAATGCGACAGGTAATGGATTAGAGTAATGCTTCTATTCTTCAACAGCTTCGCTTAGATGATTCTTAGTGGTCGGATATAGTTGCTGGGCAGAGATAGATGATTACTAAGCTTCAGTATGATTTGGATAAGTATATATAGATATCCCGAATATTATTGTCCGAGAATCTTGATTTAAGGGATTTTATAAAGGATCAAGATATTGAAATCTCCGGATATAAGTATATCGATCTTGAAAGTCTGTATTCAGAATTTGCCGCCGAAGAAGGAGGTGATTCTGATGAAACTGGATGATTTTGAACAAATAAAGCAGTCGCTTATAGATTAGGGTAAAGTGTCTGAGCATAAACTAAAAAACCATTATCAGGAAAATAAAATATTTGTCAGGGAAGGTATCTATGCCCTTTCTCAGAGAAAGATATAGTCTTTGGTAAAGATCGCCTATGCTCAGAAGTACTATCAGTGTAACCCCGTTAGGTTTATAAACGACTGGTTTAATGTATAGCTTTTGGATTCTCAAGCTTGGATTGTTCAGCAAGCGTGGATTTGTCCAAATGTTTTATTGGTCGCAAGCCGGGGTTACGGGAAAAGTTCCGTAATTGATATTATTACAATGGCTCATGATATGTTGATGAATAATTATTGGACATATATAGCCAGTGGATCTGGAAGCCAAGCAGAACAAACATTTTCAACTTTGGAAAGATTGGCGAATGACAACATTGACTCGTTTATGGGTTCAACCTTTAACGTTTTTAAAAATGAGGTTGAAATTCATAATAGTGCCGGTGACGGTTTTAGCCATTCATCGAACGGATTTAATTATAATTTGTATAATGGGTCTTATACACAGACGCTCAACAGCAATATTGATAAAAAAAGAGGTCGAATCGACTTATAATTATTTTGTTTATATAATTAAATTTCTATATGAAGAAAGGAAAGTATAAATGAAAATTAAAAGATTTACAGATGAAGATATTAAATTTTTAGAAGAAAACTACATGACAATGACTCATGCGGAGATGGCAGAAAAATTAGGAAGAACAAAAGGAACTATATCTACAAAATTGAGCCAATTAGGTTTTACAAAAAAGTTAGAAACACGTTGGACAGAATATTAGGTAAATTTCTTAAAAGAAAACTATGAAAGCATGTTATATTCTGACATTGCCGAGAAATTAGGAAGAACAGAGAGTAATATTCGAGCTAAGTGTTTTGACTTAAATCTTGTTAAAAAAGACTCCTGGACAGAAGAAGAAATAGAATTCTTAAAATCTGTATATTATGATTTCTCTAATCCTGAAATCGCAGAAATGATGGGGAGAACATAGAATTCTATCCATATAAAAGGAAGTAAACTTGGGTTAAAAAAATCCCCTTATTATTGTGATTATGATTTCTTTCATAATATTGATACAGAAGAAAAAGCTTATTGGCTTGGTTTTATTTACGCAGACGGTTGGATAAATGAAAATGATACTACGCATAGTGGTGTTGTCGGCATAGAATTAGCCATTAAAGATTATAGCCATTTGAAAAAATTTAATAAATCAATTGCCGGTAATTATAGAATTACAACAAGGTGGAGGCCATGTTCATTAAGTAAATATGATACTCTGCACGAATTATGTTGTCTCAGAATATTTTCTCAGAAAATGATGAAAGATCTTGAAAAAATTGGCGTTACCAGAGACAAAACATATACTATGACTTTGCCTCAAATTCCTAAACATTTATATAAAGATTTTGTGCGAGGATTTTTTGATGGTGATGGGTGTATTTATTTTCATTATAAAGTAGCTGAGTGTTGTTTTTATTCTGTATCTAAAGTTTTCTTAGAGGAATTAAGGGCAATATTATATGAGAATGGAATTAATTCCTATATTTGCCTCCATAAACCAGCAAAAGATCAATTTGTGGATTGCTACCGTTTACAGATTGCGGGACATGGATTTACGCAAAAATATCTTCATTGGATTTATGATGATGCTAATATTTACTTAGATCGTAAATATAAGCGTTATTTAAGTAGTTTGAATAATAATGACCACGAGGGCCTCGCCAGTTAGAAATGACTGGTTTATTGAAGCGGGGAAGAAATCGGGAAGGCTGAAATGCCAATCCGAGTGGAAGGCTAAGTATAAAAGCTTGGTCACACGCAGAGCGTAGGAAGTGAAGCTGGAAACAGAATATAATCTTCCCAAGAGTCCCCGCCCCTAAACAGATAACGCTGTAGGTGAAAAGGTACGCCGAACGTTGCAGGAACTAAAACTGCAAGAGCTTCAGGATAAAAAGCCTGAAGGATAACAAATTGGCTCGTGGTAACGTAATTTTCGATTAGTGTGGTTTCTTATCTTAGGAAATGATGAACGTCTACGGCGCTTTCGCTATCGTTAACAAATCGTTTAAATCAGGACGTGACGGAAACGGAAATATGATTGACTCCGTTAGACTTCGCACTCTTCCAAGAGAAATTCCTAACCAATTATTTTACATATCTTCTGCTTCTTCAACAGATACGAAGTTTTATAGCTTTTTCAGGGAATTTTCCAAGAGAATGATCATGGGTGATAAAAGATATTTCGTGGCGGTGATAACGTGTGATATTCCGCTTCATCCGACTATTCACGGTAAATTAATGAATCCGCTCTTCGAATCTTCGATTATTTAGAGTGAGATTAGAACCAATCCTGACAAAGCCCGTCGTGAGTATTACTGTGAATTCACGACAGATGCCGGAACCGATGCGATCATCAAACGCTCAGTTATCATTCGTAATGAAGAGACCAGAAAACCTCTTCTATACAACGACACTGGAGATAAAAAGTTTGTGATCTGTTATGACCCGGCCCGAAGTCGCGACAATTCTGTGATTCTAGTAGCGTAGATATACGATTTTATCAGAATTGATGGCGCCATAGACAAACGAATGCGTTTTGTCAATTGTATCAATCTTGTTGATGTAGGTAAAAGGCTTAAGTCGCCTATGCAAACGCCTGATCAGATTGAATATCTGAAGAAGGTAATTCTCGCTTATAACGGCGGGGCCGATGCTTACGGGAATATCATAGGCGTTTTTGTTGATGCCGGGTCTGGTGGAGGCGGCGTAAATATAGCCGACTTTCTTATGTCAGACTGGACTGATTCTGAAGGAATTGTTCATCGGGGTTTGATTGATAAGGAATACTCTTCTGAATACGTGAAGAAATTCCCGAACGCTGTAGATAAGCTTCGTCTTATTTCCCCGTCTCAATATAAATCTGAAATGTTTGAATCCATGATAGAGTTAATGAATCAGGATAAGGTGTCTTTTACTGCGCCTTATGACAATAAAGATCATTTGACGGTGTTCGACATCGATGAAGAAGAGACCGCTAAGAAGAAGGCCAAACTAGTAGAGAAACTGAAGAAATAGAAACTCAACGAGGCAGATTTTGAAAAGCGGCTCAAGTAGGAGTTGACGTCAGAGCTTGAAACGAAAACTATCAAGCTCGATTGGGAAGATAAGATAGCTCTCGCTAATATGGACGCTCTCAAATAGGAACTTACGAACATGGTAAGGAAACGGAGATAGTCTGGTAAGGATTCATTTGAATTGATCCCAGAAAAGGCTTCACGTATGCATGATGACCGCGCCTATGTGTCCGCAATGGCGTGTTTTGCCCTCATGTTGGAACGTAGGAAACAGATAATACCAGCTCGCAAGATTGAGAGCAACTACAAAGATATGTTACGCATTCGCCGCCCGGTGAAAGTAACAAGATATTCGTAAGAAGGAGGTGATCGCTACGGGTATTTTTAATCTTTTCGGCAATAGCAGTAACAAACTGAAGAGGGAACGCGCTCAGGAAATGGATCGTTCTTTCTTCCAGAGTATATCTGACAGGATCCTTCAGCGAAATCCGGCAAAGGTGCTCACGAAGACGTATACTCAGTATACGCGTGAGACGTTGGATGACTACACACAGTCGCCGCTGAACAACCTTGACAACATCCGCGAAATCTCGCGGTTTCTGACTCGTGTGTCCATGCCATACAAGCTGATGCTTCAGTACTACGCTTCTATGTACGAGTATAGGTACAATCTCACTCCTCTCGTCGACTTGTCGAAGGGAATGAGTGCCAAGTAGTTGAAGAACTACAATACAGTCGCCACTCTCCTACATGGGTTTAATCTCCCCGGGGAACTGAACGACATTATCTTTCAGATGCTCAGGGACGGAATGTTCGTCGGGTTCATGTATAACTCCGAAGAAAATGGCATGTTCCTGATGCCGCTGGACATCAAGTACTGCCGGATTTACGGTAAGACGCCCGAAGGTCAGTGGATTGTCTACTTCGACGCCTCCTATTTTGATCAGGGAAACAACAAAGACTTTGTCATAGACGGTGATGAAGAAGGCACGGGCCTCTGGGATCCGTGCTTTGTTGATGGGTACAACGCCTATAAGAACCAGGGGCGTGATTATCAGTGGTTTCAGCTCACACCGGAATTAACCGCTTGTTTCATTGCGACGACAAGCGACGAGTTCTATTTGCCGCTCCCCTACTTCCTACCTTTATTTAAGTCTCTGCTCCAGCTTTTGGACACAGAGACTTTGATTGCGAATAAGAACGAGCTTCAGAATTACAAGCTGATCCTGAACAAGATCCCGTTCTTGAAGAATACAGAGGACGTGGATGACTTCGCGGTCTCCTTGGATATGCTCAACTACTTCCAGGCTATGGAGGAAGAGGCTGTCCCGGATAACGTCGGAGTCGGTACTACGCCGTGTGATGTTGAGGTGGTGTCTTTTGAGAAGTCTACTTCTACGGCGGATACTGATGAACTCGGCAACGCCATGAATAACCTGTTCGCTAATGCGGGTATTAACAGGCTAATCATAAGTAGCGGAAATTCCTCAAATGCCTCTGGAATAAAGTACAGTATTGCAAATGATCTTGGCAAGATCTCTATCTGGATTCGCCGGATCGAGTCTTGGTTCAACTTCTATATCAAGAAGAATATTGCTGAGAATGTGCATTTCGAGATTCTTGATCTTACTCGCTACAATCACGATGAATATGTAGCGGAGAAGAAGGAGGCAGCGACTTTGGGCGGATCAAAAACCGATTACTTGATTGCTCTCGGCTCAGATCCGTACTCTTTGAAGAATAAACTATTATTCGAGAAGGATATCCTTCAGATTCAGGAATATATGGATCCGTTACAAACATCTTATACCCAGTCGGATAATAAAAATGGCCGCCCTGAGAAGGATGAAGGGGATCTTTCGCCTGAAGGCGTATCAACCCGCGACAGCGGTAAAAATGAGGATAAGGGGAATAAATAATGAATAAAACAGATAAGAACCAGAAGTTTATCAAGACTCAGGACGAGGGTACGAAGAAAACGCTTGAATCGCTCGGGTTTACTCTTCTCTCCTACGACGGCAAAACCGCAACGTTCCTGAATGACATGAAGCTTTATGACGAGTTAGATATTACTAACGCGACATACTCGAATCGTCTTGATTTTTAAGTAAAGGAGGTGATCTGGTTGCAGAGGAAGAAAATACTGACCTGGGATGATCTTTATTATTTTTTCGTTGACCATAATCACTCCGTCAATTTTGATGCAAAATAGAGTGGATACCAAATCGCTGTCCGCTCTTCCGCTATCTTTGAGGAAAATAGTAGCAAGTCTACTGACACAATGTTATTTGGGACTGTCCGTGTATATCATTTATTTCGGAATAGAAATGGGTCGGGCGTGACTGAATAGGCAGCGGAGAATTCTAAGGCTACTATCGAATATAAACCTATTCTTGCTAATTTCTGGATTGATCCAGAAACTGGACTGGAATGGTTTACTTCTCATGATATGACCATCAATTAGGACGGATCTGTCGAATATCAAGAACGTCAGGTTGGTTGCTTCACTAGCGAAGAACCCCGGATTGTTCATGATGACGAGAACGGAAAAGATTATCTCGAAGCGGAATGTGCTATCCCTAGAGAATATACGCATGCTGCTAGTATTATTGAAAGAGAAGGTGGCACTAAAGGTTCGGTAGAACTCTTAGTAAACGCTTGCTCTTATAACGCAAAGGATAAATATCTTGAACTGACTGATGTAGAAGTTTCTGGATATACCCTCTTAGGTAAGAATCCTAACACGGGCGAATTTGTTCAGGAAGGGATGGTAGGTTCAAAGCTTCAATTGAAAGACTTTGCCTATTCAGAGGAAGAACCTGTAGTTTCCTTCTCTGAAGATCAGATGAATACTCTGATTGAATCTCTCGACGGGTTGAAGGCTACAATCGAGAGCTTTAATAAAAATAATGAAGGGAAGGAGGAAGATACAGTGAAGAAGAAAACTCTTAACGAAGAGAATGAGAATCTGAATGAGAACGGCGCTCAGTTTGATGGCGAAGGTGAAGGTGGAACCGGCGGCGAGACTGGTGATGAGACCGGAGAAGAAACCGGCGGCAATGACCAAACTGATCCCGACCAGACAGACCCTGAGCCGAGCGGTGACGACGATGAAGATGATGACGATGGCGACGATGACGACAACTCTTCTACCGATTCAGGCAGCAAGAAACGTTCTCTGAACCGTGTAATCGAGCGCGACGGTCTTAAGTTCTCCGTGAACTTTGAGATCAGCCATGAAGACATCCGCTACGCTCTCTACAACCTTATCTCTGGTTGGGATGAGGAAGACAACGACTGGTACTGCATCGACAAGGTATATGACGGCAAGTTCGTCGCTTCAGGATTCTGGTCAAACCAGATCTGGGGAGCCAAGTACACTGTCGATGGCGACAACGTAAACTTGGATGGCGAGCGCTACGCTCTTCATGCTGAATACGTGACCGACGATGAACTGGCATCCCTGAATGAGATGAGGGCTAACTATTCTTCTCTTCAGGAAAAGGTTGCGAAGTATGAGTTGGCTGAACTTAACGCTAAGCGCGATGAGATCCTGAATGATGGGAAGTACGCGAAGTATCAGGAAGCTGAGGAATTCAAGACCCTGAGGGAGAATAAGGAGAATTATTCTCTGGAAGATCTGAAGACTCAGTGTGAACTGGCCTTTGCGGCTCAGTTTGATGACAAGCCTTCTAAGAAGCAGAGTTTCGCGGCTGATTAGGGTAAAGACACTTCGAAGAAGCAGCCGAAGATGTTTGGCTTCCTTCAGAAGGACGAGTCTTCTAGCTCTTTCCTTGATGGGCTGAGAGATAGAAGTAAGAGGTAATAACGAACGAATGGGGAGCGATTAGGTCGCTCTCTTTTTATGTATTTAAAAATGAAAAGGAGGAATAAGTATATGGCTATTTATACTAACGCAACCGCTGTAGCCGCGAATAGACATGGAATCTTCGAATCTAGTCGACTTCGTAGCACGTTCTCAGGCGGTGGACGTATCTGGGACGCGCTTGTTTGCGAGGAAGTAACTGAAGGTGAAGGGGCTAGCGCTGTAACAAAGCTGGTTCCGATTGATGTGGATAACGGAGTCGCCGTCAAGATCGGTGAACTAACAGGAAATGGACTTTCTGAGGTCTACGCAACTATTGCTAAGGCTGGTGACAAGATCGCCATCACAGGCAGTCCTGCAATCGTAAAGGATGCACTTGTCAAGTCTCAGGAAGAGCGCCACTTCTTCTACAACAAGGCCGGCAAGGACGTAAAGACATACGAGATCGCCGATGATGATTATGATATTTTCTGCATCGCTGATTATTCTTTCACTTCCGTCGCTGGAAACAAGCTCGCGAAGGGCCAGTATGTTGTAGTTGACGGTAACGGCGGCTGGAAGGCTGTCGCTTCCGCTAATCCCGCTACCTACGGCTTTATCGGTAAGATCTATCAGTTCGGTTTTGACAACCTTGAGTATACCACTAAGGTCTACATTCAGGCTGTCCAGAACAAGCAGATCTCTTAATAAATGAAGAAAGGAGGGAAAAGATATGAGAAATCTTCTGGTATTTTCTGACTACATGGTCAGCAAGTTTGATGACGACGTAAAGAACGTTGAAGCTTTCCAGGAACTCATGAATGACGCCGCTAATGGTGTATACGTCAAGTACAGTCATGACTAGGCGAACGACATGTTCCGTACTCAGTTTGATCGCATTCTCGGAATTAACTTCAAGACCGCGACCCCGCAGCAGAGACGTCAGGCCATGAGGCTTCACGGTCCCGAACTCTACTCTCTGATCGAGAACACCATTACTGACAAGATGCAGTCCGGCATTACTAATCCGTTCTTCATGACTTGGGTTGAGCAGAAGAACATTGCCGAGGGTGACATGAATGAATTCTGGGTGAAGGATAACAGTCTACTCATCGTTTCGAAGTGGGCACATGACCACACCGACGTTGTGAGACAGCAGCTGAAGCCCGGCAGAGCGTATCGTATTGATACTGACTTTGCTTACATTGCTGTATACGCGAATGTTCGCGAGATGATGCTTGGACGTATCGACTTCACCGAGCTGATTGCCCGCGCTGAGAAGTCCATCGAGGAATACACCAAGGCGATGATCTATGAAGAGTTCACTAACCTTGATACGTTCCTGCCGTCTGACATGATCATCCAGAGTACGACTACTGACAACGGCACTGATCGCGAAGCTATCGTCGAGCATATTGATCTTGTTCGTTCCGTGACGGGTAAGGATGTCACGCTTGTTGGTTCTAAGGTTGCCATCGCGAAGCTTCAGAACACCGTTCCGTATTCGCTGTGGTCCAATCAGATGAAGGATGACAGGCACAACTATCAGATCCTTGGCAATTACGAGGGCTACAATGTTATGCCGCTTGACCGTATGAACAAGCTCAACACTCGTACCAACATCTTCAACAACAACAAGATCATGATCATGCCGAATGATGGTGAGTTCAAGCCGATCAAGTACATTGTTGAAGGTGTCACTGAGTACACCGAGAGGAATCCGCAGCAGGGCGCTATCCAGGATAACACCCAGGATCACCTGATCGCTTTCTGTCAGGGTGTTGGTATCATCGTAGACGAGCTGTTCGGTGAGATTCTTCTTCAGTAATTGAAGTAAAGGGGATTAAAAGGATATGAAAATTAACGATTTATCTAAAGAGCTTGGCGTCAAGAATAAGGAACTCATCACCTATCTGAAGGATCAGGGTTTCAAAGTTTCCTCTCATATGCAGAATGCCGACGAGGACATGATCACGGTGGCACAGAAACATTTTGAGGAACTGAAGAAACAGGTCTATATCGGATAGGCAAAGATCGATGAGAAGGCCGCGTCTGAACCTGATGTGGCCGCCACCCTCCCGGTTTCAAAGAAGAAGTTCCTTCCTGACGATCAGATACTGTGTAAGTCTGTCTGCCCGTGGAAGCTGAACATCAGCTCTATGGACAAACAGAGATCGTACTACTTCGAGGGATGGGGAACGGAACAGTATGTTGCTTACCGCGATCTTCAGTCATGGAGAAAGCAGGACATCATCACTGGGCCGAAGCTTCTTATTGAAGACCCGGATCTCCTGTCCCAGTGGAGAAGGGACATCGGTAATATCTACAAGCCGTTCATCGGGGTTGATTACCCGGAGGATCTGTTCGAGAAGTCGGACGATGATTTTGAGAAGTTCTTACGCACGGCGGACAGGACTATCCGCGAGATCATCAAATTTACAGCTATCTCCATGATTCACGCCGAGAATTATCCTTCGGTGAGCAAGCTGAAGATTATCGACGATGTTACCGGCACAGTTCTCGTGGATTTCCTCAGCTAACTGAAAGGAGGAAGCTATGGAGTACAACGAAATTTACGGAAGCTTCCTCTCACGCGTAAAGGATCCTTCGCTATTAGCCATGTCTAATAAAGACAGGAAATCTATCCTGGCAGATTATCTGAGGAGAGGGTTGGCGCGACCTGAAGTCCGCAAACTCTTCTCTTCTATCTCTCAGGATGACGATTTCGAGGAAGTCAACTATGTTCTCAGGACGCGGATAAACAACGGCGAATCCGCTTCTGAGGACGCTTTTGTGTAGGACGTGATCGTTCAAGCGATGGCGATTGAGTGGATGTATCCTCAGGTGGATAACTCTGTCTCACTCAGTCCGTATATCGTTGGTGGAAAAGAAGAAAAGGCCCTGAAGAATACGCTTAACATAAACCTTCAACAGCTTAAGCGGCGTGAGGTGTAGCTGAAGCGCTTCATCAGGGATCACACGTTCTACAATGCTGCCGTGGAGGCTTCGTAGTCATGAAGCATAAGTACGGCGGTGAATTTGTGCCTGGACAGATCGCGGAGGAAAAGAAACGGCTTAGGAGTTCTATTTTCTTCTTACTCTTAGCTGTGGATCCTGAAACTGCCGCGAGTTACCCGGGGGTAAATGTTGACAAGACGTTTACGAATCTGCTCCGCCGCTTGTCAGGGATGAATGAACTACTGCTATGTCAGCCAGAAATAATCAGTTGTATGAGTTGGCTCGAATCTGCTAAGAATGAGTTTGCGCGGGAGGATTTTGACTTTCCGACGTATAGGAACTGCATTCTCACTGCTGGGGCAGAGATCGGGAAACTGAAGGAGGAGGTGGTTTGACCATGGCTTATCTCAGTGCGTTGAATAGCTATTATGGTACGGCTGCTTCCGTAGGTAAGCAAATCAAGGCCGATGCCGACCGGATCATGGATGAAACATTTGATCTGGATGTGACAACTCGGCTTTGTTACCTGTACGACTATTTTCATGACGATGTGGTTACTAGTGATCTATGTGAGTATGGGGCGAACTATGCCCCGCCAGAAGGTTCTGCGAAAATTCCTGTCAAGCTGAAGTTCTTGATCAAGAACTATAAGTCGTTGGCCAAGGATGACCCGGATTACTACATTCAGTTTACTATGTCAGACTGGAATAAAGGGGTCTAGGATCCTGAAAATCAGACGATCGTACCGGATTACTTCCGGGAATATAAGCGTTTCGGTGTCCGTTACCCGATTGGCTTATATGTCGACATTCCTGATGACAGAGGTGTTTATCAGAAATGGCTGGTTGTTTACGAGGATGTGGCTAACCAGTTTCCGAAGTTCGGCGTTGTCAGATGCAATTATCAGCTTGATTGGGTGATAGACAAACCCGAGGGTCGGTTTAAGCGGAAAATGTGGGGATCTCAGAGAACCCAGTCGTCATATAATTCGGGAATTTACAGTTTCGACAAAACCACAGTCATGTAGATGCAAACTAAGTTTTGGCTTCCGTGGAACAGTGTATCGAACGAGATCTTCTATAATCAGCGTGTCATCTTGAGTATGCCGATGGATGTACCTATTACCTGGCAGATTTCTAAAGTTGAGAATACAACTCCGAGAGGGGTCGTACAGCTCACGCTTTATCAGGATACGTTCAATCCCAAAACCGACTATATAGACAAGTCTGATCCAGATCACTGGAGAATGTACGCGGACTGGTTCAAATTCCCGGCAACTCCTGAGACAGATGATTCTGAATCTTAGGAACCTATTGTACCGCTTGGCTCAGTCGTGGTGTCTTCTACTACTGCCCTCTTTAAGATCGGCGGGGCGTACAAAACGCTGACTGCCACATATTTTACGGAGGAAGGGGTAGAGATCCCGGCGCAGTCTTACAATTGGTCGTTCAGGATGGACGATGGGACTGAGGCTCCGGTAGAAACCAAACCTGGCGTGACAGACAATAAGATCAAGGTGAAGTTCTTGGGAGATGACTCATACGTCGGGCGGCGGATAATCGCGGCTTGTACCGCTACTGTCGAAGATTCTGAAGTTCAGGGTGAAGAATCCTTTGACATAATCTTTATGTGAAAGGAGGCCCAATATGCAGAATTTCAAGAATCTCAAGGATGTCATCCAGTACAAGAAGTAGAATGGTCGCGAGAATATCTTCTATAAGGAGATTATCAAGAAGAAGCTGGTGAATAACCCGCTGATTCTTACCGCTCTTGATGCGCCAGACCTTGACCCCGATGACGACCCGGATGCTTACGTGGGTAAGTATATTATTCCGTACTTCGTCCTTCCTGAAGTCAAGACTCAGGCTCAGAATTTCATCTGTTTCGAGACATCGATGACAGAACAGCCGCGGTATAACGCGACTCAGAAGTATCAACAGATTATCTTCTATATTCTGGCTGATCCTAAGAATATTTACGACCGCGAAACCGGGATCGCGAGGCACGACCTGATCGCTGCTTTGATCTAGGACGAGTTCGACTGGTCTAATGATTTTGGTTTTCAGGTTCATATTGTGGGTAACAGACCCTATGCGGTGGATAGTAATAAATACGTCCTCCGCACTCTGATCTTCGAGCAAACGACCCCGAATGGTTACTCGAATCTGGGGGATGTTGTCAACAAAGTGCGGTTTGACTAAGTATGACTGAGCCGCCTATTGATTGTGGTTATGACAAGCTGAAAATGTTCTTCGGGGAGAACTATGTCATAAACGAATCTATTACTATCTACGAATGTTCAGTGGGCGACATCGTTGACTTCGGGGAAAAATATTTCTTCGAGGCCGTCGCGCCATTCGTCGGCAATCCCACCACACACAGACTTCAGCTCTGGGATCTAGGTGTTGATTGGAACGAGATTGATGATTTTGACCTCTTCTGTATGCTCATCCCTTCAGTTCCACCTGAAATATCTTGTATTGTCTTCGGGCGGTACGATTTCACCAACCTTCAGTTGATGATGAGAAAGGATACTTAGGAGCATGTTCTCTATGATCCCGTTACGGATACGCTTATAGATAAGGCGACATATATCATGATGCGTGAGTACATCCGCATGGCGCTGAATCAGTATCCGAAGTTATAGAAAGCGCGTGGTAAGCAGACAAAACTTGCGATCATCGATGGAGACCGCATGAATATTCGGAACCATCAGAGAATGGTTCGTATGGGGAAGGAGAAGGAATCTTCTTCCTATTTATTTTCCCTGATTTCTACGATGTTGATTACACCTGGCTTCAAGTATAAGAAGTCAGAACTGAAGTAGTGCAATATCGTCGAATTCATGGAATACGTGTCGAGATTTCAAGTCTGGAAATCCACGGAATCCCTGATGCAAGGAATGTATTCAGGATTCTTGGATACTTCGAAAATAGACACATCAAAAGAACTGAACTGGTTCAGAGAAATCTGATCCAGATCTGTAAGAGCCGAGCAATCGGCTCTTTATTTATTTTGCACAAATCTATCACGGAAAAGGAGGTATTTATTATGGCTTTTAACCTAAACGGTGTGGTTGTCGATCGCATCCAGATTGCGATCGCTGAGTCTCTTGTTGATGACTCTCTTCTGTATACCCTTACGCAGCTGAATACCGCTACCATCGACACGACCGCGGATACCCGTGACGCTGTTGACGCTAACGGGACGCTCATCAAGCGCTTTTACCAGAGTAAGGCCGCCAGCTTCTCGGCGACGAACGCCCTGCTCGATTTGAACACCATCGCGGGTCAGTCCGGTGATAATGCTAAGACCATCGCTTCTGATGCTCAGAGCGCATTCACTGCTCCGAAGATCGTCATCCTGAAGAAGGGTGCTGAGCTGGATCTCACTGGTCTGGTTGAGGGTACAATCTCTGTTGCCGGTGTCAACAACAACAACTCTATCGTCGAGACCTACAAGCTGGGTTCCGCTGCGGCTGCGAAGCAGTTCTGCATCACCGATGACAAGTTTGTGCCGCCGACAACCCCAGATGCCGATGTTACGAAGTACCTGATCTCTTATGATCGTACTGTGACCAACGGTATGAAGGTTGTCAACTCTGCGGACGACTTTCCGAGCACGGTGAAGCTCACCCTTAAGTGCCTCGCCGTCGATCCGTGCCACCTGGGAGAACTTAAGGCTCTGTACGTACAGTTCCCGTCCTTCCAGCCGTCTCCTGAGGTAAGCTTCGAGCTTACGACCGACAGCACCTTTGACTTCACTGGTGATGCGCAGGTTGACTACTGCTCCGACGACAAAGCTCTGTACATCCTGACTTGGGCGGACGACGACATCGAGCAGGAGAAGGTTTGATCGTAATCTAACCTGACTTTCTGAGGGGTTAAGAGGAAGTTCCTCTGCCCCTCTATTCTATTTTAAGGAGGACAAGGAATGATTACGAAGAGAAAATGTCTTGTATGCGGAAAAGTCTACGAATATTGCAAAGGCTGTAATCCCGAAACTCCGAGCTGGAAAGCAATTTTTGATTCTCAGAATTGCCACGATATTTTCGAGGTAATGTCCTCTTCTATGTCGGATGGTGAGAAGAAGGAGTTGCTCGGAACGCTCGATCTTTCTGGGTTAGAGAAATTCGACGAAGGTATTAAGACTCAGATCAAGGCTCTCGATGAGACCTCGGAAATTAATATCTAAAGTGTATGAACCGACAACTAAAGGCGCGGTTAAAAATAAAAAACATTTATAGGGTTCCTACTACTTTAGGTATAAGTAGAGGGACCCTATTTTTTCGCATTAGTAATCAGGAAAACTGGACAAAGGAGGATAATCGGATATGGATAAATATAGTAGCCCACTTACGGGAAAAACCTACAATCTACGCGACTTAGCGCGAGTAGCGGACAGAAGACTTCAAACTCTTTATGTCTGCAAATATGGGATCCAGCCAGTTGATATTTATGGCGGAGACCCAGACGCAAAGGGCAACGACATCATTATCATGCTCTTTTAGAAAAAGAAAACAGCTAAGGCGTATGAGGAATGGGTACAGAATAATCCTAAAAAGAAATAAGGAGGTGTATCCAGATGCGCTATGTAAGCGAAAAAGAGTATAAACGTCGGCTTCACGAAATTCAGAGGATGAATGATTCGAAGCTCAGACTATAGAAACTCAATGAATAGAAAAAGAAATATAAGAAGAAAAAGAAAATAACCACGAGCAAATTGGCTTTGTGGATAATGATGGCAATAATGTTTGAGATTGTCATATTTGCTCAGATCATCATGTGGCGCTTCGGAGATTTTTCATCTCTGTATGTTCTTATAGGTATTCCGGCAGCTATGATTCCTATTGTATGGAAATATTATGATAAATCCGCAAAGGAAAACTGTGCGAATGGCATAGTGTATGAGACTGCCATGAAAGAACATGCCGCAGATGATGAATCTTATGATGACGACTTGAACGTTCAGGAAATACCAGTTGATCAATCTGGTGAGGATTTTCCAGGATAAGGAGGATAAGTTATGGATTGGCAGACAGCTTTACATGAAATTTTGTACGCACTTATTGTGTTTATACTGCCGATAGTCGTGCGGTACATAGTAGTCTTTCTTAGTGCGAAGACAAAGGAAATTGCGGGAAAGACTGAAAATGAAACTCTTCGGAAGTATGTTGAAGACGCAAATGAAATCATCGCATCTATCGTTCTCAGTGTCAGTCAGACATATGTTGACAGTATGAAGAAATCCGGAAAGTTTACTCCTGAGGCTCAGGAAACAGCAAAGAATATGGCCATTGCTCGTGCTAAAGAGCTGATATCTGATGCTTCAAGAAACGCGATTACAGTTTTGTATAACGACTTTGAAGCTTACATTAACGCTCAGATCGAGGCTCTGGTTAGGGAAACTAAACTTACCGTAGAGGTTACAGCCTGAGAAAGGAGGGTCTTATGAAGATCATAAAGCAGACCGGAACGGCGAATACGACTTACTGCCCGGGGAGACAGATTCTTTATCTGGCGGTCCATTATACTGCCGGGGTGAGCTCGAAGGGCGGTTCCGCGAGGGGATGTGCGGCGTGGTTCGCGAATCCGGACGCGGGAGGATCAGCGGATTATATCGTGGATGAGGAAGAGCTGGTGCAGTACAATCCTGACCCGCTGAACAGGTACTGCCATGCGGTAGGAGGAAGCAGGTACGATACGATGGGCGGACGGCTGTACGGCATTGCCAGGAATGCGAATTGCGTCAGCCTTGAGATCTGCAGCACGAATTCCAAGGGGAAGATTACGGTTCCGAATGATCCGGCTTATTCCTTTACGGATAAAGTACTGGAGAAGGCGAAGGAAGCGGTGAAACAGCTGATGCAGATGTATGGGATTGGCGCGGAGCATGTGATCCGTCACTACGATTGTAACGGAAAGCCGTGCCCGGGTGTAATTGGATGGAATAAGGACTCCGGGGATGAGAGTAAATGGAAAGCGTTTAAGGAAAAGATCGGAGACGCATACGTAGAACCCAAATATTACCGCGTCCGCAGGACCTGGGTAGATTCCTCTTCTCAGCTCGGTGCGTACACCATTCTTCAGAATGCGAAGGACAACTGCCCTTATGGTTATGCTGTGTACGACGAATCTGGTAAAGAGCTATTCAGGCCAATCACTCCCGACGTCGTGCCTCTTGCAAAATATCCGTCCGGCATTCCCGCGAGCAAAGAAGCTTACATCGAGGCTGTGGGGACAATTTGCCGTGAGCTGTATAAGGAAACAAAGATTCTTCCTTCGGTCGTGGCGGCGCAATGCTGCCTGGAAACAGGTTTCGGACTCGGTTCTGATAGTACGGAGCTGATGAAGGTGAATAATCTGTTAGGGATGAAAAGCGATCTTATCAACTCTACCTGGAAACAATGGTCGGTCTGGAACGGCGAAAGTATTCAGAAACGGACACCTGAATATTACAACGGCAAGCTGACCTACATCGTTGATAGTTTCCGTAAGTACACTGACTATGAAAACTGCATTAGGGACTATGAGATGTTCCTTCTTCATGTCAGGAACGACAAAGGATTGAAATACGCACGAGTCGCCGGGATGATTGATGCTGCTTAGGTAATCCGCGCTATCCGCATCGGAACCGGGACAGCGGAACATCCAGAGGGGTATTGTACGGATCCGGCTTATGAAGGAAAGATCCTGAACCTGATTAAGCAGTATAATCTTGATCGGTTTGACCCTGGTGTAAAGAGCTCTACTTTTCAGGAAAAGACTGTCACTTCCTCTTCTGCTACTTCTCAGGTTGAGAAAGCTGTTCGGTGGGCACTGAATACCGCCGCTGATTCTAAGTACGGTTATGATCAGGCGAATCGCTGGGGGCCAAACTATGACTGTTCGAGCTTCGTGATAACCGCGTTTGAACAGGCTGGCGTAAAAGTAAAAACCGCCGGAGCAACATATACCGGTAACATGTATGATGTTTTCATCAAGTGTGGCTTTAAGGACGTGACTTCTTCGGTCAATCTTTCAAGTGGTTCAGGGCTGATTCGCGGTGATGTTCTTCTGAACAAGGTCAAACATACGGCTCTGTATATCGGCAACGGGCAAATCGTACACGCTTCTCGTAATGAGAACGGCGGGGCAACAGGCGGCGCATCCGGAGATCAAGACGGGAAAGAGATCACTACTCGCGCATACTACAACTCCCCGTGGGATTGTGTTCTGAGGCTTGGTGGCGCGGCAATCTCCTCTCCTACCACATCAACCAAAAAGACTCTTACCCGTGTTCAGGTAGGAATTTACTCTCATGCGGAAACTCGCGATTTATTGATCAGACGGATTAAGGAGGAAACAGGCTTCGATTGTTTCTACGAGACCTCTGGTGGGAGCTATGTCGTTTATTGTGGCAGTTTCTCACAGCCAGCCAAAGCAAATGAAAGGGCTGAGATTCTGAAGAAACACAACTTCGACTGTTTATTGAAGACGGTAAAGTTGAAGGTTTAATGAAAAGGAATTAAACAATGAGAAGCAAATACGGTGTAGATATGTCTCCAAAAGCAAAGAAGGCGCGGACTGTCCACGACGAACATACCGGAAAAACAATTGTGTTCGATTCCGCCGCATAGAAACGTTACTACGACGAATACGTAGTTCCTCTCTTCAGGAAAGGATAGATCGTAGATTACGACCTTCAGAGAAGGTATGAGTTACTTCCGAAGTTTTAGCGCAATAACGGCGAGAAAATCCGGCGGATTGATTACGTAGCGGACTTCTGGCTGAAGTTTAAGGACGGGCGCATAGAAGTAAAAGATGTCAAAGGGGCAAGTAATCTGATTGATCCGGTCGCTAAAATTAAGAAAAAACTATTCTACTACTACTATCCTGATGTAGATTTTGAGTGGGTCTGTTATTATTGCGGAAAGTGGGTCAATTGGGATGAATTTATGAAGTAGAAAAGAAAGGGAAAGAAGGAAAAATTATGAAAGTTGAAGAATTTTTAAGGCAATATAAGTTTGCTTCCAAAGCAAGAGAAAGTGAAGAAAAATTTCTTCAGGAAAGAATGGTTCGCGATTATGTTCCGTATGTATAGAAAATTGCGGTTTGTAATAGTATAGTGAACGCTTGTTATTATAGGGTTGAAGCGAGAGATAAAAATGGAATCGCAACAAGAAAATCATTCCATATAGACTCTCCTAATGGATATTTATTTTTTGTACTTAGTTTAATCAAGTCATACACGGATATTGAAGTATTGAATGTCAATGATGATTTCGCAAATCAGTATGATATGTTAAATCAAAGCGGTTTGATTCTTGTATTGATTAAGCGTATACCAAAATCCGAATACGAATAGTTCAAAATGGTATACGATATGGTTCAGTCTGACACATTTAAGAACGAATACGAAATTGATTCATGGATATCAAAGAAAATCGATACTCTCGGAAGGATCATTGGAGAATCCATTGAGCCAATTATGAATAATATGGGAATCACTTTTGAAGATATAAAAAATCTTATTACAACACCAGAAATACAAAAAGTACTGGCCGGAATCGAAGAATGATATTGAGTCTCCATGGGGTCAAAGCCATGGAGACTATTTTATTAATGAGGGAAAGGAGATACTTGTATGGCGGCAACTTTACAACCTTTTATTGATTATATTGAAAAATTTAAAACACGCATAAATACTGCTAAAACGGCTGTTCTATAGAAGAATACTCCATTGATATTTCAAGATTATAAACAGATAATCGAAGACAGCGTGAACGAATGGTACGACAGCTACTCTCCTATCTCTTATAATAGGCAATCGACTGCACGTGATTGGTATGAAGCTAGTGTTGCAGGACCAGGCGCAATAAATGCAATGTTTCTTGCTGGATAGTACGCTTCACATCAGGATCCTGGTTACGTGTTTGATTATGCATTTTATGAAGGTTATCATGGTGGTTCTTTGGGTGGAGCAGATTATTCCGGATCAATTCCTGGCGTACCATCATATAGAACGCCTAATCCTCAGTTCTATTTTTGGGGAGATCCAGCAGTGCAAACAACGCCGATCAAAACGTTATTTATTGTAAAAAAAGACAGCTTCATACCTAAATGGACAAGAATATTGTAGCAAGATTTCACAGCAATGATTATGGATGGCGGAGGTAGCGGCCTTCCGTCAAGAGTTGCCAGAAATATCGGATTACGTGTTGGCAGAAAGAGGTGATATAAATGGGAGCACGTGGACAAGAAAATATAAGTATAAAATTTGATATAGATGTGAGTAATGGCCTTTCTGCGCTGCAAAGTCTCTAGAGTCAAGCAGAGAAAGACGAAAAATCTTTTAAAGAGTTGACAAAAACAATTGAAAGTATTGGTAAGAAAAATACTGGCCTTGATAACATGTCGGCTGCTCTCCTTGGCATGGCCAATGATGCCGACAAAGCAGTTGATCAATTAAAAGGCCTGAACGGTGCTTTAAGTGGAGGAACAAACAAATTTCTCGTAGATGAAGTTAAACAGTTAGAAGCACTTAGGGAAGCTATGCGAAAATACAGGTAGGAATCAGAAAAAGGAAATAAAGGCGCGGCTATGAACTACGCCGAGTAGGCGACTGCGTGGGCGAACGCTTGGGGAGCAAATACTGGGAAAAAAGATGCAGCCGCCTTGCTTCGATCCCGCAATCTCGCCGAAGTACTAAAGAATGAGGATGGCACAAGTAATATGCCTCTGTTCAAAATGATATATGAAGATACAACAAAAAGGATGGAGGAATATGCAGATAAAAATAAGGTTCAATGGAAAAACTCCTTTGGGTCTATGAAGAATATGTATTCCTTAGCAAGAGATGCTATCCAGAATGGTATGGATATTTCTGCCCTTCTTGGAGCCGAAAACGATGCATTTGATAAAGAAATAAATAAGATGCTAAAGAAGAAAAAAATAGATCGTTAGAAATATTGGGAGGAGGCAAAAAAATCATCCAACAAAACATCATAGCCGTAGCAAGATAACAGAAAACTATACGAACCTGATGAGTAGCAGTTTGCAGGACGAGCCGATGCGAAATACCGCCGCTCTTTAGTTTCCAAGGATAAATATGTTATTAATGCTAATTCACGGTAGGAAGCATTGGCCTTAAACGAAGAAGACTATTTATAGACACGTAAATAGTATCAAGGAAAAGTAAAATCACTCGATCAGCTTGAAAAAGATATAATCTCGACTCTAACATAGTATAAGAACGCTAGTGAAGATGATTTATATACTCCATAGTATAAATCAAAGGCTCTTCAATTAGTGTAGGATTTATAGCAGCTTCGCGCCAGAGAAACGCATGAAGAAAAAATATCCGGAATAAAACGGCAAACAAGGATCTCATAGAAAATGTAGAATGAAATACGTGATATTTATTAGGATGATATTTTGTTCTCATACGAAGATTAGGATAATCAACGAGAGAAAAAGAAATTGCCAAAGAACACACATCGCTATGTAGGAGATATGCGAATATAGTGGGATAAATATTTTTCGGACCTTGAACAGGAACAGAAACAAACGGCTCAAGAATGGGATAAAGCCGAAAAAGACAGGCGAAAGCAAAATGAAGCAGCTTGGATGAGAGAACACTCTCAGACGAGGGAAAAGCAAACTGAACAAACTTAGGATGTCTAGCGGAGCGTAAACGAAAATAAAAAGAGCTTATCGTAGTATTCAGATCAATTAAAAAACACTTAGAAATTAGTAAGAGAATTATCGAAAGCCCAAGAATAGCTATCTACTGTTATGTCCGCATCGGATTAGTAGCTTTCAAAGTTCCTAGACACAGAACTTGGAGCTGATATGTCCACTAAAGATAAGGCAGACAGAAATATTAGGAACTATAGGGAGGGTAAACTAAATGATGTTGCTACTCTCTCATATAAGCTTTCTAGAAAAAGAAAAACGCTATAGGGTATTTATGGAGATCCAGATTTAGACCAATAGGGTATAGATATTCTAACTAATGTGTTCGACGCGTTCGATATGTTTAATGACACAAATAACAGTTAGACTCAAGGCGCAATGAATAGGGTTATAGCGTTAAAAGGAAGACACCCTATAAATCGACAATTAATAACGAAAGAAGAAACTAGAAAACAATAGAAAAGAAAAAAAGATAGGCAGGAAGAATAGAAAGCTAAAGCACAAAAAAAGCAAGAATAGGAACAAAGACGATAGGATTAGTTTATTGATTCTGTAACATCCCATTTTGTTTAGGAACATGACAGATAGGCTCATTTAAGGAATAGATAGTCTTAGATAACAAATCGTCTCTCAGGATTGACTAAGCCAAAAGAAAAGTCTGTTGAAGAAGTATCTTAGGATATTTAGAAATCATTAGCTTTTGACGTTAAATCATACGACAAAATTGTATAGAATGCTAAACAAGTAGCGAGTGCTTATGCAAATTTTCGACAACTTCAAGGAGACTTGCCCGCCAGAAAAATGTTACAAGCCATCGGAGTGGATTCTACGGATTAGAACATATCTGCAATAAGATATAATAGCAATGCGGAACTTGCATAGCAGCTTGTAAAAATGAAAACAAGCGGAATAGATCAAATAAGTCTAAAAGAAGCTTTATAGAGTGGCCAGATTGACGAAATCTCCGCGAGGAATGTACAAACAGCAATTAACGCACTATCTGAAGCATAGCAAAAAGGAACAGTAATTGCACAAATGTATGCAGAGGCTCAAGCTTCTGTAAATAATCAACTTGCGCGCAAAGAATACACTGAAGTTCCATTGGCTAAAAAAGAGCAGAAGATCGCAGAGATATTAAACAAATAGATAAATACAAAAGATTACACTAGACAATAGTTGTATGATCTCGAAAAAGAAACAAAGGCTTTACTCTCCGATCCTAAGTATTTAAAAGCCGGAGAATTCCAAAAAGCGTTGTGGGCAAAAATACAAAACCCAGATTTTCGCGGAATGAATCCTGATTAGTTGTTTCAAAAATGGCAGGATCAAAAAATAAATAATCCGTTTTCCGGTAAAGGATCAAAATACGCAAAATAGGGTGGAGATGCTGCTTATATCCAAAGCTTGCGTATGGCTAAAGATTAGACTGGCAAGAGACGGTTCACCGATGAGCAAATATTTTCTGCAAAAGAAGGGATCTATTCTAGCGCCAAAGCATATGATGAATATATGATACAAACATACGGCGATTATAATGCTATCTTGAAGGAAGAACAATCATTACAAGAAAAACTAAAATAGATATCTGAGGCAAGAGTTAAAAGACAAAAAGAGGAAGCCAAAAACCCCACATTAAAAAAACAAAAACCAACACAATAGAAAAAATAGTCTGCCGAAACTAAGAAAGAAACTAAAGCTGATTTAACCGCCATTTCTGGAGAATTCAAATCTATTATAGATGTCATCAGAACAGAACTACCAAATGCTATAAGATCCGCCATTGAGCAAATAAGATCAAGTTTCAACGAACTTTCTTCAATACTATCTCGTGTTGTTTCTAATGTGTCATAGGCACAAAAAAGTGATATTCAAAAGAAGATATTGCGAAATGGCTAGGAAATCGCTGGCCCAATTATTACTTCCGATTCCAAACCTAATAAGATTATCGCACCCGGAGATATTATTATAGATACAAAAGGCAGAAGTCAAGATGATATTAAAAATCAGGAAGAAATGAATCTAGGATCTCGTGATGTGCGTGACATGATCCTTGGGATTAATAGATACCCAAGAAAAACTACTCAGGAAATTGGATAGGAGATTCTGAGTGTTCGAAGCGCGGGATTAGACAAAAAAGTTATTGGGGCATAGGATTACATAGATCAGTTAGTTTTAAGAACCAAGGAATACAAAGAAGATATTGGAGATTATAATGAAGCTCCGTATCTTTATGAGGACAATCAGGTATATGAACTAGCTAACAACTATAGAGATTCGTTAATATCTGCGCTAAAGTCTTCTGAATAGAACTTCAAAGAGATATCAGATTTTTATTTTTCACCTGAGTTCAAGTCAAAAGCAAATATCTCTGATTATGATTTTAGAGAAGGCTTGGGTCTTGATTATATATATTATTCCGCTGTTGACGAAGTTAAAAATCAATTACAAAATGATTTATTAGAATCAATTAACCGTCTTTCCCACTATGACGGTCTTGACATTTCTTCTCCGTAGATTTAGTCCATTAAGACCGCATATCAACAAAAATCAATTGATCTAATAAAAAGACTGTCCGGCAATTCAGAATACGGATTTTCTTATGATAAATTTTCTTTATTATTAAACAATGACAAACAAATAAAAACTGGAAACTTATTATGGAATTTGGCAAACAACAAAGTTGCCAATAATGATTCAGAGTCTTTGCCATCAAAAGTCATAACCGAAGGATCAATAAATAGTGATTTGAGTTCTGTTATTACATCCATAAAGAACGGCATTCTTGACGTTGGGAATGTTGCCCAATCTACACTCTCGTCTTTAGAAACACGAATATCTGCCCTTGGCTTAAATAACAATTCTGCTAATATGTATAAAACTCTAAAAAACTGGGGTTAGTCCGACACAATCATAGAGAAATTCAGAAATGGAATGTCTATGGAACGCGGGGCATTTATTAATTCAAAAACAGGGTTGATGACAAATCCGTTTTTATATGATCAGAGAGATTCATTTAACTTTAATCAGATTTTTTAGTGGATGAAAAACAATGGTTATAGAATGTCTGACTTTGATACAGATGTTCACTCTCATCCAATGAGAGAATTTATTAATCCGTTTGGGGATGGAATAGATTATAAAACCATTGGATATGACCTGCTTCCGTCATAGGAAGATTTTGATGCATGGTCTAGAATATCTGCACAAGGCATTACAAAAATGCTGATATAGTCAGGTGGAAAAATACTTGATTTTGATTTTTCAGCCATTAAATCGTTTTTACAGAAAAACGGGACGTCTGATCCTAACTTAGAATTATCAAATATTATTCAAAGAATCGGTTCTTATGCTAAATAGAAATAGAATGCTTATTGGGCTAATTACGCACATGAACAAATGGGCCTTAAAGATTTAAATAATTATACTCTTCAAGATGCTGCCCTACATTATATAAAATCAAAAGGCGGGGTAGACGAAAAAAATAAAACACTAGATTTTTCACTATTTTCTAATAAAAACGCAAACATTCTCAGAGCCGCGACATACGAAGCATTGTCAGATTTTAATCTAAGTTCATTAACTGATCAGACTTTCACTGGAATTCGTGATTTATCAGAGCTCTCTTCTGTTCAACCATCATTGAATGATTTTCTCTCTTCTGTTGATAAACTTGTATCTAGGCTCAATGAAGTATTAAATATTCTTGAGTAGATTCGTGCAGCATCAAAGATAGATCTATAGTTAACAAAAAATGGTAATCCTCTTAAAGAATAGAGGCCTTCAGGTGTCCAGTCTTCAGATCTTTCTGGACGATTAGGCAGTATATTCGGAGGAAACGAGCCTGATAAAGAAACTGAACAACATAAACCTTCAGCTTCTAAAACTAATAAAGTCAAACTAATAAAGGATAAAAGTACTGGGGAATATTACACGGAAGACCACAAATATCGAGTCAAAAAAAGTTCTGCTGGATGGGATGTAAGTGAGCGGGACATCACTTCCACTTAGGAAGACGCTTATGAATTCAGCTTCACCAATAAGACACTAAATGAAGTGCGGGAAAGTCTTAGTAATGTTTAGGAAGCAGCGAAAAATGCCAAACAGTCGTTGGACGAATAGGCACAATCACAGGAAAAAACGACTAGTAAAATAAAAGAATAGGTCGAAACTTTGGAGACACCCGCTAAAAAAACCAGCTCTTCTACTTCAGGATAGATTAAAAAATCAAAACAAAAGCCAACTTATGAACGTCTCGACGGAGAGACTGACGATGAATTACTCCTTCGTGTGGCTAAGGATAAATCTAAAATTGGTACATGGCAAGATGTCGCAGATATAATTAACCAATTAACTGGCAAGAACTATGGTGAGAGTAAATATCGAAAGCAATATTCTAATTACATAAAATAGTCTCAGGCTGAGGAATCTTCTTCCGTGAGAATAATTGCAGACCAACAGGAAGCTGTTTCCGATAGGATCGAGCAATAGCTTTTCGGATAGAGATAGAACAAGTCGCCAGGTCCAAAACTGTAGACGAACGTAGATATCGATTAGGATCAGATACTAGATTCTATGTAGGGTATTTTTGATTCGTTTGACGGGGCCACTGCTGGAGCCACAGAATTATCCTCATCAATTGATCTCTTATCTGAATCGATGAAAAAGGCTGCCGAATCTGCTAATTCCTAGGCAGATAATCAGCAAGTAGAAAACCATGAATAGCCGTTAACAGTCGAAGACGGGTATCGCAATAAACCAAGAAGCGCAGAATAGTATGCAGACGATAAACGCAAACAACTTGAGGAAGACACTTGGGACATTCAAAATGCAATTTCTAATGAAAGATTATATGCAGAACGCATTGATGAAAAAACAATTGCAAACTTAAAACGATCTTTGTTGCAGAACTATATAAAATACATGAATTAGCAGATGAGTGATGACCTAAGTGCGTTTACTATAGGAAGCTAGAAAGACAGATATAGGAATGATAATGGGTGGTTTCAGGATTAGATCCGCGAGATTCAAGAACAAGCTATAAATATGTATAGACAATCTATAAAAGAAGACACAATCTCATAGAAACTACCTTAGAACATAAAAAGACTTCGTTAGGGTGCTGTTACTGACTACAATTACATGGCAAAGAACCAATAGAAATATTAGGATTTGGTTATGAAATCGGAAACTGGTGTTATCACCAGTAAAGAATAGACCGAACTAATAAAATTAAGTAAAAGTTTTGATGATTGTACGAAAGCTATTGGTGCCTATAAACAAGCTTTAGATGGGGCTGAAGACAACACGGAGTCTATTATTAACGCACAGGAAAGACTGCGGGAAGCTAATGAACGGATTTAGAAACAAAGGCCAGAAAAAGAAAAACTGTTAAATGAAGCCAGGAATAAATTACAAACCGATCCTGCCATTGCTCACGTTAATTAGTTATTATCCGAAATACAAAGCAGAAATGTAATTGGGCTTTAGGATCAAGTAAAGGCGGCATCAAAATCAATCAAGGATTACTCGGTCAAATATGCCCGTAACGAAATGGACAGGTCTACATTTGTAAAAAAAGCTCAGAAGTAGCTAAGTGGAATGAAAAATGTCGTCCGAGTAATGGACACAGACGATGTGTCTAGAGCCAAAGCATAGATACAAAGAATGATGTTTTCTGAAGCTAAGGGTAATAATTACTTTCTTAATCCAAATGATATAATTGATAAAGGCGTGACTCAAAAAGGAAAACATCGCTATACGGCTAACATAAAAAACAAACAAGGTATGGATTAGACATTAATCTACTCTTTTGACGAGCAGTCAAGAGCCATATAGAAATTAGATGGGAAAATCGTCAAACACGAGGGACTACTATCTAAGTTTGGATCTACCTGGAAAAATAAGATTATGGAAATGGGCGCTTATCTTGCGTCATTCGCATCGATATATGAGGTGTTTGATTGGATAAAACAAGGTATATCAACTGTTACTTAGTTTGATACCGCCCTTACATAGATGAGAAAAGTATCGGATGAATCGCTTTCCTCGCTTAAGAATTTTCAAGTAGAGAGTTTTGGTTTGGCTGATTCTGTAGGAACCACAGGTCTTCAGATTCAACAAAGTACTGCGGATTTTATGCGCCTTGGTCAAAGTTTGACTGAAGCGAAAGAATCTGCAAAGAATGCTTCTCTTCTGTTCAATGTATCCGAATTTGATTCTATAGATCAAGCTACTACTTCTCTTATTGCGATGTCACAAGCGTTCGATGATTATTCACAAACTGAGATATTGGATTCATTAAACAAGGTAGGCAATGAATTTAGCATATCGACGTAGGGCTTATCTACTGCCCTTCAAGCCTCGGCTTCTGCCCTTCGTACAGAAGGAAATGATTTAGCAGAGTCAATTGCTCTTTTAACGGCTGGAAACCAGGTTGTGCAGGATCCCGACAAGGTTGGAGCCGGTATTCGTACTATCTCTCTTCGTTTAGCCGGACAGAAACAGCAACTCGCCGAGTAGGGCGAGGACACGTCAGACATGACTGAGACCACGTCTAAACTTAGAGAAGAAATAATTAACGCTACTCGTGTAAAATCCAACGATTTCCTTGGCGTAGATATAGAAGACACGAACGGAAATCTTCGCTCAACATATGATATCCTGTTAGACATAGCTAAAATTTGGGAATAGATTGGACAAAAAGATATTCAAAACGGCACAAATGAGCAAGCATTCTTACTTGAAACAATGGCTGGAAAAAATCGTTCCAATATCCTTGCTAGTTTACTTGAATCTCCTGATATCCTCGTAAAATCTTATTAGGCCGCCAGCAACGCGGCAGGATCGGCACAACAAGAAAATCTTAAATTCATGGAATCCATTGAAGGTAAACAGCAACAATTCAATAATTCAGTTCAAGAATTTACTACTTCTCTGATGAAGTCTGATTTTATCAAAGGAGCCATAGATTTTGGAACACAAATTGTCAATATTATCAACGACATTATACAAGGTATAGGATCAATAAATACTCTTCTTGGAGGCGGTGCAATAGCGGGAGGCATTGTCTCGTTTATTAAGAATTATGATGAGTTAAAACTCAAAGGCCAAGACGTCAAAAACGCTGGCGATATGTTTAACTATACTAAATCTTTGGCGAATAAAGGAATGAGTGCTCCTCAGGTCGTTGCGCAATATGTTGATAAAGGTATTGTTGACCTAAACGACAAAAAACAAGCCGAGACATTTCGCAAACAACTTGGTAAAGTATATGGAAATTCTGTAGCATCTGATGCGATTTCAGAATATTTGGGAGAAGCAACTGGATAGATCGCCGAAAAAATAATTTAGAATGGGGCACAAAAAGCCACTAAAGAAAGCACAAAGGATATCGCAAAATAGGTCGTTTAGGAAGCAACAGATAATCCAGTTTCCAAAGCCGCAGAATCAGTTTCTTAGATTTCAGAAAGTGCATAGAGAATCGATGTTATAGAATAGACAACAAAAGATGCTGCCTCTGTAATGGATGATCTCGGAAATGGCGCGGTTCAGGCGGCTGAACATATTAATGAAGTATCGGACGCTGCTGAATAGGTATCTGGTGCCATTGAGAATGTGTCTGATGCTGCTGGAGATGTTGCGAGATCTGGGAGTATATTAGATGGTCTTAAAGCAAAGATCACCAACATAGGAATCGCATTAAAAGGCGTTGGTTCTGCCATAAAAGGAGCATTCATCTCTCATCCAATTCTGGCTGTAACAGCTGGTGTTATTGCTGCAGCTGCCGCTATTGCCATTCACGCGAAGAGAGTAAAAGAAGCCCTAAAATAGCAAGCTACTGAGGGTGCATCCCAATGGAGCCAGACTAAAGAATCTCTCCAAGAATACATCGATCAATATACATAGCTCAAACTTCAACTCGATTCCGAAGACCTCTCTGAACAAGAACAAATCGGCATTAAGAAACAACTTCTTGACCTGCAAAAACAAATCGTATAGCAGTATGGTGCTCAGGCGTCCGGCATAGACCTCGTTAACGGTAAACTCTCAGAACAACTAGAACAACTCAATAGTATCTCTCAAAACGAAGCGACTTCTAATATTGCCGATAACATCTCGGCGTACGAAGACGCTATGAGTGAAATGCAAAAATAGCGTAATTACACTGTTTTCTCATTTTCAGATGAAATAAAAGATACATAGGTCAAAAAGCAATTAGACGGCATTTTATAGAAATATTAGGGATTTATAACTGAGCCACTAGCAGAAGGATTCTAGTCGATTAATTTCGTAGGGAATGCCGCTTAGGCGCATGAGGTATTTACTTCTCTCCTTGCAGATCTTAATGGAATTAAAAACGTGTCTTCTGAATAGTCTCCTATCTTACAGAATATTATAAGCCAAGCGAACAAGGCTGCAGAAGCAACAAAAGGAACGCTTAATGATTACCAGGCAAATTATAATTCTTATCTCGAACAGCTTTTATACTCAAAAGGAGGAGGAAATAAACTCACTGGATTCGCCTCTTCTATTTCCAATTTCAACGATGCACTATTTGGTTCTGATGAGTAGGCAATTGATAATGCCAAAGAAAAATATAAACAATCATATCAATAGATTTCATCTTTCATTGGTAATTTGCCGATTTCGCCATAGTTAAAAGAAGGGCTAGGCGACTATATCCTTTCGCTAAGCAAAAACTTAAACAAAAGCCAAATGCAACTTCATGATTTTCAGGAAGCACTTTCAGATACTCTTTCTGGAAAATAGTTTGATGAAAGCAATATGTATGCAAAAAGATTCGATGATTCGCTTCAAAATATAACCAAAGATATCAAAAAAATGGATCTTGACGAAGTCGATATTCAGTAGATGTGGGATATTAAGGGTACAAATGAACAATAGTAGGCAGTTAGAAGTCTCGCCGAAGCTTTTGACATTACTAAAGACATGTGGGGAAGCGGAACGGCATAGGGTGAAGCTAAACTGAGGGCGTTCATCAATGCTCTTATATAGGCTGGTGTCATTACAGGACAGGTTGCAGCTCAGGCCGCCGCCGCTTAGGAGTAGCTGGCTTCAGTTTGGCACGATCCGAATCTTTACGATGTATAGGATGCAACGAAGCAGACTGAATTAGGAGACAATTATGACGCGTACGTCAAAAATCTGAAACGTGGGAAAGAGTTACGTGAATCTAATGATGTTGGCACTAAATAGTTCAAATCAATTGCAAAATCCTTCTCTCCTTCAGATTCTACTGGTTGGCAGAACTTTGATCAAAATATCGAGGATGCGGACAGATGGTTCTCTGGCGATTAGACTCAGGATATAACCAATTTCTTAGCTGATATGCAAGAGGCTGGCTATGCCATCCAGGACGAGGCTGGTGACTGGAGTATCGGCATCATGGATCTTGGCGAGGCAGCCGTTAAAGCTACCCGTCCGGTAGGATAGATTGTTGCGATGCTTGGTCTGTTAAACGACAAAGGATATAGTGTCACTGCTTACGGAAGCACTACGTAGGCGCTCACTGGACTCGCAGATAAGAAATCAGAATTAGACGCTGCCGAATAGAAGTTAGAACGCATGAAAGAATTGCAAAAAGAAGGCTCTGGTGACTATACACTTGCTATTCAGGAACAAGAACAATAGATCGAGAAACTTCGTGATCAATACAATACCACTGCCGACATGATACCTCAACTCGCGAAAAAATAGGCAGAAGGAGCAAAAGAACAATCTGAAATAGCTAAAAAATATATTGACTAGATGTATAAAGGGTATAAATCTATTGAAGATGATACTTCTATTGATGATTAGACAAAATATTCTGTCCTTCATAATCTAAGAGATCAGATCGAAACATACGCGAAATAGAACGGTCTTGTATTGGATATCACCGGGTCAACTTTAACTGTAGACGAAAATAGTGGCTATATCCAGAAAACAAAATAGGCCATCAGCGCATTCATGAATGATAATCAGAAAAGAGTCGATGAAATTGCGGAATAGTTAGCCAATGCCGAATACGGGGCCACAAAAGACGGTGGAGAGTCAATTCTTAGCAAACTCGGATTCGATTTGTAGGGCATAGATACGAGTAATACCTAGTAGACTTCTCAGGCTATTAGAAATCAAATGGGTGAAGTAGCTTAGACTTTCAGAGAATTAGGTTTAACGTCCGATGTATAGAACCTATCATCGGATATTACTTCAAATGCTTCTGAAAATGCTCAAGGAATAATCTCTGCCATTTATTAGGTGTCGAAGTTCAAAAATCCAGAAGAAAAGAAAAAAGAAGAACAAGATAAATTCAGAGAAGGCGTCCTTACAAAGGCTAAGGAGGCCGCTGATGCTAAAAGAGCATAGATAGCAGAACAAAAGAAAAAGGAAAAACAAGAAAACTTCAGAGGCGGAGTTCTTACAAAGGCTAAAGAAGCTGCCGACAAGAAAAGGGAATAGACAAAGAAAGAGAAACAAGAAGAATTCAGAGAAGGAGTGCTTTCGAAGGCTAAGAGCGCCGCAGATAAGAAAAGAGAATAGGGAAAACAGGAGAAGAAAGCCCAATAGAAAAAAGAAGAAAATAAACAAAACAGCGAGCATTTCTTTGCTTCTATGCGCGGCACAAACATGGAAACTCCGTATACTAAGAAAAAAAATAAAGCGAAGCAAAAAAACTAGGACAACATCCCTGATGATGTAAAAGATTATGTACACGAGCAAGGCATTGATGATGTGAATTCTCTTAAGAAGGCCATCGATGAATACGTTGAACCTTATAGGTAGATTTAGGCATAGCAATAGACGGAAATAATACCGAGAAAAATATAGGACACTTCGAATCTTCCTAAAGATATTAAAGATCTCTTTTCTAACCCTATAGTAGGTCAATATTTAAATGACTTACCGCCAAAAGAACGAGATCAAGCCATAAACGAGGAATTAAATTTGCCACAAGAAACAATGCCTTTAAGTGAAACTACAATATAGACAGATAACGTTGTAGTCTAGGCGCAAGGCACTACGTAGACAGAAGTAGAAGGTACGGCCGAAATTTAGATTTAGGAATCTGACAAAACTGGGTCCGCAGATTCTGGTTCATATAACACATTTGAAGAAGTAGACCGCGCTCTGTATGGCGGAGAAAAATAGCCGTCGGCTTCTGTTGTCGCACAAATCATGTAGGCATGGGGTATTCCGACAGATCAAACTCAATTCGGTAATATCGATTTAAATAATCGACAGGTTCTAAACTGGGACGAAAAAACAGTATAGGATTTTAGAACTGCTATCCAATCTTGGGGAGAAATCCCTGAAGATTTAATAGGTACATATTCAACAGTATTAGGTGGGTCTGGCGAATGGGATGACCATGAAATTGCTTACTCCCCTCTCGATCAAAGGGATAACGGCAGCCCCTACTATCTTTCCTCTTCATAGCTTGACGAATATATGTGGGGCGTTATTTCTAATGCTATTCGCGATCATGGAGAAAAATATACTCCACAGGACCTTATTGATTCAGATAAGCAAGGGTATACTTTAGAAAATGGCGAAAAAATAGATAATCTTATAGCCGCCGTTTCGGAATCCCAGAATTGGGAACCAACCGCCATTATTGGGTAGCTTATGCATTTTCTGGGAACTGACGGTGCTTTAGGTGGTTTATTGAATAACAAACAACCTTCAACTCAAACAGAGCAACAGACAACAGGTAGAGCGACAATTACAGACATTGATGCTCCAGATGATGTAAGTGTCCCGGTGACCGGATAGATGAAAGAAGTCTAGGACGAGGTTTCTCAGACACCGGAAGTTCAGGTTCAAGGAGTTATGAGTCAAATCAAAACAGACTCCTCAACCACTTCGGTTCCTGAAGATAGAAGTGCCGCTCCTAAGCCCGCTCAGCAGCAAAAAACAGAATCCACTTCTCAGAATAAAGTGTAGGTTGATTACAGCGAAGTAGAAAAGGCGAAATCGAAACTTGATGAACTTAATGCGGTAGCAATAGCTGATAAGAAATTCGCGGTTATTGCTCAAAACCTCACGTCTACCCTCAACAATACAAACAGACTGAGCCAAGTTCAGATCGGAGACAAGACGTTCTCTGTGACGGCAAACGGAATAGGTAATGCTCTCCTTGCTCTCCATCAGGTTATATCGGCTCTGAACTCTATTCCGTCCGAAAAAACAGTCACTGTCCGGGTGAGCCAGCAAGGTAGCGTCGGTGGAGCTACAGCACTTGGAACCGCCCATGCATTAGGTACTTTCCACTCTCCTCTCTCATCTATTACCCGAGCCTATGCTCAAGGCCGCGATTTTACGGTTGGCAGCAATGAAACGGCTCTGGTAAATGAAATCGGTCAGGAAAGTATTGTACGTGACGGTAAATGGATGCTCCTTCCTGGTGGACCACATCTTGAACAGCTTAGATCTTCAGATATCGTATTCAACGCAAAGCAAACGGATGATCTTCTCAAGACTGGCAAGACTGCTCGTTCAGGAAAACTAATTCCGGCTCATAGTGACGGAACATTCGATGATACAATCGATTTCTATGATCCGTTCGAGGAAATGATCTATGATCCTGAACTACTAAGTGATTCCTTCGCTTATGGCACTGGAATTGATTTCTATAATCCGTTCGAAGAAATGACGTACGATCCTGAAATTCTTAGTGACTCCTTCGCTTTCGCTCAAGGCACCGACGGTGTTGCGTATGCTACATCTAAATATGCTCCTCCTTTAAGCGGAACGAATAAAACGAATTCATCTAACAACTCTTCTTCTAACAACTCCTCCGCCAACACCGCAAACACGAAAGCAACAAAAGAAAACACCAAAGCTCAAAAAGAAAACACCGACGAAACTAAGGAGAACACCGATAAAAAGAAGAAGGAAGGCCAGGTATTCGACTGGATCACTTCCCGCCTCAGCGTCCTTGCGGAGAAGACGGAACACTTTGCGAACGCGATCAATGAGTTCACCTCTTATTCTGATAAGATGGCAAACCTTGTCGGCGGAATCGATAAAAACGGAAATCTCGTAAACGGAACCACATCTAGTGGCGAAAGCGTCCAAGGTCAGATCGCGTCGGTCATGGAAGAAATCTCTGCCGCCAATCAGGCAAGCGCCCGCTATACTCAGGAAGCTCAGAGCGTCAAGAATCCGTATTCTGAAAAAGAAATCAAAAACGCGAAGAATAAAAAAGAAAAGAAACAAATGCAGAAAGCGAACTCTCAGTTCGAGGAATTCAAACAGATGATCGACGGCGGTTACGCTATCGACATCAGCAAAATCAAAGACGAAAAACTCGCGGAACAGCTTCAGAATTATCAACAATATGCAGACGCTGCCAGACAAGCTAGACAGAGTATCGAAGAACTTCGTAAGAAGCTTATTGAACTATATAAAGAAATGGCAAACGCTCCCATCGAAGAAGCCGGAAAACAGATCGACCGTATGAAGAAAGGTGTTAACGGACTCGAAGCTGCTGAAGCCAGACTTCAGGCTGTTCAAAAAGGTGGTTCTACTCAGGCACTTATGAATAACCTTCTCGGTTCAGGTGCCCGCGGAGATTACCGTCTTCTCGGTGGTGCTGGATACCGCGCTGTAAGGGCGGATAACCGGAATAAGACCAGATTCCATGTAAGCAGTTATCAGATAGCTACCAGAGAATTAAGAGAGGCTTATAATAATCTGTTTAATTTTGCAAACTTCACAAACAACATGGCGCAGCAACAAGAAGAGAAAAAGAAACAAGCCGAGTAGCCTAAAAAGTATATAACAAAGCCGCAGCTTCAAAAAGCAGGAAGGAAGCTCACGAAAAAATACAAAAGACAGTTAACTAAGAAACAGAGGACAAGACTAAAACGTGGGCAAAGAATAAACATCGATAATATCAACGGAAAAGGTAAAAAAGGGAAAGCGGCTGTCGCTGCTGCACAAAGCTATAACAAAATGGTTAATCAGTATGAGAATCAATATGACATTACTAAGAAAGAAGTCAAGTCTTCTGGTAGAGACGTCGCAAGAAAGTATGGGAAAAAACTTAATCCAAAACAAATCAAAGCATTAAGACAAGGGCGAAGAGCTTCTGTTAAAGGACTTACGGGAAAAGCAAAAAGGGCTGTCCAACAGCAAAACAAACTGGTTAACGAATATGAAAATCAATACCCAGGCGTAAAATACGGTAAGAAATTAGCTAAGAATTATTCGAAAAAATTATCAGCCGAGCAAAAACGTCAATTAAGAAATGGCGAAAAAGTTACGCTGAAAGGAACAAAAGGTAAACTTAGAAGGAAATTAAAGAAATATAATGCACAGGTTAAAACTGGGGGAGTTTCTGTTCCTGTTGCTGAAGAAGGACCTGGATCTATTGATATTCCAACTGGGGATGAGATTGTTGCAGACGCTCAGGCGGCTCTCCAAGCATTCATAGATTCGGCTAATATTGCTGAAACAGATTTTGTCACGTCGGCTGCTAGTCTTGCCGAACAAAAAGTTCAGGAAATCCGCGATAATTTCGATTACATCAATAATGCCTATTAGACACAGCTCGGATTCCAGGAAGAATTAAGAAAACTGAACGAACAGGTGGTAGATGATGCTGAAACCTTCGGTAATAGCATTAACTCCGCAATGAGGGATCGTCAGATTGCCAACCTAAAGATTGAGCGTCATCTGAAATAGACTGAAGTTAGTTCTTTAAAGAAGCAGCTTGAAGTCGGAATGACGACAAATGGTTCCGATGTAAACGGCAGTACCCCTCAAGAACGGGCGAAGGCATCTCTAAAAGAGCCGTGGGTTGCTATGCAAGACGTAGTAGATAAGCCCACAACGAAAGGGAATATCAACTCTCCTGTGAACGATGTTAGCGAAACACAGGGAGTAATCCTCGAAGGATCCCGCGAATGGGTTGAAATGACACAGACAATCAAGGAGGCCGAGCAAGCCGTCCACGAATACGATGTGGCGATTAAGAAGCTCGAACTGAAGAAATTCGACGATATCAACGATCATTACGAGACTCAGATCGGATTCCTTGAGACCATTCACAGTTACTACGAACGGAATATCGATGATACAGAAAAATTCGGGGATCAAGTTTTCGAGCAGATGCGCGACTTCGAGAAGCATAATCTCCAGATTGAAAAGCAGAGAAAACAAATCCAGGCCGACTCTCTTCAGAGGCAGCTGAACGAAGCTGTTTCCGGTGGATACGTGGAACAGTACTCTCTCGAATGGGTGAGACTGAAGAAGGATATCTATGAGGCGCAACAGGCAGTCCATGATTACAACGTACAACAGAAGGAACTTGATATCAAAAAGCTTGAAGACATCGTAAATCATTACAATAAGATCGTTGACTTTATGCAGACGATGGCTGGCCTGAATAACATCTGGTACGACCGCGACGAAGCAATCAGTAATTATAAGAAAGAATCCTATTACACCACTAATATCTCAGATCAGAGAGCGATTGCCAACAAACAGATCCAGGAGGCGGTAAAAGAACAGGAAATGTTCAACAAGCTTGTCTCTCAGGGTGTATACGTAAAGAATTCTGATTCTTATATCGCGAAACAGGCCGAGATTAACAAACTCTGGAAGAATGGTTACGACACTCTTAACGAGGTCGCTAAACTTGAAGCCGAGTGGATTCAGTATTCCGTAGATAACTTCAACAGAGTCATCGACAAGCAGGATACGTTCATCAATAACCTAAACATCATGGCTGAACTCATCAACGACGCTCAGATGTGGGATTATGATTCCGGCGATCTCCAAACGCCGGGACAGCTCAACATGGTGGTTGATAAGCAGTCGTTTGATCAGGCACTTTCAGAAATCCAGTAGATCGACCGCGAAAAGAACCGTCTGTATCAGGAATTCAGGACAAACGCGAATTACGGCCAGGAAGCATTCGACGAAAACATCAAAGCTTTGACGGAGCAACAGATGGACGCTCTCCAAGCTGCGAAGTCTGCTCTTGAGTCGTTTACGGAAACCGTAGAGGTCACCGCCCAGAGACAATTAGCTGCGCTAAATAAAGTTATAGACAAGCACAAATAGGCTTTGCAAAAGAAAAAGGCGTATTTTGATTATGATAAGCAACTTAGAGACCAGAATAAAGAGATAGCCATTTTAGAAGCACAGTCCCGCGCACTCGTAGATGTTACTGACGCTGAGTCCAAAGCGCTCAAAGCCAGAATCGATGCCCAGATCAAACAAAAGCGTGAAGAACAGAGTGACACAATCCGCGACCACAGCGTACAGCTCCAGACGGAAGGGTTGACTGATCTTCAGACGAAGCTTCAGGAAAACTATGATAAATGGTCTCACGGATTCGAGGCGGATTCCGCACAACAGCTCGACGTAATGCGAAGTACCAACCTGACAACAGACCAGATGGCTACGACTATGGACAACCTTCTGAGCACATTCGGAACGAATATGTCTCAGATGGGCGTACAGGTTGCGACCGTGAATGCAGCGACTTCCGATGCTGTGTACGCAGTAAACGGTAGATTCAATGCTTTTACTGGGAATGACACTATATACAGCGCGGCTGTAAGGTCAAATGCAGATATGCAGAACAAAATGGTGTCTTCTCTCTCAGGACCAGTTTCTGATGTGATGAACAATAAGCTGGCATCTACCTGGACTTACCTGACGTCCGGCGGTGAAGCTACCATGATCGATATCCTCGATTACACGTCTGATATGATCGACGATCACCTTATCTATCTTGATGAGATGGTCGCTAATCTCCCGGATGAATTAGAGGATCCTCTGAATGGTATTTCTGATTCTATTGATGCTGCGGTGGGCGAGATCACAGATTTCGAAGCTCAGGCAGTCTATACCATACAGGGGAGCATTGTAGGAACTACTTCTGCTGTTATAGGGGCTGGAACTATGATTGCCGGTTCTCTAGGGGCTGTAAATAAAGCAATAGGTTTGGCAGCTTCAACTATTATTGAAAAAATGGCTCAAATGAACGGATATGATACTGGAGGAGGATCCGAGTAGAATTCAGACCCAGAACCAGTAGCAAGTGGAAACGGATTTATAGATTCGGAAGCAGCTGCTAGGATATCCAATGAGGCAGCACAGAATGCAGCTCAAGCCGCGGCCGATGCGGAAATGGCGGCAGCGAAAGCGGCCGAAGCGGCGGCGAAAAAGAGAGATAAGAAAAACAAGAACAAAAAGAAAGCCACCGGATCCCGCGGAATTAACAGGAAAGGCCGTTATCTGACTCAGGAAAAAGGCGGAGAAATCATCACGACGAAGGACGGCGTACTCATCCCGCTCGAACCTGGTGATGGCGTGATTCCGTCCAGGCTGACACAGAAGCTGTTCGAAATGGCACAGGCGTACCCGAACCTTCCGGGGATGGGTACAGTCGAAGTTCCGCAAATCCCCGTTTCAGGAAGCAAAACAAACGTCAATGTTTCGTACGGCAGTTTGCTCACAATAAATGGCAATGTTGATAAGGAAGCTCTTCCAGGGCTTAAAGAAATTCTTAAGCAAAGCTATGAATATACCGTACGCAAAATTAGTGCCGATATGGTACGTGGTGGAATGAGAAAATCTCATAGATGACAATTGATTATTGTATAGCTAGGGGATGATGTAATATCATCTTCTAGCTATGTTCAAAGGAGGAAAATGGTTTGAGTTATATCGATGAATGGGTAACAACTAAATGGAGTCATATGACAAGGTAGCACTATGAAAAACTTGGTTATGTATTTACAAAATATAGAGAACCATTTCCAGTCAAGCCTTGGGACTTACCATCTACTTCGGGGGTGAAAATACATGTAGAATGTGATAATTGCGGTACGTTAACTACTATGACAGCACAAGCATATCATGCCAGATTAGATAGCAACGATGGGCATTATTATTGTAAAAAATGTGGAAGAAAGAATTACTGGAATAAGCAAAGAAATGACGGCTTTGCAAAATAGCAAATGAAAATTTACTACGATTATTGCGATACAAATCATTATGTTCCGCTTTCACAAATTGACGATTATGAGGGATGGAACACCCAATTAGAATTTAAATGCCCGAAACACGGGACTCAAACTATTATCTACTCATAGATTCGACAAGGGACAAGGTGTAGATAGTGCGGATATGAAACTATACGAGAAAAGACACGTACTCCTCTCTTTGAAATTAAATAGTATTTTGATGATTCAGGAATAGAATGGATTAATCCTAGGGAATATATAAATGCAAGAAAAAAGAACCTACAGGTGAAATGTCCGGAATGTGGCGAATTATTTACCACTAGTTATGAATTATTCAAAAAATCATTAGGGGTTTGCCAAAAATGCGCGTATAAAATCCGTTCTGTTCCAGGGAAATTTACTGTTGACGACATCATAGATATTTGCAATAACCTTGATGTCGAAATATTAAATCCTTATGATTATCAAGATTGCCAGACAAAAAACTTAAAAATAAAATGCAGTGGGTGCGGGTAGGTTATTTTCAGAACTATTACCGCAATTAAATATGGATATACAAATTGCCCAAACTGTTATCCGTCGAGCAAAGGAGAGGAAACAATCAATCGTATATTAAATAAGTATTCCATTCGCCACTAGAGACAGAAGAAATTCTCTGACTGTGTCGATAAACTCCCCTTACCTTTTGATTTTTATTTACCCGATTATAATATGGTAATATAGTTCGATGGCAAACATCATTTTGAGCCAGTCTTTTCTTTGTAGGATTTCTTAATATGTAAAAAGCATGACAACATTAAGAATTTGTATTGTGAAAGAAACGGAATATATATCATTCGTATTCCATATACGAAACAAAAATAGTTGGAAACTATATTGGTTCAATAGTTATAGTTAATGTAACTCTTCAAGGGCGGCGGGAGTCAAATCCCGCCGTCTAATTTTATAAAAGAAAGGGGTGAGGCAATTTGGCAGGATTTATTTACAACGGCAAGAGTACAGAAGAGTTTTTGCCGGACGACCTCGCGGTCGGCTTCTTTGACGGCTCGACTGACGGCTACGGACTTGAACGGGAATTACAGAGGGGCACTCCTACCCTCTCTAGGCCGATCCCGAATGAATATGGCGCACTGGAAGCCCCGGCAGAGATTACGCTTAGTCTCCTCAAGTGCAGCGCTGGGCTGATCACCAAGGAGGAACAGATTAAGATTGAGACATGGCTGACTGAGCCGAAACTTTCTACTCCGTTATATTTTATACCGAGCGGGAAAAAGACCATCACTGGCCCCACTCCTTACTATTACGGAATTTTCACAAGGACAGAATGGATTCCGGGAGGCGGCGGATTCCAGGCGGTAAAGCTGACTTTCCAGCCTACGACCGTTTATCCGTTCATGAAAGTGACGGAGAAGATTAACCTGAAAGGTAATACTGATCGGAAGATATCTGTATCCCGAGTTGATGACAGCTACATCTATCCGGTTATCACACTCAAGGATAATAACGGCGACTTCTCCGTCCTGAACACGACGACCGGAGATCACATCATGAAACTCACAGGTATCTCTTCTATCTCCGAGCTTTCCATAGACTGTAAGAACTGTATCATTACAGACCTCAGTACAGGGAAAACGCTCTCTTTCTCTGAAATCGGCTGGAAGACAGTCTAGGATATTTCCTGGCTCAGGCTCTACCAAGGAGTGAATGAACTTGAACTGTCAGGATCAGGTACAGCTACGATTACTTACGAGATACCGTTTAAGAAAGTAGGTGGATGGTTTGAGTAAAGACGTAAGAAAAATTTATTTGTGCCGCCCAAATCTCGAGCCTATCTGTGAGCTAAACGGCGTAGATCCGGAAACCGTGCTGATCAGTACCCACGTAAAGGACTTCGATGAACTGACTTTTACGGTTGACCGCTATGTGAACATAGACGGGAAGCTGGTCGAATCGAACGGCTACGAATACCTGAATGTAGCCATGTACTATCATGTATAGGATTACGGCTTCTTCAGGTCTGAATATCCGATGCTTGAGAATGACGGGGATAAAGAAACGAAGAATATTACGGCCTATTCTATATAGAAAGAAGTGTTCAATGTGGACTGGGTAGGCTTGAAGATAAACACGGCAGAGGAAGACTCTCAAGAAATGCTGATCGACGGCAACGTGACAGGGTATGCCATGCCTGAAAAGCTGATTTCGTTCCACAACCCGTATGATGAGCGTTTTTCTCTTCTGCATATATTGATCAGTAAGATCCCACTATGGTCGATAGGATACGTAGACCCTTATATTTACCGCCGGAGGGATGCCAACGGGAATTTTCTACAGGCGACGAAGAAATCAACGACCGGACAAGATATTCCGCAAACTGTCACTTATTCAGGAAAACGCTGGGTTTATAACGACGACGGCGATTTTGTACAGGAAGAAGGGACATGGACTGAACCGGAATACGAACTGAAGTCGGTTGGTATCTACGACGAGGACAACATCTCTATCTATGCTTTTCTCACTACTGTCCTTGGCCCGAAGATTGGCGCACTCTTCTTCTTTGACACTGAACACAGGATCATCCATGTGGTCAGCAAGGAGTACATGGAAAACAGCAATGACAAGTACGACACGGGAATCTATGTCGGGTTTAGGAACCTTGCCAACGACGTCACTCTTCAGGTTGACGAAGATTCGGTTATTACGAGGGTAAACTGCGAAGGCGGCGAAGGGCTTAACTTCCTTGATATCAACTATGGATCGAAGCGCCTGATTGACCTATCGTATTTTGCGCACGAACCATACATGACGTAGGAGACTGCGCAGAAAGTCATCGCTTGGCAGAAAATGATCGACGACAACCGCCCGGCATATAAAGAGCTTGCGGCGTAGGCTATATACATCAACGATAAAATCAATGACATCACGTACAAAGTGCCGTCGGATGACGACTACTGGAAACAATGGAGCGGCATGAATGAAGAAGCCCTGAATAAGTCTCTGGCTTACTACGAGGCAGAACTTGCCATGCTTCAAGAATCCGTGGACGACACACCACAGTACGACGCAAACGGAAAATACGTGATCTACAATCAGGGAAAGACTGACACATGGTATGGTGGCAAGCTCTCAGAAGCCCAGAACGGATACGGTGGCTACGGCACATATTACGAGATTACGACATATATCATCCCGAATATCAAGATCGCCCTGAACAACCTGACAATCCTTCCCTCAGATCCGAGGTATAAGGATCCGATAGAACAGGTCGACTATGACTGGGATTTGTACGGAATCGTTGAACTGGAAAACCAGATCAAGAATCTTGAAAACCAGTACCGGATTCTGAAAGACGAGTACGGTGAAGCATGGCCTGACAGAGACACTGAACAGGCGAATGCGATTATGGGCGCGAATGCCTGGAACAAGGAATACTACGAGACACAGAGGCAGGAGTTTATTAAGCTTAACAATGCCGTAGGCCCCAACGGGTCAGCATACACGCATCTTGATAAACTCTACCTTGAAAGGGATGGTACGAATCGCAAAGGTGAGAAAGTATCCGATGAAGCGGTCTCTGCTTCCCTGAATGGGCAGCTATCTGTCATTCTGGCTCAGATGGCACCGTACAAAAAATACTACGATCTTCCGAGTCAGTTCACAGAGGAAGAACTCGCGCAGATCTATCCTCTTATGATGGATACGGATTACACGAATTCCAACATCGCGATGCAGGAAACGGACACCGCTGTGACCAGGGTAGAACTCGAACAGGATCTTCTGGAAGACTGTATAGACAAGGTATCTGAACTCTCCCAGCCTCAGATATCCTTCACTACTGAGCTGGATAATTTGTACCGGATCGAGGCATTTAAGAACCTTCGGAAGGATCTGAAACTTTTGAACTATATCCATCTGGCCGTCAGGGATGACTATATCGTGAAACTCCGCGTGGTCGGCATCAGCTGGAACCCGTGTGACATCACCGAGGAGCTTACCCTTGAATTCTCAAATATGATTACGACGAGGTCTGGCCGCACAGACTTCACGGATATCCTGAATACGGAAAACAACCGTGGTCAGCGGAACTCTATCCAGATCGGTGCAAACGGTCAGATCGGCGGATCCGGCGAAGCTATCGATTACCTGACGAACCTAATGCAAGCATTGTCGGGTACTGGTATTTTCAAGAAAGCCGTAAAAAATACCGTGACAAACCCGATCAGCGGGGTCGGCATGAGTTCTGTTACGGAAGAAGAATTTATGTACGCTCTGAAAACTGTGCCGGGTATGTCACGCTTCGTCTTAGATACGGCGCGAGCTTCTGCGCTTGACACTGACGACGTGATCATGCAAGGCGGCAAGATTAAAGCTGGCTTCATAAACGCGAAATACATTGCGGTAGATAAAGTGATGTCTACCAACTATGTTCAGGCTACTGCCCTCGACGTTTACTCTAACTCAGGAACTCTGATCGACCTGACGACTGGCGCGATTTCCGCCAAAAACTTCGCTGTAGATGCGGACGGCAACGGCTACTTCCGTGGAACCGTATCCAGCGCGAAGATCATTTCCTCCGTGATTCAGAACGCGGAATCAAATCCGACATTCTTCGTTAGTGCTGAAGGTGTCATTACGTCCAGGAATGCCGATGGTACTTCCGAGACAGTGATCAACGCCGGAAAGTTTACGACGAATACTGCCAATATCACTGGCGGGACACTGAAGGTCGGAAAGAAATTCCAGGTTGATGCTGACGGAACATTCACCTGTAAGGGCGGATAGCTCGCGGGCTGGACAATCGATGAGAACAGTATCTACTTCGGAACGAAGGAAACAGGAACAGGAAACAGCGATGTCACTCTGAAGAGTCGTGGTACGTTCGAGCGAGTGGTTGGAGGTACGAACAGAAAATACCTGAAGTTAGCTATAGGCTCACGTTTTGGTGTTGCTCAGGATGGATCTGTGTACTGTAATTATCTGACCGCCATCAATGCCACGCTTACCGACGCGAATGTTTCAGGAACGATTACCGCGACCGCCGGGACTATCGGAGGTTGTTAGATCAACAACGGAAAACTAAGTATTCCTTCCGCAAATATTTCAGGCACGATTACTGCAAACGGAATCAATCTCGGAAACGGTAAATTTGTTGTAGGGACTGACGGGACTATGACTGCAAGCGCTTCTAACATTACTGGAACAATTCATGCCACGGATCTGTTAGCAAATAATCAGTATAAATTAAACGCCAATATCAACGGCACGAACACCACTCTCACAGTTGTTTCAATGACGTATGAACCTGTATACGGTGAAACCTGGGATAGTAAATACTATATCTAGTATACTATGCCAAAACTTACCATAGGGCCCGCTTCTTCTACAGGTGCTTATATTAGTTTCGATTGTCCCGTATTGTTTGCATCCGCCCCAAAAATCCCAGATGGAATACATCATGGACCTAGCCCAGGTAATCCTCATGGGGGATCAAGATATCAATGTCTAGTTACCAGCACTGCGAATAGTCTTCTTTTTGACTTAAACAGTAGTTCTACATCTGGATGGTATATGGGAATGGTTGTAAATGATTCTAGTTATACGGTTCCTTTATAGACTTCAGATAGAAATCTCAAGAGAAATATTATTGACACAAACGTTAAAGCGCTTCCACTCATTAATACTATCCAGCACAGAGAATTCGTGTGGAAAGATAGTGGTATTAAGCAAGACCTTGGTTATATCGCTCAGGAGATAGCATAGGTTATTCCCGGAGGCGGTTACCCCGTAAAGCAGCCCGACGGAAGTGAAACCTATCAGGTGAGCACTTTCAAGATCATGCCGTACGTCACCAAAGCGATTCAGGAGTTATCCGCCGAGGTTGACGAATTAAAGAAAGAAGTCGAAAGACTTAGGAAATTAACGAAATAACAGGAGGTGAGAATAAGTGAGTAAGACAGTAACTTTTAATTTTGCGAACTATGTCCCCGGACATTACGTATAGTCTGAGCCAGTTTACAGATACGACGCCGGAAGGTCAATCTACTGTACCGGAATCTCGGACGACATTACTGGTGCGGAGGTTCACTTCTCTGCTCAGGGACAAGAAGAAGCCGGGGCGTTCAACTGTACGATCAGAAGTGGGACCATCTCCTGTGATATCCCGAATGAGTATCTGAGGCAGGCTTATCCGATTAACGTATATATCTACGTGACCCAGGATAACTCTACTATCACTACCTACGAGGGACGAATCCCGGTGATAGACCGCGCAGAACCCGCTTCGTATACTGGCGACGCTGATTCTACGGCGAACGGAATTCTCGCACTGGTCAAATCTTACGCGAACGGCACCGGTGGCCTGACCGTTTACACATTCTCAGGAAACCGCCCTGACGGGAATAAAATAACCAGAGATGTTTCGTCTGCGAGGCTGACAAAATGGCTCGCGTCTATGACAGCGAACGAGAACGGGACTTACACTGATTCAGACGGTGTCGTCTGGACTCAGGTAGGAAAACGCTCCGTCGGCGACCGTGATGAAACAACGGATAACGCTCAGTACTGGTCTCAGCAAGCTATGGCAGCGGCCCTGTCCGTAGAAACCGGGCTTTCTGAAGAACAGTATCAGAGATTTATAGAATCGATTTCCTCGATGGATTTCAACGGCGGCTACGTAGACAACGCCGGATATATGTATCTCACTAAGGATGGTGCAGCTCTTGATAGAGAAGATTTCGTACCGTTCTACATCGGCGCTTCGTTTGATGGCGGATATGTAGATGAAGAGACCGGATATCTCCACTTAACAAAAGATAACGAAGAGATTGATGGCTTCACACCATTCTATGTCGGATACGGCGGAGGAGGAGGTGGAGGCGGCGGTGGCGGCGGAACAGTCTCCACTGTAATTGTGACCAATACGACAGGATGGCTCTCCACTTCTATCTCTACGTCTGCGACTTGTGTTCTAACCTTTAACTGGAGTTCTACTCTCGACGGGACTTCTACGGGTGTAGGTACTCTCTCTGTTTCAGTCAACGGTTCTGAAGTGATGAACCGTGGTATTGAACAGGGCAATGTCTCTGTATCCGTGGCCAGCTATCTCGTAGTCGGAACGAATACCGTCAGGGTAAAAGTCTCTGATATGTACGGAACTGCGAGGACAATCACATATGCTATCAAGGTGATTGACATCTCGCTCTCCGCTCCGAGCTTCAACACGAACCAGGTTTTCACAGGCCCGATCCAATTCACGTTTATTCCGAATGGCAAATTGGAAAAGACTATCCATTTCCTGATTGACGGAATGGAGCAGACGAATCTTCAGATGACCACATCGGCATCTGGTACGAGCGTCACACAGACTATTCCGGCTCAGAAATCCGGTTCCCACAGACTTGAGGTTTACGCCACAGCTATAGTGTCCGGCGACGAAACGACTTCGAACCGTCTGGTATTTGAAATAGCGTGTGCGGATACGAGTACGAACGCGCCGATTATCACGATGCAGTACGAGAGTCTGACGGTTCCGCAGTATTCAAACATCGTCATCACCTACATGGTGTACGATCCGAACGCTACGACTACGACGATCCAGAAGTTGGTGAATAACAAGCTCCTGAATACAGAAGAAGGTGTGGAATCCAGAGAATACACCTGGAGTTACAGGGCTGAGACAGTCGGCACCCTCTCTCTCACTATCGTCTGCGGCGCGACCAGGAAGACGCTTACGTTCACCGTTACGGCTTCAGAGGCAGAAATCGGCGCGGTTACTGACAACCTTCAGCTTTATCTGTCCGCTGCGAACAGGTCAAACAATGAACAAAATCCGGCGATCTGGAAATACGGCAATATCAGCGCGACATTCCAGAATTTCAACTGGTCTTCTGACGGCTGGATTTCGGACGAAAAACTGAATACGGTATTGCGGGTGATGGGCGATGACAGAGTAACTATCCCCCTCAAAATTTTTGAAACGGATTTCAGAGGTACAGGCGAAACTATCGAGTTTGAGTTTGCGACACACGATGTCAAAGATTATAACTCGAACATCATCTCTTGCTTCAGCAACAACATCGGTCTTCAGATTACCGGGCAGAAAGCTATGCTGAAGTCGGCCGGATCTGAAGTTTCATGTCAGTTTAAGGAAGATGAACATGTTCGCATCTCGTTCGTTATTCAGAAGGTTACGGGTGAGAATAGGCTGATCTTCCTGTACATCGATGGTATCATGTCCGGTGTCATTCAGTACGATTCATCAGACACCTTCACTCAGACGACTCCGGTGGGCATTACTATAGGAAGCGATGACTGCGCGGTTGACATCTATTGTATCCGTATCTACAACAACAGCCTGACAAGTTCTCAGATCGTCGGCAACTGGATCGCGGATACCCAGGATTCTAATTTAATGCTCAGAGAATATGCCCGGAACCAGATTTACAACGATTACGGCGAAATCTCTCTGGAACAGTTTAGAGATCTTCAGATTACTGACTCGGCTGGAAATTCTATAAAGCTTCCATATATCATATTCACCGCTCCTGAACTTCCTCAGTATAAAGGAGACAAGAAAACCTGTACGGTTGAGTATGTCGATCCGGGAAATCCGGCGCAATCGTTCACTGCTACTGGTGTTAAGATCAATGTTCAGGGTACATCTTCGCAATATTATGCAAGGAAGAATTATAAAGTTACATTTGCAAAAGGAATTGATTTAACCAATTCAAATAAACACTTAGACGGATTTTATCTGAGGGGTGAAGGTAATAGTATTATAACAGATACATTTACATTTAAGGCAGACGTCGCTTCTTCTGAGGGTGCTAATAACGTAGAACTTGTTCGTCTATATAATGATATTGATCCGTACAGGAACACCCATAGACTTGAAAACGACGATGTCCGTTAGGGTATTGACGGATTTCCGATTGTCGCTTTTTGGAATGACGGGAATACTACATCATTTCTCGGGCGTATGAATTTCAATAATGATAAAGGAACCCCTGAAGTCTTCGGTTTTGCTTAGGGCGACGAATCTTGGGAACAGTTAAATAACAATACTGCTCAGGGTCTCTTCAAATCAGACGATTTCACCTCTGACATAGTGGTCGACGCCACTACTGGAGAAAAAGCCAAAGCGTGGCTTCAAGCTTTTGAGGGACGTTACCCTGAAGATAATGAGGACGGCACCAATCTAGCTGAAATGGTTTCATGGGTGGTGTCAACAGATATTTCAGGTGTTGATTCTAACGGCGAAGAATATCCGACTTTCACTGAAGCGTTTGAAGGAACCGGAAGTTCTGCGTCGTTCGCACTTAAGAGAACGCCAACAGAGATGGGCGATGTCCTACTCAATAATTCCGTGACGACCAACTACACACTTGAAGGAAATGTACTTACTTTCAGCACTATCCCGGCAATCGGTGTTCCGATCTCGGTAACATATGTGGCAAAGTTCATTACCTATGACACTCCCCTTGAAGAGCCGAAAACTTATTCCACGGTAACTTTCAATGCTCAGGGACATCCCGTATTTGACGGTACGACAACGGAGTATACAATAGATAGCCGTGAATATAGAATCGCTAAGTTTCATGATGAATTTGAGAATTACTTCGTGAAATCATCTACTATTTTCTATTATATTTTCACAGAGCTGTTCCTAATGGTTGACTCGCGTACTAAGAACGCTTTCCCGTCATTCTTCGTAAAAAGTGACGGAAGCCGCGAAAAATGGTCATGGATGCCGTATGACATGGATACCGCGATAGGCATCGATAACCAAGGTTAGCTGAGCTTTACCTATTCTTTAGAAGACACTGATCTTACCGAGGCTGGTGCTCTGGTCTTTAATGGTCAGAGGTCTGTGCTCTGGAATAACCTTCGGGAAGCCTTTGCTTCAGATATTGCTGCCATGTACGGCACACTCCGTTCTGGTCGGCTTACTTACGCCAATGTAAAGAAGATGTTTGAGGATCATCAAGCGTACTGGCCCGAAGCAGTCTTCAATGAAGATCAGCTTTATAAATATATCTGGCCTTTGAGTCATCCGACGAGAACACCCGATGGAGAAATCACGAACTCTACCACAATTTATCTTCCGATGCTTCAGGGTTCAAAGAAACGTCAGCGTGAATGGTGGCTCTACAACCGATTCCAGTACATGGATTCAAAATATCAGACTGGTGATGCAATCAACACATATACAAACGTTGTATCATTCAGAGCTTATAACAAAGCGAATATCTCCATCAAGCCATATATTGACCTCTACGTTACGGCGAGATATGGTAACACGGCGGCTGTATCAAAGAGGACTAAGCGACTTGAGACCGCAGTTCTCGAATGCCCGATTGACACTTTGAACAATACGGAAGTGGCCATCTTCTCAGCGAGCCAGATCGCGGAGATTGGCGACTTGTCGCCTCTTAAGATCGCTTCTGTCCAGATGGCAAACGCAACGAAGCTTCAACATCTGAAGATTGGCGATTCAGACCCGAATTATGAAAACGGCTACCTGACAACCATCGGTCTAGGTTCGAATAAGATGCTTGAAACGCTCGATCTCAGAAACTGTCCAAACCTTACTACTATCTCCGGTGGATCATATGACGGCCTCGAAAAATGTACCGGGCTGAAAGAAGTCTATCTTGATGGCACGTCGGTCGGCAGCTTGACACTTCCGAACGGTGGTGTTCTTGAAATTCTTCATCTGCCGGATACGATCTCAATTCTTACGATCAGGAATCAGCCGTCCATCAGGGACTTCATCTTCACATACTCAGACACGTTTACAGGCGATGGAGAGACGACGGCATTCGAACTGGCTGAAAATGCGACAAATATCACGTTCGTAAAAGTCGATGGCGTTGTCACAACAGAATACACATTCTCTGGAAATACTGTGACGTTTAATTCCGCCCCGGCCAACGGCGCTGTTATTAAAGTCGCTTCTTCTGGGGTTATGCCGACGAATATCAGGAAACTCCGTATAGAAAACTGCTCTTCCGCCATCGATTCAAAAGCGATTATGATGAGCATGGAAGACAGATTGCCCGTCCGCCTGATCGGTGTTGACTGGACTTCTTCAGGTGACACGGAGACCCGCGCCATCTTTGACAAGATCCAGGCTATGCGTGGTATCGATTCCACTGATGCTGGTCTGGAAATTCCGAAAGCCGTAGTATCCGGTGTTCTGTCCGTTGATTCAATGGGCACTTTCGAATATTCAGATACATTTACCGCGGTCGGTAATGAATTATCGTTCAACATGAAGTACATCCCTGAAAGCATAACGTCTGTTACTGTAGACGGAACTTAGGTTAGTGATTATAATACGCAAGGTTATTCTCTCGTATTCGATGAATCGCTACCGGCTGGAACCGAAATCCAGATCTCGTACGTAGCCAGCTTGTACGACAGCTTTGTGACTTCCTATCCTGATCTCTACCTGAGAATTGGCGGCTCCATCAAATTCAAATGCCGCTACTATGCTGAGAACGGAACTACTCCTCTTCAGTGCGGGGTAGACGAGCACGGAAACCCGACCTATGAAGTTATCATAGAAGAAGGCGGAACCGCGCCCGACCCGACGAAGAAGTCTTACATAGAGAACTTCGACGGCGACGGGACAACTACTTCTTTCGTCCTCAGGAATGTGCCTACTGAAGTCAAAAGTGTTCAGGTGGGCGGAAACTCTATGGCAGAAGACACCGACTACACGATTTCAGGCAATACAGTCACGTTCGCTACCGCACCTGAAGAATCATCTTATATCTTGGTGAATTATTCGGTAGGTTATATCGATGTCCCGGTTAAACCAGGAAACGCTCAGTACACGTACACATATGTCGGCTGGGACAATGACAACAACAACACACTTAAAAACATCCACTCAAACATGAACTTTGTCCAGACATTCGAGCAGACGATCAACACTTACACAATTTACTTTGTGAACGACGACGGGTCGCCGCTGTACGAAACCACGGTTGAATACGGAACAGAGGCAGTTTATGAAGGATCGCAGAATCCGCCGAGAAAGACGAACGTAGATAATCCCGATGAATGGACATTCACTGGTTGGTCAAAGAGTATTACGAATGTTACCGGAACGGCCACTGTTTACGCCACATACGCAAGTCCGATTCAAGACGAAGAAATCCCAGATGACTGGGATATCATTCTTCAGAATGCAGCGAACAGGTATGTTGAAAGATATACCGGTAATGGTTTAGCAACGAACTTTACTCTTCAGTTCACCCCTTCAGAAATCATGTATGTGAAGGTTGGTGGCGGCGAAGTAGACGGCTATACGGTAAATCAGGCTACAATCGTGTTCAATACACCGCCTGACCGCGACGTAGACATAGAAATAAAGTACAGGACGCGCATATCCTATTCAGTAGGGAACTATAAAGACCTGACGCTTACTGATGGTACGGTCCTCAGGATGCAAATTGTCGGCGTAAATACTGATGAATTGGCAAACGGTTCAGATACCGCGCAGTATAGTTGGATCTCGAAAGACCTTTATCCCACAGGCCATGCTTTTAACGAAAAGTACGTGGAAGGTATCGGACAATACGTTTACAATTCTGAGACTGACCTCTGGTCTTCTGACATCTGTGGAAAACCGTTCTACAATGCCATAGGGCAATGGCGGCTTACTGTTTCAGGTTCAGGGATCCTGACTATTCGCTACATGATTTCTTCCGAAACGACGCATGATTACGGTAATATTTATGTAGACGGGACGCAGATCGCGAACAAGATCTCCGGCGAAACAACATGGATGGAACGCGAAGTCGCAGTAACCAACGGACAAGTCGTAACGGTTGATGCTACGTACCATAAAGACATCAACCAGGACGGAGGTATGGATGCACTGTTTCTCAGATTTGCTCCAGGAGACGGCGTCACTATCTCGACCGAATTCACCGGGACAGATGCAATTCCGCGCAAGGGCGCAATCGGCGGGTTTGACGGGATGATAATGTATTCTTATCTTCAGAACGATGTCAAGGCTCTGTTGCCTGAAGCTGTCCGTAATGCGGTACAGCCGGTAAAGAAGTACACGAGATCCTTACTTAGTGATGGCACACAGATTACGCAAGACCATAACGCACTGTCCACACCTACCATCTGGATTCCTTCACTAAGAGAATTCGGATTCCTGTCAAGTATCTATGAAACTGAAGGCCCGACATATAACTCTGTTTATTTCGATGCGAATACAAGGGTTAAGAAAGTGCGTGACACAAGTGATAATGTTTACTATTGGCTGAGAACTCAGTACACCGACGAATCAGTCGCGTGTATTACATCTATCGGCGGGGATGGCGGGCTTTCCGCTGACGCTGAGACGAGGTTCCCGCTAGGATTTTCGACTTAATGATTTGAGGGGGCTGCTCCGGCAGCTCTCTCTTCCTTATTATAAGGAGGTGAGATAATGGCTTGGAGCTACACTTACAACGAGAGTAAAAAAATGGGCACTTTGCGAATGAATAGGGGAGATACGCCTTCATTAAGTCTTACTGTGCTCATGACCGACGATGAGACCGGTGAGACTTATGAGTACACACCCGATCTTGAAAACGGTGACAGCGTAGTGTTTGCCGTTAAAGAGAACAAAGACGACGAGGGGAACTTATTCTTTGTCCATTGTGAAAAAGATATGGTTCTTCGGCTGAAATCAACGGACACCAGGAATCTTCCTCTCACGAACGATAAGTATTACTGGTAGTTATCCGTCAATATCCCTTCAAATGACCCTGAGATACCAAACTTTCATTGTACGTATCTGAGCGGTCTCTTGATACTCGATATGGAAATCTATTACGACCTAGATACTGGTTCTGAAGAATGAAAGGGGGATAACCTATGGATAATATAAAAGGAACGATGTCCCCGCGCAGTATCAATATCTCTGGGGTCATTTCTCAGAAAGTTCTTCAAGGTCTTTCCGCGTATGAGATAGCTGTTGCTAACGGCTTCGAAGGGACGCAAACATAGTGGTTGCAATCTCTAAGAGGTGAACACATATAGTTTATGTCCGATGGTTTGACAATTTACTATAAGTACGAATCCGATGAAGAATGGACGACCCTTGTACAGATCGACAAGCTCATGACTAATTATTCAGTCCTTGACAATAAACCGAGCATTAACGACGTAGAACTCGATGGGAACAAAACCCTTGATGAACTTGGGATTCAAGCAAAAGGGGATTATGTAGAACAACAGGAAGGCTACGGCCTTATTTCTGATATAGAAAAAGAAAGACTGAGTCATGTGGACAACTATGATGACTCAGAAATCAGACAGGCGATCGAGGCAATCATCCTGAACGCCGTGACAGGTGTTAAAGGTGCTGCGGAGTCCGTCTATCGTAAGGGCGATGTCAACATTACCCCTGAGAATATAGGATTAGGAAATGTTGACAATACCCACGACGCGGATAAAAACGTCCTTTCCGCTGTCCAGGATTCTGAAGGAAATGTCTTTGGTGAGACTTACTTCAATGCGATCCTCGAATCCGATGGCGAAACATTCCTTGTAAGGCCGGATGGCACGTCTGAAAAACTGATGGTCTCGGAGCATACACACGATGCTTCTGAGATAACATCGGGTACTATTGATATAGCAAGGCTCCCGGCCGGTGCTCTTGATCGGCTGATCACTGTTGATAACAGGATCCAGAGATATGCTCTTACGAGAGATCAGGTTCAAAACGGCGACACCGTACAACAGCTAGACACTGGCGTAATGTACCGTGTTGTAGATGACACGCAGCTCAACAGGGCAGCGGGGTATAAAGAATATACTGCCGGAAGAGCTTCGGCTGTTCCGTGGAGCGGCATTGAGGATAAGCCCGAGACTTATACACCGTCTTCTCACACACACGAAATCTCTGATATCACGGATATAGCTGATGCTTCTGTTCACGATGCCGAACAACTGAAGACACCCAGGTTCTTCTCCATTTCAGGAGGTGCAACCGCACAGGGCGTATCTTTTGACGGAACAGGGAATGTCGTTCTTGTGGTGACCGCACTTGATACCAGTCTTCTTTCTGGGACGGCGGATATCGACATCACGGGGAACGCGGCTACGGCTACTCAGTTCGCTAGGGAAAGAACTATTGAAGTCACCGGTAAGGCTACCGCAGCCCCGAAGGTTTATGACGGTCGCCAGAACATTGCTCTTGAAATCACTGATCTTGATGCAGCTGAGAAGAACCACACACACACCGTATCTGATATTACGGATTTAGATATTCAAAATCTTGCGGCAAATACGGCAAAATCTATTGCTGACTTCGCCACAAGCAATACGGACACGTATTCTGATGTCTGGTTCAGCGATCCTCTTACACCAGAAAAACCCGTTCATAATTCCGGAATTCAGTTTAATCCGGTAAAAGACACCTTGAAGGTAGGGAATTTCCAAGGTGCCCTGAAAGGCAATGCTGATTCGGCCTCTGCCCTTACAACAGACGCGGGATCCGCTACTCAACCGGTATACTTCTTGAATGGGGTACCTGTAGCGACCACACATCAGCTTAACACGACCGTTCCGGCAAATGCGGTATTTACAGATACCCATTATGCTTCGAAGATCGTTGTGGCTGGTGGTTTCAATGCAAAAGAAGACACAGCCGTATCATTGTCTAACGGAAATGTTTATCTCAACCATATTGAGAATGGTGTGATCACATCGTCCCGTAAGATCACCGGAACAGGGGCTACTACTGTTACGGCTGATGAACACGGTAACCTGATAATTAATGCAACCGAAAAAACTTACACGGCGGGTTCTGGAATTTCTATCTCTAACGATACAATATCTAACGCCGGGGTACGTTCTATTTCAGAGAGCACTGAACGCGGAAACATTACGGCCAACATCGACGGAACAGCTAGGGACATTCCGGTTCACGGTCTTAAATCAGCCGCCTATACAGATTCAAGCGACTATGCTACGGCAGGGCACAAACATTCCTTCTCTGAACTTCAGAATAAGCCGACCACTATCGCCGGATACGGAATCACAGATGCGGCGAGTGCTACTCATGGACATGATGCGTCTGAAATCACTTCCGGTACAATAGATATTGCGAGGCTTCCCGCCGGTGCATTAGAGAAACTTGTCCCCGTTGCGAATGAAACAGAGAGATATGCGCTTACTAAGGCTCAGGTCCAAAACGGGGATACAGTACAACAGGAAGACACAGGCGTTATGTACCGTGTCGTAGACGAAAACAATCTGGACAAGCCTTCTGGCTACAAAGAATACGTGGCCGGTGCGGCTTCTTCTGTCCCCTGGTCTGGAATTACAGGCAAACCTGAATCATTCCCGGCCAGCGAACATACACATACTATTTCAGACATTTCAGATATCACTACAGCGACAGTTGCCAAGGCCGATAAACTTTCAACGGCAAGGACGATCACTTTGTCCGGCGCGGTAACCGGAAGCGCTGATTTTGATGGCTCAGAGAATGTTACTCTGAACGCGGAAGTAAACCACACCCATCAGTACGCCGGTTCACAGACAATAGGCGGCGCGGCAAATTCAGCTGTACGACTGGAGACCTCATCCGCAGGATCATCGGTGACCCCGGTATACTTCTACGAAGGAAAGCCGGTTGCGCTTGATTATCAGCTGAATAAGACGGTTCCAGCCAATGCGGAATTTACAGATACACACTACTCTTCTACTACTGTCATCAACAGCGCGGAAGATTCAACGACCAACTCGAACAGGGCGATCAGTAACGGAAACGTCTTTATCAACCATATCGAGAACGGTGAGGTGAAAGCTTCGCATAGGATCGAAGGAACTGGCTCAGTAACTGTTACTTATGATGATCAGGGTGACCTGATTATCAACGGCACGGTATCAGAATATACAACACTTCCTAATCCTCACGCCTTGAGCGTCAATGGGTACATCTATGACGGTTCTCAGGCTATAGATGTAGGGGTAATTGATGTTGCACACGGCGGTACTGGCAGTTCTGCTGTAGATACCGCTCCTACTCAGGAATCATCCAGGATGGTGACATCCGGCGGTGTTTATGCAGCCCTTGAAGGTAAAGCTGCGGTGAATCATACCCACCAGTATGCGGGATCATCTACTTCAGGTGGATCGGCTAATTCTGCTGAGAGACTAAACAGTAACGCCGGTTCCGCTACACAGCCGGTTTATTTCTCACAAGGAAAACCCGTTGCGACTGATTATGAAGTAAACGCCAGTGTTCCCGCGAATGCGGTATTCACGGATACTCATCATACGAGCAGGATGGCTGTGACGAACTCTTCCACAGGGACTACAGATGCTGATTTCACTATTGCGAACGGAGCTGTATTCCTGAACCATGTTGAGAATGGTGAAGTTAGGTCTTCCCATAGGATAACCGGTTCTGGCGACGCGACGGTAAGGACAGATTCTTCAGGCAATATCATTATCAACGCTGAATCCACCAAATATACGGCATTGCCCAATCCGTTCGGTTTGACCATCAACGGCAAGACCTATGACGGAAGCGCGGCTGTAGATGTAGGTGTCATTGACGTGGCGCATGGTGGTACCGGGAATTCTGTGGCCGACACTGAACCTATAGAAAACTCCACTAAATTCCTTCCTTCAGGGGCTGTTTATACTGCTCTTTAGGGGAAGGCCGATGCGAGTCATACTCACCCGTATGCGGGTTCCTCTACAGCTGGAGGCTCGGCGACGTCGGCTGTTAAGCTTGATTCTAACGCAGGATCGGCAACCCAGCCTGTATACTTTACGGGCGGTAAGCCTACGGCGACAACTCATACTCTTGAAGCCTCAGTCCCGGCTAATGCTGTTTTCACAGACACGCATTACGCCAGTAAGACGGTCATCGGTGGTACGAACGATGCTACTGAAGGCACGTCTACAGGATTAACAAACACGCACGTATTCGTTAACCACGTAGAAAACGGCGAAGTCGTTTCTTCTCATCGTATTTCCGGTACCGGCTCTGCGACTGTGACTACAGACGCTTCAGGAAACATCCTGGTCAATGCTGAAGACACTAAGTACACGGCGCTTCCGAATCCGCACAGTTTATCTGTCAACGGCAAAACGTACGATGGTTCTGAAGCCGTAGATGTTGGAGTAATTGATGTCGCCCACGGCGGGACAGGAAACTCATCCGTAGATACAGCCCCGACGGAAGATTCGACTAAGATGGTTACATCTGGTGGCGTATATACTGCTCTCGAAGGAAAGGCGGATGCGGAGCATACTCACTCTTATGCCGGATCCTCTACGCCGGGTGGTTCTGCTACCTCAGCTGTAAAATTAGACTCAAACGCAGGATCCATCACTCAACCTATATACTTCTCCGGAGGGAAACCTACCGCTACAACCCATACACTTGAGTCATCAGTTCCTGCCAATGCCGTTTTTACTGATACTCATCATCAGGCAAAGAATATTGTGGGTGCGAGCAAAACAGCCACTTCAAACACAGACGCAAATCTGGCAAACGGATCAGTGTTCTTAAACTTAGTAGAGAACGGAGATGTCCGGTCTTCACATAGAATTACCGGAAGCGATGCTGTTTCCGTGACAACCGATACTTCTGGAAACATTGTTATTACAGCTTCTGATACAAAATATACGGCTTTACCGAATCCTCACGCTTTGACCATCAAAGGCAATGGAACAAAACTTGATGATTATGACGGAACCGAAGCGGTTGAGGTCAATATCACTCCTTCAAACATCGGTGCAGCAGCGACAAGCCATAATCACGCATGGGCCGATATCACAAATCACCCGACGACGTTGGCTGGATATGGAATCACGGATTCTCTCGCACCTAAGACACATGGGCATGATGCTTCAGAGATTTCCTCTGGCGTGTTAGACATTGCCCGGATTCCGGTGGCAGCTCTTGAACGTCTCATTCCTGTCGCAGACGAGGCGGCAATGTATACCCTGACGGTGAACGATGTCCAGTTAGGGGATACTGTCCAACGCGAAGATACAGGAGTGATGTATCGTGTAATCGACATATAGAATCTCGATAACGCGGCGGGTTACAGGGAATATGTGGCCGGTGCTGCTTCCAGTGTTCCGTGGCAAGGTATTACGGGGAAACCTGAGACTTTCACGCCTTCAGCCCATACTCACCAGTATGCAGGTTCTTCTACCGCCGGTGGTTCAGCTAATTCAGCCGTGAAACTTGATTCTGACGCAGGATCGACAACACAACCGATTTATTTCTCAGGCGGAAAGCCTACGCCTACAACTCACACTCTCGAAGCTTCGGTTCCGGCTAATGCCAAGTTCACCGATACTCATTATGAGAGTAAGACAGTCGTTGGCGGCACGAATGATGCTGTTACTGATACATCTATAGGATTAACGAACACTCACGTCTTCGTCAATCACGTAGAGAACGGTGAGGTAGTTGCGTCTCATAGCATCTCAGGTACCGGTTCGGCTACCGTAACCACAGATGCTTCAGGAAACATCCTGATCAATGCCGAAGATACCAAATACACAGCGCTTCCCAATCCGCATGCTTTATCTATTAACGGAAAGTCGTATGATGGCTCTGAGTCCGTGGACGTTGGGGTGATCGATGTCGCTCACGGTGGAACAGGTAATTCTTCCGTAGATTCCGCGCCGACCAACAATTCTACCAAGATGGTTACGTCTGGTGGTGTGTACACAGCTCTTGAAGGAAAATCAGACAATGGCCATACACATCTGTATGCCGGTTCCTCTACTTCAGGTGGCTCCGCTACGTCAGCTGTCAAACTTGATTCAAACGCGGGATCACTCACTCAGCCCGTATACTTCTCCGGTGGAAAACCAACGGCTACATCATATACTCTTGAGGCTTCCGTACCTGCTAACGCTGTATTTACTGATACTCATTATGCCAGTAAGACAATTGTCGGCGGTACAAACGAAGCTACCGTAGACACTTCTACAGCACTGGCGAATACGCATGTGTTTGTCAACCACGTAGAAAATGGCGCGGTCGTTTCGTCACATACTATCTCAGGGTCAGGTGCGACTACCGTAACAACGGATTCTTCAGGAAATATCATTGTCACGTCTGAAGATACCAAGTACACATCCCTTCCGAACCCGTATAGCCTATCTATCAACGGAAAGACATATAATGGCTCCAAAGCGGTAGATGTCGGGGTAATAGATGTCGCTCATGGCGGTACCGGAAACTCATCCGTGGATTCTTCGCCAATAGAGAATTCGACTAAGATGGTCACATCCGGAGGCGTGTATGATGCCCTTGCGGAGAAAGCAGAAGCTGATCATACGCATCCATATGCCGGAGCATCTACTTCAGGAGGCTCCGCTACTTCAGCAGCCAAGCTGGACACCGAGTCTGCCGGATCTGCAACTACGCCGGTATACTTTACGAACGGCAAACCTACGGCAATAAGTTATTCTATTTAGAAGTCTGTTCCTTCTAACGCAGTGTTCACCGATACGCACCACACCGCAAAAGTTATCACGACCAATTCGGCAAGTGGTAAAACCCAGGCTTCCAGTGCACTTTCTAACGGGTAGGTATTCTTGAACGTGATAGAAAACAATACCGTCAGGTCTTCTCACAAAATTTCGGGAGGAGACAACGCGTCGGTTACAACAGACGCTTCTGGCAATATTGTTATTTCAGCAACAGACACAAAGTATACCTCCTTACCCAATCCTTATGCGTTGACGATTAAAGGAAACGGAACAAAGCTTGATGATTACAACGGTACGGAAGCGGTAGAAATCAATATCACACCTTCCAATATAGGGGCCGCCGCTTCGAGCCACACTCATCCTTGGGCAGATATTACGAACCATCCGACGACATTAGCCGGGTACGGGATTACTGATCAACTCGCATCAAAGACACATATTCACGACGCCTCTGAAATCCAGTCTGGAGTATTCGATATCGCAAGAATCCCTGTGGCTGCACTTGAAAGGCTTATTTCCGTAGCGAATCTAGCTGCAATGTATAGACTTACTACTTCTGAAGTTCAGTTGGGTGATACCGTACAGCTTGAGGATACTGGTGTCATGTATAGGGTTGTAGATACAAACAACCTGAACAATGAGTTGGGCTATAAAGAATACACTGCCGGTACGGCTTCGTCCGCGCCTTGGTCTGGGATCACCGGAAAACCGAGTACTTTCCCGCCTTCGGCTCATACTCATCAATATGCAGGATCATCCACTGCCGGAGGTTCAGCAAATTCAGCTGTTAAGCTGGACTCTGATGCCGGATCAACGACGCAACCCGTGTATTTCTCAGGAGGCAAACCGGTAGCTACTACCTATTCATTAGGTGCTTCCGTCCCAGCAAATGCTGTGTTTACAGATACGCATCATCAGGCGAAGAACGTTGTGGGTGGAACAACTGCGACTTCAAATACAAGTACTGCTCTAGCTAATGGAAACGTTTATCTGAATCTGGTAGAGAACGGAACAGTACGTTCGAGTCACAAAATAAGCGGATCCGGCGCTACAACAGTTAAAACAGACACGTCAGGCAATATTATCATTTCTTCGACAGACAACGATACAAAATATACAGCCGGAACGGGACTTGAACTCACAGGAACTGAATTCAGCAATACCGGCGTGCTTTCTATTGCATAGGGTAGCACTAATGGCGCGATCTCCGTTAATACCGGAGGAACGGTTGCCAGTGTATCCGTTCACGGATTAGGAACCGCTGCCTACAAAGCAGATACATATTTCTCAAAATCAGATCACACTCATAAATATGCAGGATCTTCGACCGCTGGTGGATCAGCTACGTCTGCTGTTAAGTTAGACACCTCTTCTGCCGGTTCCGAGACCCAGCCAGTCTATTTCTCAGGAGGAAAACCTGTAGCCACTACTTACTATCTGAATGCTACAGTTCCTGCCAATGCTGTGTTTACGGACACTCATTACACTGCAAAGAATGTGGTCACCGGGGCTAATACGGATGTAGTAGATACAGACGAGGCACTTAGCAACGGCTCAGTATTCCTGAACCTGATAGAGGATGGTACGGTCAGGTCTGCGCATAAGATCTCAGGATCCGGTGCGACAACAGTCACCACCGACGCATCTGGTAATATCGTAATCTCATCAACGGATTCGGATACTAAGTATTCAGCCGGAACAGGGATCGATATTACGGGTACAACGGTTACTAATACTGGTGTTCGGGCTGTTTCTACAGGAAGCAAAAACGGGACAGTCTCTGTCAATACGAATGGAACAACTGAAAACGTCGCCGTAAAGGGACTCGGAAGTGCCGCTTATACAGATTCCTCTGCTTACGCAACGGCAGGACACACACACTCGTATGCAGGTTCCGCATCTTCGGGAGGCTCAGCGACATCCGCGGTCAAACTGGATACGACAACAGCCGGTTCTGCAACTCAGCCGGTGTATTTCACAGGAGGAAAACCTGAAGCCTGTACTTACGAGCTTAACAAGACGGTTCCTTCGAACGCCGTGTTTACTGATACACACCATCAAGCAAAAGTTATCACGGCTAATACGGCATCTGGGACGACTCAGACTTCAACTGCCCTCTCTAACGGTTCGGTATTCCTTAATGTAATAGAGAATAATGCGGTCAGGTCATCACATAAGATTTCAGGGTCAGGCGCAACAACTGTAACCACAGATGCATCCGGCAATATTGTAATCTCATCCACCGATTCAGATACAAAATACTCGGCCGGGACAGGAATCAATATTACGGGTACTACAGTCACCAATACAGGCGTCAGGGCTATCGACACAGGAAGCACAAACGGTACAATTTCTGTCAATACGAATGGTACTGTTGAAGATATCGCTGTGAAAGGACTCGGGAGCGCGGCCTATACAAACTCTTCTGCTTATGCAACGGCAAGCCATACTCACTCATACGCTGGCGCTTCATCTTCAGGAGGGTCGGCTACCAGCGCTGTTAAACTGGATACCACCACGGCCGGGACAGCTACCCAACCTGTATACTTCTCAGGTGGAAAACCAGTAGCATGTACTTATTCCCTGAACAAAACAGTACCTTCTGATGCCGTATTTACAGATACGCATCACACAGCGAAGAATGTAGTTACTGATTCTGATAGCGGTACCGCTGATACATCTGAAGTTCTTTCCAACGGTGAAGTATTCTTGAATCTGATAGAAAACGGTTCTGTTCGTTCCACGCATCAGATTACCGGATCCGGTGCGACTACTGTAACAACGAATGCGTCCGGTAATATTATTATTTCATCCACAAACACAGATACGAAATATACCGGTTCTAACGGTATTACGCTGACGGGAACGAACTTCACAAACTCCGGCGTTCGGGCGATTGCCACGGGAACAACTAACGGCACGATTAAAGTCAATACCAACGGAACGGAAGCGAACGTATCCGTCTATGGCCTTGGATCTGCGGCATATACCGACTCTTCCGATTATGCAACGGCGGATCATACCCATAAATATGCAGGATCTTCAACAGTTGGCGGATCAGCAACATCGGCTGTTAAGTTAGACACTACTACGGCTGGCTCTGCAACTCAACCTGTATACTTCACTGGCGGGAAACCTGAAGCTTGTACCTATTCGCTGAATAAAACAGTCCCTTCTAACGCTGTATTCACGGATACTCACCATACGGCGAAGCTCATCACGACTAATACCGCGAGTAGCGCGACTCAAACTACGACAGCACTTTCTAACGGATCAGTGTTCCTTAATGTAATAGAGAATAACGCTATCAGATCTTCTCATAAAATTTCAGGCGGTGATAATGTATCCGTTATGACAGACGCGTCCGGTAATATTGTCATTTCGGCAGTGGATACGAAGTATACTAACCTTCCTAACCCCTATACACTGACGATCAAAGGGAATGGGACAAAGCTTGACGATTATAATGGTAGCGAAGCGGTAGAGATCAATATCACGCCCGCCTCTATTGGCGCGGCTGCTTCAAGCCATACTCATCCGTGGTCAAATATTACGAATCATCCGACTACACTGGCTGGATACGGGATTACTGATCCTGTTGCACCTAAGACGCATAGTCATGATGCTTCGGAAATTTCTTCTGGCGTGTTAGACATTGCGAGAATCCCGGTAGCCGCTCTTGAGAGGCTTATCTCGGTCGCAAATCTGGCTGCGATGTACAAGCTTACCACTTCTGATGTCCAATTAGGTGATACTGTACAGCTTGAAGACACTGGCGTTATGTATAGGGTTGTTGATACGGCAAACCTGGATAATGAGCTTGGTTATAGGGAATATACGGCCGGGACTGCTTCTTCTGCACCTTGGTCTGGTATTACAGGAAAGCCAAGCTCTTTCCCGCCCTCAACTCATACCCATCAGTACGCGGGGTCTTCTACCGCTGGAGGTTCGGCAAATTCCGCTGTTAAGTTAGATTCCGATGCGGGATCGGCTACGAAGCCCATTTACTTCTCCGGTGGTAAACCGATAGCTTGTACCTATGAACTCAATAAGACAGTACCTTCAAACGCTGTATTCACGGACACCCATCATCAGGCGAAACTTATTACGACCAGTACAGCAAACGGTACAACCCAGACGACAACCGCCATCTCCAATGGATCAGTATTCCTGAACGTAATAGAGAATAGCGCGGTCAGATCTTCTCATAAAATCTCGGGGTCTGGTGCGACAACAGTAACGACCGATACATCCGGCAACATCATCATTTCATCCACGGATACAGACACTAAATACTCCGGTGGAACAGGCATCGACATCACAGGCAATACAGTTACTAATACTGGTGTTAGATCTATCGATACAGGAAGTACGAACGGAACGATCTCTGTTAATACGAACGGTACGGTTGAAGAGGTTGCAGTTAAGGGGCTCGGGAGTGCGGCTTACACCGCGTCTACTGCTTATGCTGCTGCGGGTCATACCCATTCATACGCTGGTTCTTCTTCGGCAGGAGGGTCGGCTACCAGCGCAGTCAAACTAGACACCGCCACGGCAGGATCTGCGACTCAACCCGTATACTTCTCAGGAGGGAAACCCACGGCTTGCACTTATAGCTTAAATAAGACGGTTCCGTCCGATGCCGTATTTACGGATACGCACCATACTGCGAAAAATATCATTGGAGCATCTGCGACCGCTACGGCGAACGCGGCGGCTACCAATGGAAATGTCTATCTGAATTTGATAGAGAACAGCGCAGTCAGATCAGCCCATAAGATCGTGGGAACTGGTTTAGTAACAGTTGTATCTGATTCTTCAGGAAATATTACTGTGGCGACCACAGCAACCAAGGATGCGGCATACACTGGAACACCCACTGCTATTTCCACTACCGCAAGCGCGGGATCAAATGCAAACTTCGCAAGGGGCGATCATACTCATAACATTACTCTTGCTACTGGCGACTCCAATGGTCAGGTTAAAATTGCCGGAACCAATGTGTCGGTTAAGGGTCTTGGAAGTGCCGCGTACACAGCATCTACTGCTTACGCCGCCGCCGGTGCCGAACTTACTGCTCAGTCGGCAGATACTTCCAGTAAGATTTTCCTGATCGGCGCTGCGTCTCAGACGTCATCCGCTCAGAAGACGTATTCGGATAACGAAGTGTATACTACGAGCGGTGTCCTGACGACTAAGAGCGTTCAGGTCGGTGGAGGTGCTGTAACGATGCAGTATAATAGTACGACAAAGTCTCTGGACTTCATATTTGCATAATTAATAGGAGGGATAAAAATGAAAAATGGACAAATGAAATACGGGAACTCTCGCAAACCTGTGTTTACGACAGTTGAATTTGTGGGGGTTCCCTATCCCTCCGCTATTCGGAAAGGGGGTGGTTGAGTATGGCTCTTCAGATTTGGTTGCCGCTGAATGGGAATTTGAATCAACAAGGGTTAGCTGATGTTACTGTCACCAATAATGGTGCTACGGTGAATACATCTGGAAAGATCGGGTCGTGCTATTATTTTGATGGCAGTGATGACTATATGGCTACCACATATTCTACTGCTATCGGGACTTCTGATTTTTCTATTTCAATGTGGTTAAAAATACCAACCATGACAGGTGGTTCATATTATGCAATTTGTACTAGTAAGACTACGGCGGCAGCGTCATCTGGATTCGGCATCTACTGGAACTACAGCCAAAAAAAATTCTTGTGGAGTACGGCAGATGGAAGTGGTGCTACAGAAATTTGGATGGCTACAGCCGTAGATAGTATTGTGTATGACAAGTGGATACATCTGGTAATGGTTCGTGATAGCAACGATACAAAGAAAGGGTGTTTCTATATCAACGGTACTCGTTATGAATTATCTTCTGTCCCGTCAATAAGGAACATCACTACAGATACGAAATTATACATAGGTCGTTGTACTGGTGGCTCATATAATGCCAAGATGTACATTAACGACTTCCGCATCTACGATCACGCCCTCTCTCCTCGTGAGGTAAAGGAAATATCAAAAGGGTTGGTGTTGCATTATCCGTTGAATGAGAATATTACAGCAATGAATAACGCGTATTCATATCCGACGTTTGATACAAATGTTGCCGGAGGTGGTTGGAATCATTGGGGTGGATCTGGTCACATTGGAACATATGGGCAGTCAACTGATAAGAATTATATATTTAGACCAAATCAAACATATTGCCATTGGGTTGCTAATGGTGCTGGTGCAACATATAATTATCTGCTTTATCAAAGTCCTGATTATGGAGGTGGTTATCGTAGCGTTCAGTGCATCTGTAAAGAAGAGAACGGAATAGAAATTACGAACGATGTTGTTTACGCTACATGGAATAATAGAAGCGGTGGTGTTCCAAATAACTCATGGACTTCTATTACCCCTCTTGGAAATGGATTCTATTGGTGTAAAGCAGAAGGTGTAATGCAGGATGGAAATAATGATTTAATCGGATTTTATGTTAAACCAGGATATAAGGTTTACTTCTCAGAAGCATATTTGGAAAATGGCAAAGAAATATGTTCAGATCCGTTTTTGACAGATCGGACTACTATTTATGACACAAGTGGTTTCGGATACAACGGTGAACTATATAAAGTTGATGATACGGCTTCGATCAGCACTATTCAAAATTCTCCTCGTTATAGTTATGCAACGAATGTTCATAGTGCCAATTCAACCGTTAGTCAGAAGGCGGGAACGGCATATATTCGCGGAAACGTTGCTCTAACTACTCCTGATCAGTTAACTATAGCTTTCTGGTGCTACGCGAGGCCGGAAGGGTATGGTGGTGCAACAACAGTCCAAGGACAATTCTGTACAACAAATAATACAGGAGATAATACAGGAAGTGATTATCAAACGTCGGCTATGAATCATCGGGATAGCGGTGTGGACATTAATAATTCCTCCGCAAACACTCATTTAAGGTTGCTGATAACCTTCCTCCAAAACACTTGGTGCCACTACGTATTTTCTTATGACGGGCAAAACGCCAAGTCTTATAGAAACGGCGTCTTACAAAATACCGTATCTTTTTCATCAGCAACGGCTTTAGCAAGTTTCACATCAGTCATTCTCGGGTTTTCAAAAGCTGGAGGCGCTTGGCGAAGAAACAATAACGACTATTCTGACTTCAGAATCTACGCCACCGCCCTCTCCCCCGACGACGTCCTCGAACTCTACCATACTTCGGCATCACTGGCAGACAACGGAACGCTTATGGCGTATTAGTTTAATGAAGTTTAAGGGGGTGATGCGCGATGTCAGTTAATATAGGAAAGAACGGGGTGGTAACGGCGAGGGGGATCGGAGTTGGGGCGAATCTGATGCCTAACTCATTATAGATGCAACTTGGCTCTGCAAATCCATCAACTGGCACTTGGAGACTAGCCGGAACAAATACGATGACAAGGTCAAGAGTTTAGATAGATAATGTTACTTATGGATTTTAGAATGTTGGCACACAAACTGCGAATGATGCATCGTGTTATGGAATAGACTCGTTCCCAATGGCAGCCAACACACAATACACCATTTCATTTGATTCTAGGTTAGTAGACGGCGACGAGGGTTATGCTGGGTTTAATATTTATTCAAGTACTATAAATGGTGGATCATATACAAAAGTTGATAAATATTATTATGTAACACCTTTAACAAAAGACTGGACTAGATGTTGGGTTACTTTTACTACGAATGCAAACGCAAATCGTAATATCTATATAGGGATAACAACTGGTGATGCGAGTGTTACAACACAAATGTGTAGAGTTAAACTTGAACTCGGCTCCACTCCCACTCCGTGGTGTCCGAACGAAACAGATGATATCTATACGGGAACCGCCACAGGATTCATTGAGAGTGATACTGCCACCCCGAAAATCGCTGACGCGGAATATATTGAGACCACCGAATTTATCGAGTGGTGAATGGTAAATATTTACGGTAATCAAATAATGAGGAGGTGATGACCTATCGCTCAATTAGGAAATTTGATCGTGACAGGTGCGGCGAGGTTTCTGAATAACCTTTACGGCAATTTAGTGGGAACTATCAACGGTTTTACCGTAGAGAAATCAGTTCCTTCGAACGCTGTGTTTACTGACACAAAATATACTGCGGCGACGGCAGCCCCTGGGAAAGTCGCCTCGTCTTCGTCTCAAGGAAGTTCGACAAATTATGCCCGTCAGGATCATACTCACGGAATAGACCTGGCGACCGGCGATAGCAACGGCCAAGTAAAAATCGCCGGAACTAATGTTTCCGTAAAAGGTCTTGGTGCCGCCGCGTACATGGGAACCGGAACGTCGTCCTCAACTGTCGCGCTTGGCAACCATACGCACAGTTACGCCGGGGCTTCGTCTTCAGGGGGATCGGCGACCAGTGCTGTTAAACTGGATACAGCGACAGCCGGAACAGCGACTCAACCTGTATATTTTACAGGCGGGAAACCTGCGGCTTGCACTTATGAACTCAATAAAACAGTTCCGTCAAATGCGGTATTTACTGATACTCATCATACAGCGAAGAATATTACAACCAATTCGGCAACCGGTACGACGCAAACCACAACCGCTCTTTCTAACGGCTCGGTATTCCTGAATGTAATATAGAATAGCGCAGTCCGGTCGTCTCACAAGATTTCAGGCGGAACCAATGCTTCGGTTACGACGGATGCTTCTGGTAACATCGTCATTTCAGCGGTTGACACGAAGTATACCACTTTGCCGAATCCTAATGCTCTGACAATCAAAGGGAACGGGACAAAACTTGACGATTACGACGGATCTGAAGCCGTAGAAATCAATATCACTCCTGCTAATATAGGAGCGGCGGCGTCAAGCCACGGTACTCACGTATCATATAGCACAACCGCCCCTAAAGCAAACGGGACAGCTTCCGCAGGATCGGCTTCTACGGTCGCAAGATCAGACCATGTCCATCCGCTTCAGACTACAATCTCGGGCAACGCGGGATCCGCGAGTAAACTCAATAGTGCTGTCACGATTTCGCTCACCGGCGCGGTTACAGGCTCAGTGGAATTCGATGGTTCCGCCAACGTATCTTTGGCTACAACGGCAAACCACACGCATAGCTATGCCGGGTCATCTTCAGCCGGAGGTGCGGCTACATCGGCGAACAAACTGAACACGGATGCCGGATCAACAAACGTTCCCGTTTATTTCGAGAACGGTATCCCGAAAGCGATTACGGCATACAGCGGTAAAGCCGGGTCGACGGACAAATTGGCTACCGGAAGGTCACTTGTTGTCGGTCTTGCCAACGTATCATCGAATAGCAATAAGACTTCCTTCGACGGATCAAAGAATCTTGATGGTTCAGATGCTTCTCATCCGACTATTCCTATTACTGGGACTCTTGGCGTCGGACACGGCGGTACGGGCAAGACAACCCTGACGAAGTACGGAATCGTTTACGGTAACGCAGAAAGTGCTTTAGGCGTTACATCCGCCGGAAGCGCCGGATTTATTCTGACCGGAGGTGGATCATCGGCGGCTCCGTCATGGACTGATCCTTCCAGTCTCACGGCCGGAAAAGCATCATCTCTGGCAAGCACCATACACCTTCTTGTCACGCTTGGAACCGCTTCTACGACCGGATTAGAGTTTAACGGAAGTGCTGATGCGAAAACGATTCCGATTACCGGAACGTTAGGAGTAGGACACGGCGGAACAGGTGCCACTACTCTCACGGCAAACGGTGTCCTGTACGGTGGCGGAACAAATGCGATCTCTGCCCTTTCGCCAGGATCATCCGGCGCTGTCCTTACTTCAGGCGGTACAAACGCGGCTCCTACTTGGACTGCGCAGTCTAACCTTGCCGTAGGCTCAGCCGCTAAGTTGACATCCGCCAGGACTATCGCCCTCGCTGTTGCTTCAGGGGCGAACGGCGGCGTTACCGGTTCGGTATCTACTTCACTTGACGGCAACGTCACGATCAATACGACGCTCAGTTCTCATACTCATGGCACGGGCGACATTACTTCCGGGGTTCTGTCTGTAGCCCGCGGAGGTACTGGCTACGGCAGCATAGATACTACCCCGACTTCGGGATCTGATAAGGTAGTAAAGTCTTCCGGCGTCCATAAGAGGATTGCTTATAAGAAAATCACGTTGTCAACTTCAGGATGGAGTAATGCATACCGGGATACCATGAACGGCAACGCGACCACATACAGGCAAGCTATCACGACCGGAAACGACATCACGGCGGCGACTGAAATTGTGAGCGTCAAGCTTGAAGGAAGCATGGCGGATTCCACCACTACGTATAACTACACAGACACGTTCACGGGCGATGGTTCCACAAAGACCTTTACGCTTTCACACGCCCCGACAAGTATCACTTCAGTGACAAGGGGCGGCGTGTCGGTCAGCTCAGGCACATATAGCTTCTCCGGGACTACTTTCACGATTACTGAAGCACCCAACACAGGAACCGCGTTAGTCGTCAACTACGCGATCACGTATGACAACGATATCGAATACTGCAAACTTAAAGACGTAGAGTCCGGTGCTTCGCTTATCGAGTTCAGGGCGCATACAAAGCCTATGATTGACCTGACCTTGGTTGTTGGTTACGTAAGCGAAACACTGGAAACGCTGACAAGTCAGGCGGCTCTGCCGAATAATGAAAGATATACTACTGCTTCATAAGGAGGTAATTGATTATGGCTGAATCTATTGATGTTCAGGCCCGCGAAGACCTCTATAAGGAAATGACAAGGGCAAAAGAGGCTGAGGCCAATCTCGGCTTCGCCCTTGAGCAGATCAAGGAGGCTCTCGAAGAGCTTAAGAATAGTTTTAACCCGACCGTCGATGACGCGCCGACCCGTGACAGCAACAATCTCGTCACTTCCGGCGCGGTGTATCAGGCTCTCATGACCCTGAACAGGAAGATCGACGCACTCAGGTGATACCGTACAAAGACGGAACTGCCGCAAACAACGATTTACGGCAGTGATTTTACGACGAAGCGAGGCTCGGCTAACCCCGGGCTTCGCTATTTCTATGAAAGGATAAACGGATATGAAGGATATATTGGTCCTTCTCGCGGGAAACTGGGAAGGCACTCTCCTGCCCTACCGAATGAAGATCCCGTGTGAAGAGGTTACGAAGGAAACGATTATCAAGAACGTCGCGCTCATCGACGAGATGAATTAGATGCCGATCTTCCGCCAGGAGTTTAAGAAGATCACGGCCTGTGAGACTGGCGATAGCGAACTGATCTTTGAAGCTACGGACAAAGTGTTTCCGCTGCTTCAGGTGATTGTGACTGTTGATGACGGTAAGAAGCATTTTCTACTGTCTTAAGGAGGATAAAAGGATGTTAAGAACTACGAAAAATACAGAAATCTTCGAGGCGGTTTCTGAGACGCCAGACGGAATTACCGTCATGACATTCAAGGCGGAGGTTGATAAGGCGGATCCGGCGAACAGTGCCCTCGACGTGAAGAAAGAGTCTGAGAGCCTGTATCGTCAGTATAGAGATATGGCTTCGTCTGACCGCACAGATTTCGAGAATCAGATTTTCAGGATGATTGATGAGATCGAGAATCCGAGAGCTGAAGTCGTGGACGGCGAGTATGAGGAAGTTGTAGAGGAAGGCGGTGATCAGTGATGTTGCGTACAGATACTTGGACTTACTTCGAGGGATTTTCTGAACTCGATGACGGCACTTGTGTTATGAAGTTTTACGGTCAGGTTAATAAGGCTGACCCGAACAATATCCTGATCACGGAAAAGGAAGCCGAGGAGGATTCGTACCGGAAGAATGTGGATCTGGTGCGGCGGGATCGCCGAGCATTCGAGGATGCGGTATACGCTGAGTCTGACCGTATTCAAGCTGAACTCTTCTCTCCGTCCGATAATTGTACGGAGATTTCTGAAAACTGCGACGAAGCCGAGAAAGGAGGCAACGATGAGGTTTAATATGTTAGGAGATGCCAATCATGCTGGGCCTGTGCGGCTTTCGGATACTTATGATAAGGAGGTTGGCGGGGCTTAGACCGGGATCGCGGCGAGCCAGAAAGCGCTGTATGACGCGTACAATTCACTAAATTCCAGTAAAGCATCAAGTTCCCGTGTCACAACACTAGAACAAAAACTATCCGGTAATATAACATGTGTTGGGTTTGTAGACAAATATTACCTAACTGTGGGGCCTTGTAGAGGTATTTATTATTATGGGGTTATTTTTATTTGCACTAATATGGGGGATTTGCAGAGCTATAAGCTATCAGGATTTTCTAGCACTCAAACATCGACGAGTGGGACTTTTAAAACATATAAGCATGAGGTGTCGTCAGACTTATATGATTTTCAGGTTGTCTTCCCCTCAAAGTGGACTCACGGATTTTTTATCATAAGTGGTGCAATTGCCAGTCAAGGATGGATGTTGGGTAATGGTTAAATTCCAGAATCACGGAAACAGACTCAAAAAGGTTGTATACGTATCTGGCCGCTTATGATCTATCAGACACAGATGGTCATTCTGTAAGCATTCCAACCTCAGCTATAGAAGTTTTTATCGAATATGGGCGAAAGAATAATAATCAAGTCTATTCGGGTGGAACTATAGTTCTCCTGAAGAATTCAAAATGGTCTCATCCATGTCATGTCCCTTGGTATGAAACGGGGTTTTTGGGTGTTTATTACTTCTTCTACCATAATAACTCGCTTTCTTTTCAAAAAGTCAGTGGATCCTCTACGGGAAGGGTGGCTATATATTATAGATAAAATTCCAGAACATACTCTTTATGCAAAGGAAATATTATCCCAAGTAATACAGATCTCAATACTATAGTATAGGCAGGTAATTATTATTCCTGGGACATCATTCCGCTTAAAAATGCACCATATTCAGAGGCTGCTTTTATCATGAAAGTTGAGTTCTCTGCTGGACATAATAACACATTGTACGTTAGACAAATATTTAAGAACTATGAAAACAATATTGTATGGACAAGATTCTGTAAACCTAGATCTGACATGAGTAGGGCATTTTCTGAATGGTATACACCTGAGAGACCGATAAAATACAAAGATGTTACGATCTCATCGGTGACGATTGATACAAATGGATATGCAAATATCTACCAGTACTTCCCCTCAGGAATGAATCGGTTCTTAATCGCTGGGATTGTGACATGGGGGTCAGAAAGCAAACACGTATCGTTTTCTATAACGATGGATGCCCATTATCTTCTCGGAACAGGTGGCGACGTAATAACAGGTCTTAAAATTCGATACTTTTATACAGACTAAATTCCAGAATAAATACTAATACTTCAAATATAACTCTAAAGCATCCAAATATGTCCGGATTCTATTGGCATCCTCAAGATAGATATAATATAGATACAATATACTCAAATGTCTATGGAACTCATATTTACTGGTGTGCCGTTGGTTATACAGGAACCGTCCCAAATCTCGGAGGCAATCAAATCCTTCTGCTTGCTTTTTGTTGCGGAGGCGCAAATTATCAGGCTCAATACGCCATTTCATTCGGCGGAGTGAAAGTTGCCATGAGAAGCATAACAAATGGGGACATGGGGAGCTTGGAAATATCTCACTTTCACCTAATTGGGATTTAGTTAACGTTCTACTTCTGGATCATTTCGAGAATGGTATAATTGTGTAGACAATGCTGCCGCTCTCGCGATCATCCAGAAGAAGGAGGAAAAGCCATGTTAACGAACGATATCAGAGAAGAAGTTGTCAATTCAGTCCTTATCAGCCTCAAGGAAGTCAGTAAGAAGTTGCAGGATGAGATCAGGGATACGCTCTACATCGTCCTGAACAAGTACGAGATTCAGGAGCGGTGTACGGCGTTGACCACGGTGGATACCTCTGCGGAACAATATCTGAAGGCATTCATCGTGACTAAACGGATCGAAGGTATGTCAGATCAGACGCTCAACCGGTATTACGACGAGAACATGAAGTTGATCCAGGCCGTGAATAAGCCGATTGATGAGATCACTACGAACGATATGCGGTACTATCTCGCTCTGAAACGCAATAGGGATCATAACTGCAACCTGACGCTAGAGGGGATCCGGCATTGTTGGTCATCGTTCTTCGGGTGGTTGGCGAAGGAGGAGATTATCGCTAAGAATCCGTGTCTGAAGTTGGCGCAGATTAAGTGTCAGAAACAGGTGAAACTGTCGTTTTCTGCCGTAGATATGGATAAAATCCGCCGCGCTTGCCAGGATAATCCACGGGATTTGGCTCTGGTTGATTTCCTTTACTCTACCGGATGTAGGGTTTCAGAGGTTTCGGCACTGAACGTTTCTGACGTAGATTTCGACAAGAAAGAGATTATTGTCCTCGGTAAAGGTGATAAGCAGCGGAAAGTATATTTGACAGATGTCGCTGCTCTTCATCTTAAAGAGTACTTGAACAGTAGGAAGACAACGGATGGCGCTCTGTTCACGAGTAAGGGAGGAAAGAGGCTGAGTAAGAATGGGATTGAAGCAGCGTGTAAACGACTTGAGAAAAAGTCTGGAGTGAGTAATATACACCCCCATCGATTTAGGCGCTCACTTATAACCGACCTCTTGAATTCAGGAATGCCTATGCAGGAAGTAAGTATATTGGCCGGGCATGAATCGGTTGAGACTACGCAGATTTATTATTCGGAAACAACCGCGAATGTGAAGGCGTCGTATTCGAAATATGCGGCTTGAGAATTGTATTAATTGTATATCCAATTCTATTGCTCAAGGGAGGATTGTGCCCAGAAATGGCGGGTTTGTGAACTAAATCCCAATTCAGATCAATCGTAATAGAAGTACCTTATGGTGACATATGACAGGGTTCCTCCTGCCGTAGAAAAAACAAAGTTTCCGTTTGCATTTACGCCTAAAGCTCCATGTTTGCTGTCGTCCCCGTAAGTCCATAAAATGGCAAATAAAAAATGATTCATACCTTGTGGCTTGTATCCGGCGATATTGAAGTATCCAGATTGCGACATTACAATGTCACCAATTGTAACGTCTTTTGATTTTAGCATCATTTGTTTACTGGAATTTAATTTGTTGCGCTAACCAAAAAAGGTCTATTACTAAGTATTATGCTCGTATCATACCTTCCTCCGACAGTAAATATTCCAACAACTTTCCCATTTTCAGAGGCTGTGGATGCGGTAGTTATAACATTATTACATATATTTGTGTAGGCTGTACTTGATGACTTATCCTCTGTAGATATTCTCATGATTGCTCCCCAAGGTGCACCACCAGCCACAGAAAATATAAAAAAAGGCTGTCTTGAATAAGATGTCGATGTGCCGATACTTGATACTATTCTTAAATTCTTACGTCCATCGTGATATATGTTTCGTGTATATAAATCGCTATTTCTGTTATTTATGCTGGAACATTCCTCGGTTATTCTGGAATTTAACTGAAAGTAACGCTTTTCCAATCTCCCCAAGTGCCTACAAATATATGCCTAACACAAATCGTAGCAGAATTCGAATAAGATATTGCCACTTGGAGCGTCCCCCAATGTGTTTTTACTGGGAACATAGTACAACCGTCCCTCGGTGCGTTGATTGGTCGTACATTTACACTCCAAAAATATACTTTCGTCGTGTCTATACAATTGTTTATGTCATATGAGTTATTATTAAGTTCTACCGTTTTCCTTTCTGGGAAAAATGAGTTGAATTCTGTCGTGATTCTGGAATTTATCGGATCAGGATAGCATGAAGCCAGCTATTTCGATTGTCAGGATAAAAAGTCCATGCTTCATTACAGGAAACGATAAGCTGTAGAATGTGCCCAGAGTTAACGTTTACCAGTTTAGCAAACCCTTTTACGCTCTATCCCCAATCTGAAATGATCATATTATCGTTGTCTTTTACTGTAACAGTTACACTCTTTCCGTATGCTATTGCTGTATATCGCCCTATTAGAAGATAGGTACCTCCCACATTTATAGTCATTGACAAAACCATTTCTTGGACATTAGCACCAATACTTCTTGATGATCCATTCCAGGAAGCGCCTATCCATGTAAGTAGTCCATCTATTCTGGAATTTAGTTCTTTTTATACAACACAGTAATAATCATGCTGCCAGACTGTTGGGACGAGGCATAATTGCGAAGCCCACAATTTACAGTATTCCCATTGAGCCTACAGTTATACATAAAAACGAATGTAGAAAAGCTCTGCCAACCAATAATCCCAATTGGTGTGTACCCAGACTTCGCTGCGTCGGCGCTTGTATCAGCAGTCCCTCCGGCGGCAATACTCTTTGAAGTGGTAGTTAGTGATTGAGTATACAATAATCTGGAATTTAGCTTAGAATTGACTGAGCCCAACCTTGGTTCTTCTATACACTGAATTATTACTAATTCTTATCTATATCACATCAGTGCCACCCTTAATAACGAAATCAACAATGTCAGAATCTATTTTACAGAATATCCCAAAACCAGTAACTTGCAGACCTACTCTTGCCTGCATAACATCATGCCTAATCACACAAGAATGAAGCTGATATAGCTCTACATTATTATGCATTTCATACATCTGATATGATCCCGTGATATAGAATGTATTAACCTTCGAATTGGTGTTGGTTATTCTGGAATTTTATGCACAATAATACGGGGATAATAGAAATACTCTGTCCCAGGGTGTAGTAGAAATAGATAAGGTAGTTCCTCCATCGTAAGTTGCTGTAACAGAAAATGCATTGTTGTAAACCATTGATACTAAAGAACAATGGCCAGTTGGATATTTTCCGACGCACATTACAGATCCGATAGTAGCATGACCATTTCCGTGTGAAAAGAACATATATACTTTCTTATCTGTATCACTTACTCCGGCATTAACAATAAAAGAAACCACTCTCTAAGAACCAGTTGATCTGTTGGCTTTATAGAGAAACGATGCTTCCATTTTTCTGGAATTTATTGAAGCGAGACATATGACGTATGAACTCTATAGCTCACTCCCGTTTCGCCCGCTCCATTGCCAACCATGAAAAAACCTTGATAATATGTAAAATAACAGTTCTTATTTGAAAACGAAGAATGCTGCCCCGTTCCAAAAGCTATATAAGTTGAAGCAACTGGTGTCACAGAATTGTTGTTTGGTGAGAAGAGGTTTGTATCTCCTGATATCTTTGAACAGTCAAAAGCAACGTCCAATAGTATCAATCTTCCAAACTTATATGCGCGTAATGCGGAAAATGATACGTTTGTCGTTACTTTCGTATATTGGTCAGACACATCTATAGGCTCTATTCTGGAATTTCATTGATTCATCAAGCCGTGAATCCAATTATTGTATAGCTATAGAACTGCCCAGCCTTAAGCACGTATTCGTTCTAGAGTTTTGAACTGACAATATGAAGTCTTCCGGGACTCGCACCCGATGAATTAGGGGATTCGAAGTATTCTCCTGAAATGGAGAATGGTAGGTTTACTAAGGTTGTATGCATTGCCACTTCATTTATTGGGTTGAAATAACCACTAATGACTACCAGTTTTCCCATACGACGCCATATACATTGCCATTCAGGTGTTTTGACTGATATTGCATAATTTAGACTGCCACTCGTTACAAGTGCCGGATTCGTCAATGTCCATATGGCTGTATACCCTGGCAGTTCATACATTGTCATCCAAGTATTCGAGTTATTTCTATCAACATGAAACTGCAAAGAGTATTCCTTCTCTCTGTAGGCAAAGTCTATCTTTATACCGTTATGGTTCGGGGAAGATTCAGAATTAAAAAACCCTTTTGTTCTGGAATTTAAGTAGCAATAGTAAATTTCATCCATGGTTTCCATGAACCAGCGTTAAGAAGTCTAACACTTAAGAAGGTTTGGTTGTTAGCATGCGCAATTTGAAATCCTTGCGCTCCGTCAGCAAAGGTTCTTGCGTGTAACACTACTCCTCCATTTGTCGTAGGCGCATTAGACGAATCAGAAGAGTATGCATATATTCCACTTTTTAATTCTCCAATCAAATTTAGATCATTAGATTTATAATATCTTGTATCATTTATTGCAATTATATCTGAGTTATTGCTGTTTATTCTGGAATTTAATTACGGAGATACAAGATCTCAACATCAATGGATAGGCTAGAACCTATTGAACCCTGTGTATTTATAGCAAACCTACCCTCAGGGTTACAATAACAATCAAACATATTTAGTCCGAAAGCAGATCCTCCACCACAGTTATACCCTACAATTCCTACTGGTGTATATCCACTTATAGATGGGGCATTACCATAATGGTATACGAATCCTGTTTTACTCTCTCCATCTCCATGTAATGTAACTCTCCTCTTTTGAAACATAGGAGTTATTCTGGAATTTATTATACTTTTCAACAAAGAATACAAAGCAAGAGTTTAACCAAATCTAAACCACCACATTCTTATGTTGCTAGTAGAACTCTGTGTGGCATTATTATTTTTTACTCTTAACCCATAATTACTAAAATCATTAGCACAAATAGCCCAGGTTCCAGTATCTATACCGTACATGATCCACGCGTATAACCCATCTGGTTTAACTGTCTCATAATATTTGACCTCATTAGGCTGTAGAGATACAGAAAGTTGCGTACTACTAGTTATTATACCCTTTGAGTTTAGATTTGAAATACTGGAATTTAACCAGTTGACACGCACCTCTCTCCTCCCTTATTATTATGGCAAAACCATAACTCAAAAGGAAGGAGTGTTTGCCATGCCCAGAGGACGTAAAAGAAAAGACGAACTCACGTTGGACCAGAGGATCGAGAATCTCGAAGCCGAACTGAAGGAACTCAACGAAACCGTCAAGGAAAAGAAGGACGAACTCAAAGGACTCCTGAAGGAGAAAGAAGCCGAACAGATAACGACACTCATGGCAGCCGTCAGGGAATCCGGCAAGACGGTTGAGGAAGTCCTGGAAATGCTGAAGAACTGAACAGTAAGAAAGGCTCTCTTCGCGAGGGTCTTTTTTATTTCTTCCGAAAACTCATCTTTTCGGAATCTATACGGAAACGGCACCCGCCGAAGCAGATGCCGCCCAATAAAACCCACTCACACAAGCCCCAAAAGGAGCCGAGCTTTCACATGATTATCTATCTCCCGGTTGTCCAGGATCTGCCAGAATTTTGATTCTTCGTAATCTTCTGTCGGATCGTAAACCGGCGAGAACTTCGAGATGATTTCCTGAGTGTAGTCCAGCTCACCCAGGATGCCCTCGCCGTATCCTACGTCGCAAGGGATTCCGATCAGCATCTCCTGGATCTTCCAGATATCCTGCGTCGCGTTGTAGATTTCCAGTAGCTTGAACATAGTCTGTTCGTCCATAGCACATTCCTCCTTACTGTTAAAGCATGTTGTCGTATTGCTATTGCTACAATATGATAACACTTTGCTAGTAAGGAAGGAATAACAGGATCAGACTGGTCGGGTTACGGAAAACTTTATTCACGTGTATTACTACCGCAAAGCATTCCGCTTCCGGTTATCGCAAATAACCCTCGATATACGCCGACCCGATGTTTTCTTTAGTCTTTTCAAAGTTTTTATGGCTATTTTTTATTTTGTTCTAACTTTCTTATTCGCACTCCACGCAGACACCCCGTCGCTCCATTTATATCGAATTCGGATATAGTATGTCTTTTTTCTTTTCAATTTCAATGTTGTTCTCGTTTTATTTGGATTAACAGATACTATACTAACATTTTTAGTAAACTTTGGATTTGTAGCATATTCAATTTCAATAGATTTCATCTGAGTCGGGGTTTTAACTTTTTCCCAAAAGACAAAAATCCTGTTCTTTTTAGCTTTCACATTAAATATGGACGGTGTTTCTCTCTGTATAGTATCTGCGCCAGGAGAACTAACTGGTTCAGGTGTTGGTTCCGGTTCTGGTGCTGGTTCCGGTGGTAACGGAGGTAAAATTTCAATCTCAACCTCTACATACGGAAGATCATCTACATTTACACGCCATGATTCTCTATTTCCAGCAGCATCCTCAAAACAATAGTTACATACTCCAAATGTATATTTCCCAACAGGAATATCATTTGTTAATACTTCTCCTGAAAATTCTTTTGTGGAATTTTTTGGAATAACTTCCGTATAATTAAAGAATTGGAAATTTCCTTCTTCATCCATAATTCCGAATAAAGCTCGCGTGTATAAAGTTGACCATGTGTCTTGAACTGAGAAGTGGTATTTGAAAATATCGCCCTGATGATAGGTTGCATGATCTTGAGGTAAATAAATATCTGCATACTTTCCATTCATTACAGATATAGCGGCATGTAATTGTAGATTTGATTTTTCATCCTTCTTCTCGTCCAGTTTCGGCTTCGCTAAGACTGGTACGGCTAACAGTACCGTCAAGATCACCATCAGTAACGCCGCCAGTAGCAATCTTCTCTTACTCTTCATACCCTTCTCTCCCTTCAGGATTAGTTCAAACATCTGCCATTTCCTATCTTATTCCTGCAAATTGAATTTGTCAACTCGATAGATTGAGGGTTTACTTCTCTTCTGTTTTGAGAAGTAAGTATAGGAAAGGAGGTATCCACGATGACGAAGGAAGAATATACACAAGTAAAAGAACGGGCGGCGAAGTACCAAAGCTACGAATATGAGTTGAATAAGGTAGACGAAGCCCTGAAGAACATCAAACAGTATAGTAGCATCACACTGAACACCCGCGCTTCTTGCGGAAATGTAAACATCGGGATCGGTTCGGCGATCAGGGACAACCTGATTTCTCTGCTTCAGGAATACCGGGCGACGATTGTTAGAGCAATGGAGGAAGTATGATGGGGAAAGTTCTGAGTGGCTCGGGAGGTAAGGATATGACGGAGATAAAAATCAAAAGTCCAGAAAGAATACCGGATATTAGTAGTTCCGTTATCAACCTGATCAGGAGAATCATCTGTTTTTATGAATGGTGTTTGTCTACTGGTCAGGTAATTAAACTGTAACTGCCGATAATAAGGGTTTCCGGAAGGGGAAACAGATGAGATTGAAACTAATTATCGACGCTCAGTTCGTTGGGCGTAATGAAGTAACCGTAGATGTCCCTGATGATATCACGGACGAAGAAATAAAGAAGTTATTCTCGAAGTATCTCGGGATAGAATACGACGAGAACTGTTATTGGGAAAGGCTCTGATATCAGAGCGTTAGGATTTTATGAAGAAAGGAAGTAATTGATATGAAACACTTTGTTTTGACCACAAACGAGATCGTCACTCTGGCTGATACCCTTAAGAAGATGGCAAATGCCGGACTGACCGGAAAACCCGCATACCTGGCATACAGAAACCTCTCAAATGTAGCTAAGATTGCAGATGATTTCGAGAAGGCGAGAAATGAACTTATTCTCAAGTACGGGGAAAAAGATGGAGAACAGACTGTCGTCAGGAAGGGGTCAGAGAACTACCCTAAGTTTGTCGAAGAGATCACTGAGATCCTTATCCAGACTGAAGAGGTTGACCTGTATCAGATTTCAGAGGATGCGCTTGAAAAGTTCGCCGATGCCGACCTGACGATGTCGGACTTCGCGGTGATCGACACGTATTTGGTGGAAAGACCTGAGCCGGAAAAGAAGGAGGAAACTTCTGCCGAATAAGATACGGCACCGACTGAGGGTTGATTGAGAGGCCGGGTTAACGCCCGGTCTTCTTTATTTAGAAGGAGGAAAATGAAGATGGTTATTACACCAGAGATATATGCAATTTTAACAACGATTGTAGGAATTGTTGTTTCTGTTTTGACGGGATATTTGTCTCACCGCTTGCAAAAATTTTCAGACGAGAACAGAGAATATCGTAGGGAACGTGAACAAAAAGAAGACGCAGAGGCTGAGAAGCGACGTATCAGAGATGAAGCGAATGATAGATTGACTCTTGGAATTGCACGCATGATGTTACTGGACAATTACAAATCCTGTGTTTAGAAAGGTTTCTACTCTCCGGAGGAAAGAGAAGTTTTTCACGAGATGTGGTAGGCCTATCGCGCCGATAATGGAAACGGGGTAATAGCGCAAATTGCGAATAAAATTGTTGAATTACCTACCGAGCCGCCGAAACAGGAATGATAACAAAAAGGATAGATGGAAATGGATACAAAAACGTTAACAATCTTTGGTCAACGTATGACTGGTTATCTTCTTCTACGCGGGTTTGTTCTTGCCGGGATGCGTCCTGATCGTGAAGGGTCTGGGAGAAATGTATTCTTCTTTAAGGATACTCCTGATATTAGAAGAGCCATGAATGATTACAAAGATTTTTGCAAAAGAAACCCATTATAATTATACGGGTCAAATGAAAGGATTATATTATGGAACATTATATTAGTGAAAATAGGTGGTGTGTTTACTATCACAGAAATAAAATTAACGGGAAATATTATGTCGGAATTTCAAAGAACACAAAACAAAGATGGAGTTCAAATGGAAGACAATACGTAGGTTCTCATCACTTTTGGAAAGCAATTCAAAAATACGGCTGGGATAACTTTGATCATGTTATTCTTATTGAAAATCTGGAGAAAGAACAAGCCAAGATGATATAGATTTATTTAATTGCCAAATTTGACCTAAGAAATCCAGATATCGCATACAATATTGCAAAAGGTGGAGACACAGGAAATGGATTATATGGAGTAGAACACCCTATGAGTAAATCCGTATTCCAGTATACTTGGTAGGGAGATTTTGTCAAAGAATGGGGTACAATTAGTGAGGCGGCGGAAACTCTTCATATAAAAGGGAAAAAGATTGGTGAAGCAGCTAGTAAGAATCGGAAACAAGCTCATGGTTTTCAGTGGTCTTTTGAAAAAGTTGACAAGATGCCACCATATACAGGATTTCCAGGAAATACTGTTAAAAAATATCCTAAAGTGTATAAAGTTGATTATGATGGCACACTAATACAAATATATGACGACCTTCATAAAATCGATGGTTATACGCCAAAAGAATACGAACAAATCAGACAATGCTGTTGTGGCACTAGCATATCTGCGTATGGGTTTTTCTGGTTTTTCGAACCGGACTACAGTGAGGAAGCCGTTCAAAAGCTTATCAATAGAAAATTTGGTCCAAAGAAAAATCCCAATCGGAAAAAGGTCTGTGTTTACGATATGTCCGGGAAGTTAATTCAAACATTTCAGAATAGTGACGCCGCTTCAGAATATACAAATGTGTCACCAAGAAGTATTGAACACGCGTGTAATAGTAAGAACATATACCATCATATGAAAGGATTCTTATTCTACTATGACGAAGAAACACATGGGAAAGATGTTGAACCGTGGAAGAACAAAAGACTACGCCCAGTGTTACGTTTTCACGATGGTAAATTTATAGAAAAACTACCATACTTAAAGGTGGCTATTGATAAGTATGGAGGTTCAGTCCAATATGCGGTTGAAGCCAAAACCCACTATTCCTACGGAGACATCTGGGTCTATGAAGACCAATACCTCGCTCTTAAAGACGAACTATGTCTAGAAGAGATCGATCTAACCAATCTTGGCACAAGACCTGCTTCTTGTACAGAATAAGCCATTAGCTTAGGAGAAATGCCTGACGAAAGTCGAAGTAAAGGCGGAAGGAGCGACCCGTACACCCGATTGGGGGTCATTAAATATACCATAGACAACATCCTCAGGTAGCTGGGGCGTCGCTCATATTTTAATGCCTGTTTAGTCAGGCATTTATTATTAGAGAATTACATGCTATTAACTCAACACCACAGGAGCCTCGCGCTCTTGCTCTTTTTTATTTTAGGAGAATAACAGATGAAGAAAGAAACCCGAAACTATACCAGCTACGCTTTCGATTTTTCCGAATAGGATGGTAATGATTACGCTCTCCGCGAATACGGAATCAAAGTGAAAGACCGTAGCAAAAAGAGAAAACAGGATAAATTTTCAGAAAAGAAAGTGAGGGACAATTACGAAGGAGGTGATTAAGATGATAAAGAAGGTGACCGAATTCCTGAAGGAAATCGTGCCGTCTGCGGTGATCTGTTTAATCGGTATCCTGACCCTGATCCTGATGTTCAAGGTTGCGATTCCGTATGTAACCGAAGCGGCGTAGACTGAGCCTTACGAAGAAATCGTTCCCGATAATTACTACGAAACCCCTCCCGAAGAAGAAACATTACCAGAGAATCTGATTGAAGAAACTCCTGATAATCCTACTCTTCAGGACTACTCTCTCGACTATCTCATGAACTACTACGGTGTGATAGCCTTAGGCAACGCCGACATCAACCAGCACTGTATGGGCAATCTTCTAGTTCAGGGCGACCTGTCCGGGAACTATAACAACTTCGCAGACTCACCCTATACTGTCGCTCCGAGCTACATCGCCGGATACGTGAGTAAGCCAGGAGGCCCTAACGGAAGATCCAAATACAGCGGGATCCCACTCTACGTCGGCTCTTCCAATACTGTCGACGGAACCACCCTGAACGGGATGAACTGGTACAACCATGACGATCCGATCATCGTTACGGACAATTACGTGGACTGGGCGCGGATCTACGAGGCGGCAACATCTGAAGTCTATCGTATTCAGAACCTATCTTCTCTCGCACCAACTGTTAAGCCAGACTGGAACTGGCAAGAAATAGAGATCCAGCGCGGTACTATCACTAATCTTCTAGTTCAGGGAAATTTTGTAAAAATCCGGCTTACCGGGAACCCGACTGGAGAAGGTACTATTATAAACGTACTCGACTCAGGAACCGTACTGAACCCTCAGGTTGTAGGGCTATCCCAGGGTGAAGAAAACGGCGGCAGCGAACCGATCTGTATCGTCTATCCGAACGCTAATACAGTAGTGATACCTACGGAACTGACGCCAGAGATCGGGTGTGTCCTCGCGCCTTACGCCGATATTCAGATCAACGGCGGCAATACGAATGGCTGTTTATTCGGTCAGAATATCTCTACTCTCGCTGAGGGACATATGTGGCCTTACCAAGGATCTACCCGGATCCCTGAACCGGAACCGGAAACACAGTCGGAAGAACCGGAAACACAGTCGGAGGAATCGGAACTTATCTCAGAGCAGTCGGAAACACAGTCAGAAATCATTCCGATCATAGAAACCGAAGAGATTGTGATCCCTGATACTGAGCCGAGGCAGACTGAGCCGGTTCAAACCGAACAACCAACAGAGATCCCGTTAATCGAAACTGATATCACGGTTATTGAAACAGAACAGCCCGTGACGGTTATTGAAACAGAACAGCCCGTGATAGAAACGGAACCAAAACTTGTCGAAACGGAAGAGACAGATCCACCGATCTCTGAACTTATACCTGAGACCCAAATATCGCTCAGAGAGACTGAGATATCAATCACAGAGCCTCAGATATCAATCACAGAGTCTCAGATATCTCTCACCACGGAAACTGAAACGGTTATCTTGCCTACAGAAGTTAACGTGACAGAAACGCCTACCTCTCCTATCCCCGTAGTCAATAACCCGTCCTATGTCCCCGTCTATATCCCGGCCAAGGAAACAACGCCTAACGAAACTCTTCCGCCGGAAGAAGAAACGAAGAAACAGGATGGCGGAGCCATGGGCGAAAGCCGGGGAAAAAAGACCGAAGAAACACATAGAACCAAGAAGATCAGCGAAGTTAAAGGTGCCAACAGAGACACCGAAGTGGCCATCAAGGCCGCCACGGAAGAGCTTGTCGTGATACCGAAGACCGGCGATGACTCTCCGATCATGAGGTTTGTATGCGCCCTACTGCTCTCTTTCGCGGTGTTGGTGGTTCTCGCTTACGTGATTAGGAACAGGCGAAACTGATCTCTCCGATGTTTGTTTGAAAGGAATAAAGGATAATGAACGTATATTTAGACAATGCGGCAACTACCCGTCCTTATCCAGAAGCGATAGAGGCGGGTCTGCCGTATCTATATGAACACTGGCACAATCCTTCCGCTGCTTATGTGCCGGGGATTGAAGCCAGGGCGGCTATAGAACAAGCGCGGTAGACAATCGCGGATACTCTCGGTGCTGAGCCTGAAGAGATATTCTTTACTTCAGGGGCTACTGAGGCGAACAACACAGTGATCCAGTCATTCGACAACGTGATTACTACGCCAATCGAACACCACGCGATACTTATGCCAGCGTGTGAAGTAGGGATATATTCGCTACCCGTCAGTGAGACTGGTCTAGTAGATCCTGACGATGTAAAGAGGACGATTGAGAGCCACGTATACACGCCTCTCGTGTCCGTTATGGCGGCCAACAACGAAATAGGTACTGTGGAACCTATAAAGGAGATCGCCGCTCTATGCCGCGATTTTGGCGTTAAATTCCATACTGACGCGACGCAGTATTATGGACATCAGATCCTGAACGTAAATGAGATCAAGGTAGACTTTATCTCTGCCTCCGCTCATAAGTTCGGCGGGCCTAAGGGCGTCGGCTTCCTGTATGTCAGAAAGGATACCGACCTACATCCTCTTCTTCAGGGCGGTCGTCAGGAACGAGGACTCCGCGCCGGAACCGAGAACGTATTCGGGATCGTTGCGATGGCTAAGGCGGCTGAGATATCCTGTGCCGCCATCCATACTGAATCCCCACGGTTGATCGAACTAAGGTCACACCTGATCAAGAATGTCTTAACCGAGATCCCTGGCAGTAAGCTGACCGGAGATCCTGTATACAGGTTGCCAAACAACGCCAGCTTCGTCTTTGACGGGATCCGCGGAGAAGAACTGGTTGAACTGCTCTCTATGTACGACATCTACTGCTCTTCAGGATCGGCCTGTGAGACCGGAAGTGGAGAACCAAGCCATGTCCTTACCGCGATAGGGCTGAGTGAAGAAGAAGCAAACGGCTCTCTGCGCCTGACGTTAGGCAGAGATACTACGCAGGAAGATTTGGATTATGCGATCAAGAAACTGAAGAGTTCAGTGGAAATGCTGAGAAAGCGGTAAGAAACAAAAAAAGGGTTATCCGAAAGGACGACCCTATTTTTTCGTCTCGAAGCATTGTTCAAATAAAAAAAAGAAAGGACGAAGCGGCACACTCTCCTTTCTTTGAAATCCTTCCTATGTAATTTTTATCTTTGCATCTGCATATGTTTCAGATGTTTCAGTCTTCCATACCCTGAAACACCTTGATTTTACTGGATTTTTGGCCTTTAGATTAGGGAATCTCACCTCATCCTGAAGACTTAAAGTATTGAATTTGCTGGGTTTTTTGATGTTTCAGCCTGAGTGTTTCAGGCGATATTTCAGCCACCCAACGCATCTTTTTCCCCACTGTTATTTGCGGGGATATGGCATTTATATCACCGTTTCCCAGCTTTTGCAACCACTTTTGTTTTTTCCTCCAAGGATACCAAATCGTAAGTGTAATTCGTTTCATTTACCCTCGGGATATGACCGAGGAGGGACGCCCTGAGGTCCACGGACACGCCCTGGGCCGCCATGTTGCTGTTAAGCGTCCTTCTCGCTGCATGAATGCTTACCGGAATCGTGATACCGTACTGCTTCCTCTTGTTCATAAGGTAGTCACTAAGCTGTCTATTCGTTGATGCTTTCTTTGCCGTAGAAAAGACATAGTTTTCTGTTTTGCCATACTTATCCTGAATTGACATAATCCTTTCCAGGAGTTCGCGAATATCATCCGTGATAGGGAACACACGTTTCTTTTTGTTTTTCGTTGAAGAGATGTAGTACTCTTTGGTAGCCAAGTCGTATTTCATGCTCTGAACTATATAGATAGCGCCTTTGTCCATATCGATGTGGTCCCAGGTTAATCCGCTAAGTTCCCCGACCCTCATGCCAGTCAGAAACGCAAGTTCACAGGCGTATGGTGGCATGTAATCCTCTTTTCTCTCATGGTCCTTTCTGATTGCTATGTCAAGGATGCTCATTGTGTCAGGATCAATAGTCCTTGATTCTTCTTTCCTATCGGACTCAGACCTTCCGAACTGGAGGAATCTATTTTCGATGATATACGTACAAGGATTTTCATCAGGTTTAACGACCCTGTCTACCACAGCCTGACGGTACACGAACTCAAAAAACATCCTGTAGTTTTCCAGCGCCTTTCTTGCCGTCAGGTCATATTCCTGGATCGCTTGGCTCATGAACTGCTCGATCTGGAAGGACGTGATCGCCCTTATGTCCATTTTAGCTATTTCACGGCCTAATTCAAATTTCTCAAAAAACCTGCGATATTCCCGGCGATTCCTACCCTCTGTATTCTTGTTTCTGTACTGTTGTGCTCTGATCCATCTTTCAAAAGCATCCTTATAGTTGAGTCTTAAATGAGTGCCTTTCTTTTCTTTTGGCTTCAAGTTTTCCCCGACGAATTCTATAATCGCCTTTTCAAGGGTTTCTTTACTCCCCTTCCTTATTGCCTTCCTGCCGTTTGGCCCTGGGGCAAACCTGATGTTTACGTACCATGAACCATCCGCTGCTTGCCTAGGTGGGTATTGCTTAAGGATCCTCTCTTTCTTACTTGCCATTAATGTTTGCGCCGCTTCTGGTTCAATTATACCATCGATTTCTATCTGGCGCAACTTCTATAAACATCCCCACAGGTTTTCCTGTATTGCTTCTTGTGCCATTTTGTCTCCTTCCGTTACAAAGAGAGCCAGTCTCCCGGCTCTCTTGTTTACCCTTCCTCTGATTCTTCTTCCGACTCCTTATAGATGTCGATCTGGTTCGCGTTATCCAGGAGCTTATTGACTCTTTTGATCAACGGATCCACGCTATACTTTTTATCATTCGACCACGTCGAAATGAACGCCATAAGAAAACAGCATGCCGAACTGTCGTATTTTCGCTGAAACACGAAAACCAGACCAGCTATCATCAATATAAGAGAGCATACCATCGAGACAAAATCAAGACATACCTCTACCTTTTTCCAGTTCTTTTTAAACTTCTCCATTTTTACCTCATTTCTTTTATCAGACACGCAATAAAGATCACCAACAATGCCACGAAACAAATATCAGCCTTATACGTATCTAAAAACTGAACCAGATCAAACATTTTCCTTCTCCTCTTCTTTTAGAAGCAGCTCAATCAGCTCTTCTCTCTTCATTTTCCTTCCTCTTAATTAGGGCATCAATCGCCCACCTAAAAGCCTCGATCTTCTCAATCCCGTCTTTGAACCACTCCGACTTTTCATCGAACACGTTCACAATCCTACGCCATATCTCGCGTTCGTCGTTCAGAATCTCAATAGCCCTATCATTCGTCACAAGACTCTCCTCCTACGTACTCCCTGAAATACTTGATCATCTGGTCTTCCTCCGGGAAAAACAGATCCATTTTCTTCTTTGACATCAGCCAACCGAAGAAGTTTGAACAAAGTTGTCCAAATCTCCAGTCGGGAAAATACTTCTTGTGAATACTCTTCAACTCGTCATAAAAACCATCCAGTCTATTCGGATCTCTCATTTTTCCTCCTTATTCCGGCTTCCGCAGTACGGACAAAACAAGGTCGCCTTCTTACTTACGCCCCAACAGCGTGAACACTCAAAATTTTTCCCTTCAGGGATCCAGCGGCCTGTCCTGACCGCCGGAACATCTGCTTCTTCTTGTTCGTTAATGATCCGAGTGAACATCCTGATCATCAGGTCTGTTAGCATCGGATAATAGCCCAAGCTTTCCTTCAGGGCCTCTGAATCTATCAGCTTACCCATATTTACTCACTCACTGCAATGTCGAGGTAGGTGTTCATGAGAGAGTCGTAGGATTCCAGCAAGGCCGGGTTTGTCGTGCCGGGAGCCTTCAGTTCTCCCCCTACTTTCCTCAGAATCTCGTAAATATCGTCCACTAAGGCAATGTCATCCCTTACCGTTGATTTCTTTACTACTTCAGCCATTGTTCATTTCCTCCTTTGTCTGTTTCAAGTACCAAATGATGTTACAAAGTTCTTCGATTTCTTGCGCCCAGAGCTTTATTGTGTCAGCGTTTGTCGTACAACGATCTGAGTATATGGTAATCGCCGTCGCCAGTTCGCAGATCCTTTCACTGAAAACAATCTCGAACGGCCTTACGCCAAGCGGCGGTTTATCCTCAGGCATTTTCTTCAATAGATCCGCGACCTCTGATGGCGTGTACATGATCGTGTCACCACAGCTGAATTTATCGTGGTCATTCAGTCCACAGTCGATCAAGTATTCCCGAATCTTTTCTATTGTCTTACTGTCCATAGCGGCCTCCTTTCTGAGAATTACTTCTCAGTTTGCGTCTTTCTTAACCCCTTTACTTACCCACCCGGGATCAGTCGGAAGTTTTCCTCCACATCTATAATGATCGGCATACCAAGGTGTTTCTCTGAGTTCAGAGAGGTACTTTTCAGCCGCCGACCAATACTCTTCTTCGGAAATTTCTTTCGCCGACATGAGCAGTGTCTGGACGAAGATGTCTTCAACATTAAAACCTTCAAAGGAGAAATTTCCCAGGAAATAATCGCCCGGCTCCCCAATCATAGAACTGTGATAATCGAAGAAGTATGTGGGGTGTTCGTCAAAGGCAAGCGTTTCAACATGATACTCATTCGATGACTGATAAGAGATAACTTTGTAGTAACGGTTCATTTCAGGAAACATGCCGCCCTGAGGTTTTACTCTCATGACATAGTATTTGCCGACGTATTTTTTGTTCTCTTTTGCTTTCTGTATTATTCCCATATGCGCAGAGTTTCTAATGGTTTGACTAAATGCCCGCGAAACATCGCTTTCCTTTACGTTATATTTTTCCTTCAGCGCAGCTATGTCGGCCATAAACTCATCAAATTGATCCTTTGTCATTCAATCCTCCACTTTTCATAATCCTGCCCAGGATGTGTCTCACGGAAGCACTCTTCACAATACGGAAGAATCCATCCGGTTTTCATCAGATGGCCTGGCTTACCGCAACTGTAACAGGTTTCGCCTGAAAGTTTCTCGTACTTAGCCTCCCAGGCATAGTATTGATCCGCAATCTTCTTGGGGATGCCGTTTGAGTAGATTCTGAGTTGGCCGAACTTTTCTTTCCACTGAAGGATCCTGTAATTGTCAAGGTAATCGCCATCGATCAGAATATCTCGGAGTTCCTCGCACATCTGAATGCCGAACGCCTTAATCCAGCCTCTCGGAAGATCATCAAAATTGGTAAACCCATAGTCGTAGCCTTCCAGAGGTTCCTGAGACCATTCGTATCGCGGAAGAAGGAAGGGGTAGCGCTCAACCAGTGCTTTATTCCGTTCTTTATCCTCAGGATCATCCGAGCGGAGCATTGCCGCCCGGAATTCGTCGTAACTTATCATACTTATCTCCTTATGTTGTGCCCGAAGAGCCAAATCCACCAGTTCCGCGCTCTGTCTCAGAGAGTTCATCTACTTCGTTCCACTCACGAATAACTCCGAAGCTCAGGAATACAAGCTGAGCGATACGTTCTTCAGGTTCTACGTACTGAGGTTCGTCAGTGTCGTTGTGAAGAGGCACGATCAGTTCTCCCCGATAAGATGGGTCTACCACGCCTACACAATTTGCCGGGCGTAATCCTCTTTTTGTTGAAATCCCTGAACGAGCAAAAATGGCGGCCATGCATCCACGCGGCGTTTCAATACAGATCCCTGTTCCGATCTTCACGGTTTTGTGTGGTTGGATTTCAATTCTGTAAGTGTTGTTACCGTACAGATCATACCCAGCGGATCCTTCGTCTGCACGGGTTGGCAGTTTCGCGTTGTCAGTTAATCTTTTATAATTCATAACTATTCTTCATCCTTTCAATATTTCAATCGCCTTCTCAACATCGGCCTCCTGAAGCCCGTAATATCCATCCGTCAACACAACATGATCCGTTATTTCATTAAAATCACTAAAATCAATGTCATCCAACACAACCCATGCTTCGACTTCAGGATGACATTTCAACCATGTTTCAATTTCCAATCCACGTCTTTGCCAACTGAGATCCGGCGTTTTATCATAGATACCAATTCCACCCTTATACCGGAGTTTATTTAGGAGGTACTTATAATCAGGGTCGTCCTCATCACACAAACGCCAGTCAGAACTAAGAACTATCTTTGCTCCAGTTACATCAATTATCTTTTTCAGTAGCTTAACCTTAGAATCCATGATTCCGGTATAACCGCACGGACTTTTGGCTGTCGTTGCTTCATCGTTTAGAACACCATCCACATCAGTGAATAAAATTTTCATTCCTCTTCTCTCCAATCCTCAGCATCATATTGCTCCGAAAGCCACACTTGCCATGAGACGGAATCTGTTCTTCCAGACTTTTTCCATTCACCATTAGGTTGACACTCCACACAACTTTAGTCATGGGATTCTTGCTTCAACGACCACTGCATCATCACAAGGATTTAGTCTTACACGATCTCCACAAGCGTATATTCCCGTATGCCCTACGGTATTTATCAGTTTCTTAGGCTACTGACAGCCCTTTGTTCAAAATATTAATCGCAGCGTTCTTATCTCTGCCATGTATGGTATGACATCTTGGGCACTCCCATTCTCTGACTGCCAGATTCTTTACTAATGGATTTTTATATCCACAACAAGAACAAGTCTGACTACTTGGATACATGGTCGGTACTCTAATTATATCATTTCCGTACCACATCGCTTTATACTCCAATATTGTAAAAAATTTCGACCAAGATGCACTTGATATTGACTTCGCAAGCCTATGGTTACGAAGCATCCCTCTTACGTTCAGATCCTCTATGCAGATGGTTTGGTTTTCACGCACAAGCATAGTTGTCTGCTTCTGTAAAAAATCATTTCTTTGATTTGTAATCTTCTCATGCATTCTGGCAACCCTGATCCGCTGTTTATTCCTATTACTACTTCCTTTCTGCTTCCGAGAGAGTCTTCTTTGTTCCCTGCGGAGTTTACGTGAGGACTTCTCAAGGTATTTTGGGTTTTCAATAATATTCCCATTACTGTCAGAATAGAATTCCTTTATACCGACATCTATACCAATCATACATCCATCATTCTGACGAAACTCTGGTTCGAAATCGACATTCAGAACTACATAATATTTGTCAGTGGGAGTCTTCTCAATAGTCACGTTATTGATATGTCCAACATCCATTGACTGTTTAATCTTCACATATCCTATCTTTGGTAACTTGATATATTTTCCAACAATACGTATATTATCCTTTTGGTTAATTGTCCTATACGACTGTCTATTATTATGTTTGCTCTTAAATCTCGGATGCTTCGTCCGTTTCTCGAAGAAATTCTTGAATCCACGATCCAAATCCCTTAATGACTGTTGCAGAGCAATCGAATCGACATCTCTCAAGAATGAATATTCATCTTGCTTCTTAAGATCGGTAAGCATTGAAGATGTCTGCGTATATCCAACCTTTTGACCGTTCTCAAAAGCATCGTTTCGCATCGCGAGACCTTTATTATAAATCAATCTACAACATCCGAATGTTTGATTTATTAAGTTTTGTTGATCCTTATTTGGGTACGCTCTAAATTTAACACCTTTATTCATATTACCACCTATCCAGGGATATTGAATATTTTTCTTCTGTAGCGTGGACAAAACACAGTTTTTACCAACTGGAGCGCCAGTATTTCCACAAATTAGACTCACAGTAGAACCACGTCCTTAGTCCAACCGGCATATATTCTTCCGTCATCGCCGCGAATCTGTATCCGAGTTCCATCATCTTCAATGGCTATAATATTTCCAAACTGATTTATTCCTGCGCGAAATGCGAAGAAACAACGCTGACCGATTCTGGGTTCTTTGTAATCTGACATTCTAAATCCCTCACAATCTCATAGATATATACATCACGGTAATTTCCTGCTTCATCTCTTGTCACTTGATTCAGTTTTACACAATTCCCACCATGCTTCTTACAAAAACGGTCGTAGTGTTTCTTGACCGGGTTCCCGCCGATCATCCCCCACTCAATTCTTCGATATCTGGCGACCAGTTCTTCCATTTTTGTAAACAGGTCTCTCCCAATTGTTGGGTTACTATGATCGAACGAATACAGTCCAAAGTTTTTCACAGTATCACTTCCAGGATCTACCTGATATGCCATATAGCCAATCACTTCTTCCTGGCTGTTAACAATCGCCCACTGAAAATGGTTATCTTCCGCCCCAATCTTCGGCAATTCGTGACAGTATGCATATCCTGAGTAGAGGAAGTAGTTCTCTGTATATATTTCCTGGGAGAATAAATCTTCAAGTTCTTCCTTGTACGATATCGCTGGTTTTAACATTCTTTTACCTCGGTCTTTACAAATGGCGAGTAAGGAGATCGGAGCAGCCCGTCTCCCCAATCGCAGAGATTATGTCCTCCTTTATTCTCTTCAGAATTTCTCAATGACTTAAGTCCAAAAAATTCGTTCATTATGCGGCAATAAAAATTTTGTCCTGTCCGTTCGGCAAGTTACTACCAATGACTTTCTGTCCCGACTTCGTAAAACTAATTCCCTCAAACTCGTAACGCCCAGTTGATTTCTTAGATCTGAAACAATAATCGGGTTCTTGGTCGCCGATCTTGCATCTCAGTAGAATATTTCTATGAAAATCATTTTTTGAAATAACAAGAAAGATTGAGTTGTTATTCTTCTTAAACCCAATCCCTTGAGTAACCAGATAGCCATCTTTAGATTTTGGATTTCTCAAATTCCATTCACTCAGCACTTCCATCCGGTAGCCACGATGTTCCAATACCGCAAGCCCAAGTGAGTCACCGTAATTCTGCGACAACCCTACAAACTGATTTCCAGAAACATGGGCGATTGCGGAAATGAAAATATTACAATCAAGTCTCTGATGCGACCAATCTCCAGTGTTCACTACCTCAACAAATTTGTCACACGGGGCAACATACAGAAGGCCGTTATTGTATGCGAGGTCATTGCCATGCCACATGCAACAGGCATACTTATGATTTGTTCTTTCAGGCTTTGTGTAATCTGGATACACAGAAATAACGGAAAGTTGATTGTCTGATTTGGTTTTAATCGTATACATTTTCTTCCCAACGATTTCTAACCCACCGAAATTCGTACATCCATACACATTTTTCACTCGCGTCAAAGGTTGTTCGTTCAAAACTTTAATCTTCATTTTTACTTCTTTCTTATACTTTCAACTTCGTCAGACTGCCGAGTATAAACCAGTCTTTCGTACGCAATGTATAAATCCTGAATACCCGGCCGTTCAGTCGCCGGATATGCTTCTACAACTCTTCCGATTTTCCTAACATCCCCATGTTCATTCGGATCCCATGCGGTAAACCACACATAGTCACCAGGAGAGTATTTATAAATTCCCATGTATTCCACCAAATTCTCTCGAATAGAAACGGCAACTACTGAACAAGTCAACAGTTGCCGTTATGTCTACCTTATATTATTCCGTCTCTTCCTTCACGATCTCGTCAGTACAGAAACACACGCCGATTTCTTCTCCGATTACTTCGCGAGCAAGATCCTCGTAAAGAGTCGAAGTATTTCCATGAAGATCGTGGAGATTGTCATTCCAGTACTGTGCGACCTTCGCGGCGAACGCGCAATAGATGAATGTCGGCTCGCCGTAGCTAGAATGTGCCTCAACAACTTCTACAAAGTTCGGATTCCCATCAAACGCAGCAGCCAGAGTGTCGGCTATGCTTTCCGTCTTGTTTGCCGGAATGATCTCGACCTTGACAGATACTCCGCCAAAGTTCTTCTCTGTCGGAAGAAGTCTACTAAGAGCCTCTGCCTTATCGGTTCCGTCAACATAAAGCTTGATTACGTTGTTCTCCTCATCGTAAACAACAGAAACATTCGGGTCCTCATCAAACAGAGCATTGACCTGGTGATAGTACGTGACCCACGGAGCGGAAATTGACAGATTCTTATTAACAGTTGTATCACTCATAACTTTTCTCCTTTTCTTTCTATTTCTTCTAAAATTTCTAAATTTCATATCTTATACCTTCACAGTCTCGATCACGGCGGCAATCTTCTTATCTGCCAGTTCCTTCATTCGAGCCTGAGCGTTAGGCTTCTTTGAGTAAGTCTTTCCACTATACACATGAAGCCCATCCTTCTGAGATTCCAGGAAGCCGTCTAACCCTACCGCCGCCAAACTTGCGAGCTTAGCGTCCGCATTTTCTCTTACTGAATAGATTCCAACTCTAACGCGATAGGAGACCGTCTCTTTTACTCTCAGGATGTAACCCACCCTATAATTGTCGAGTTTTCTCGTACAGATCCAGCCAGATTTTTTATACGGAACGCCATCTCCCGTTGATTGAGTACAAGTGGCGTGACCTGAGTCGAACCATTTATTACCGCCCAGAAATACGTTTGTATGGCTAAACGTCATATAGGTTACGATGTCGCCGGGACGAAGTTGGCCGGAAGCCTTTAGTTGTCCGACCGTCTTGTTCCCGATTTTCTTCACTTTCAGGTATTTCTCGGCATTCTTCTTAGAGTTAGACCCGATCCAGTTCATGCCGGATCCTTCTGAACCGTACCAGGCGAGACCATCTGACTCCGCAAGTCCCGATCTCTTAAGCGCCCATTGAACGCCATCGACGCAATTACACCAGTATTTCCCGTACTTCAGGGCGTTATCAAAAGTCTTCGCCTTCCGAGATGTCTTGTTTGTGTAGCACCACTTATGGCCTTTCGCAATATCCTACTTAAAGAGTTTATTCATCTCTTTTAGCGTAGATATAAATTTTTCAGCATTTGTCACTTTTAACTCCTTTCTCTGTTAAAATTAATCATCCTGCAATAACATATTCTAGATCCAAGCGTTAACTAATCCCATTATTTATGAATTAGGATTTCGTTATTTGCCAGTCTTGACAAAATCCGATTATATTTTTTCTTTGCCTTCTGAGCGACAAGATTGTTTTTATAAAACAGTTCGTTATAAAACGCGATATAGGAACTATTCGTCCCGGCCGTCATCACATTATCTATTATGCTTAAATCGTCCTTATATATAATGATTCTGACATACACGAATCCGTTAATTAAGTCTGAAACATATTCCCATCTGTCTCCGTATTCGACAAATCTATTTTTTCTCATCATTTTAACGGTAACATCTGGGTTAACATAGTAATCGTTCATACCAAGATCTTCCTTCGGACAGTAGTATACTTTCTCCGCTTCTTTGCAATAATCTTCCTAATGACACAAAATACAATTGCCCCATAAATAGAAATTATCAGAATATCTAATTTTTTCATGTGTTCTCCTTTTCTGGATTTTCCGCTTACAGTTATTACTTCTGAATATCCGCCTACTCAAAGCTTTAAAAAAAATAAAACCGGGTGATAATTACCCGGTTAATTTACATATTATCTATCATTGGTTCCGCCGGACAACAATTACACGGTTTCCAATACCTTGATGGCGGATTGTATGCGCACAGGTCGCATGGTGATGGTGATTCCAGAGCCTTAATAGCCATATCCATAGCTTCTCGCCAATCATCTTCTCACCATTCTCCATAACAATTCTTTTTGATGTATTCGATTGCTTCAGCGTTTGTCGTATCATTCCTCCCTATATGATTCTGACAAGGGCTTTCATCGTTATTTTGAGGCTTTTGCAATCAGTGAGTTTCCACAGGTAATCCTGTCTTTATCTTCCTCTTCGGACGGTACAAACACGATGACTTCCCATCCTGCTTCAACAAGAGGTCTTTCAAATTTTTCATAGACATCAAAATTCTTGATGATTTCATACCCCTGATTTACAGCCTCATGAGTTTCATGGATAGGCGTAATCTTAACAATACACTTCTCTTTATCAAAAAACTGATTCATAAGATCAGGATTTAGGTCGCTCTTGCTTGTTACCGCAAAATTAAGGGTATACTTCCTTTTTCCTGGAGCAGGAAGCCTTTGGATAATGTCAGCTATCTCCCATAAGGAAAGAGATCTGTTTCTAAACATTTGGTTTCTGTCCGTTTCATTGAGAGTATTGATAGAGAACTGAAGTCCAAAACCATCCTCTCCACCGTATGTTTTGCCCCACTTAACCCATTCTTGCAAAAAGTTTTCAAGATGGCTGTTGCTTTTAGGCATCATAGTAGATACTACCGGGTGATATTCATCAAAACTTACGGTATTCCCCGGCTCCACCATAGTAGCTATGATGGAGGCAGCCTTTATAACATCGGAATTAAATGTGGGTTCTCCCATACGGGCAAAGTGTACATTAAGTCTTTTTCCGTGTTTGATTCCAGACAATGCTATTCCGGTTGTAATCTCTGAAATAAGCTCGACGACTGAACAATTTCCATGAAAACCATACTTGGGACAATCGCAGAAGTCACAGTCCATAGGACATCCTTTTTGTGAAGATACAGTTACAACAAGTTTGTCTGTTATATCTACATCCTTATGCTTGACCTTTTCAATTCTCTTTGTGTAGCCAAGAAAGTCTGCCTTTATGTTGTTTTCCTTGCCATAATCTCCGACATAAAGATATTCTAATTTTAATTCATCGTCAGAAACAATCATTCCCGTATGTGTTTTAGTTATTGCTCTCATATTTATACCTCCTATATCACTGTCGTTCCAGTTCTCATCAATCATATATTTCTTGCTCTTCATTCCACGGACAACCATCACAGGCGCTGACATATTCTCCAGTTTCTTTATCGTAATAGTAATCATCACCATACCCAGTGCATTCGTAACACCAATCGGCACGTTCCTCTTCCCACTCTTCTATAGTCATCACTCGTCCTCCTTCGCTTTCGTCCATCGTCTGCATTATCCATCCATCACGCTTACATAGCTGAGATACTTAATATTCTTTCTATTTCGATCACCAAATCTCTTGCCTTGTTATAATCATCTATTGTCATGTTCCGTCCTCCGCTTCTTTCAATCCTTCGCGCAACCATCGTGTAGCGTTCTTGATGAGAAGATCAGGTGTAATTTCCTTGTATCGTTCTGGCGGCGCAATCGGATCTATCTCTTCCACATCTATGTATTCGTCAGCGAAAACATCGTATACTTTGTTCATCACTTTCCCTCCGCTTCGATTACTGCCTTGATATCTTTTAAATCCCTCGCTGTTATCGTCATGCTGTTTCCATCCCAATATTTTTCTATCAGAGCATCAAAATCGATCAGCCCTCCATGCTTTCCAAGATCGACAAGAGGACAATACTTCCGCTTCCCTGATGACGGAATCAACTCACCACTCGCACCACATATCATGTTCCGCATCAGCCAGCATTCCCAACAATGATCCGGCATCTTCATGCCTTTGATGTACACTCCCATACAATTCCTCTCAATCTGGGCTAAACGACTGCATTAGCCGACCTTCTCTTTCGGCAGTTTCATCGAGCCTACCTTGTTTATAATGTTTCATCATGACCTCATCGAAATCAAGAATAGGACAATCATCCGGGCGCTTGGTTTGCTCATTATCATCCATCGGATTTTCCACATATTCACTTCCAGCCTGACAATAAGAGGTAGCCCAACACTCACCATCCTCCCACCAACAAGGGCATTCGTAGCAAGTTTCTGGTATATCCACACCGCGAATTATTACGCTCATAAAGTCTTTCCTTTCTTCAGGTATACCTCAATCTATTCCAACTGTAAAAAACTTAATCCGAATTATCCAGTACCGTCATCATCGCTTCGCACTGACCAAGGATCCTTTCAAATTGACCAGAAGCAACATCGAATTTCTTTTCCTTTGATAATCCATTATTAGCGTGAAGAGCATTTTTCCCACAAGTAGCTGCATAATTCACATTCTTTACCCAATCGATCAATACCTGTTTCGGATTCTTTTCTTTCCCGCCCATTTGTCTATTCCTCATTTCTCTCGCTAGACGAACTTTGTCTTCATCAATAGAAACGCGACCAGAGTCTCTATTCATTAACTTCAGAAAAGCTATGCTGTCTTGGTTCATTATCTAACACATCCTTAATTTTATTCTTGTAACGTTTTATATAGTTCTTGAATATCTTTCCAAACAAAAATAAAATCACGTTCCCAAGGATAGATCCCTAGCTTTTCAAGCTCATCTGTTACGAGCAGAGGATCTATGCTTACTAACATGTCTACTAATTCTTGTTTAGTCATCACTGTACCTCCAATCTATACAATTCCTTGGTTTCAGGATTAGGCTGCGCGTGAAAAACCACCTCAAGATCGCAAGTTCTATTCGTCGCAAATCTAGTGATTACGTTTCCCACAGAATCGCAACAATCAACATAATCGCTATTTACTTCGATAGTCTGTAGTTCGGGTCGCGCCAATGTTGTTATTATTCCATACGGACTCCTGAACTTAACGTAATACGGCTTATTATCGCTCATATCAAAAGCCGTAAAGTCGAAATACCAAGTGCCGCAATATTCGCACTTACATTTATACGGCTCAATCGGCGCTCCGCAGTTTGGGCAATTTGTCATTGTTTACCTACCTTTATACTTGACATCGAATTGAGTTCCGTCATCTGCGATATAAATTGTTCTCATATACCTCCTTAAATAAAGCCTTTCTCATTCTTCCGCAAAAGCGAGCTTTCACCGACAGTCCGCAAGCCCGGAGGGCATGAAATCAGTTTTCTATTCCCCATCTTTCAGCTACTTCTACTGGGGAATAAATATTGGGGAATTCCCATTTCCCACCACATTTCTCACAAAATATTTTATATCCCTGATATGATGGGATACCTCCCCAAAGTGTTACGGTCCCGCCACAGACACATTTTCTCAATTTAAATCTGTTGTCAATTTCTTTATTAACCATAACTCCTCCATATTAAATACTTATTTTATTGTAATCTGGCGGTGAGGATTCGAACCTCACATGATTGGAGTTTTGAGTTATTCTGCGTATTACCCCCTGCTATTTATCTACTCCACGATTTTTGCTACGATGGAGTTTAGCTGACTCGTTGTTACCTTTTTACGGATCACACCTGTCGAATCCAACCAATCTATAAGAAGCCACACTTTAGCGTTTATCCCCATTCCGCCACGTCAGATCAAATATTCAATCCGTAATTACTCTATTTTCAAATTTCTTGTAAGCATCCAGATACCACTCTTTCTTGTCCCCATTATAAGTTAATTCATAGTACATTCCGTCTGGAAGATCACTGCCAATCAAGTACTTCCAGTTCTGTAAAGTCTTACATTTCCAAACTATATACGCCGCGAACTCAACTGACGGGTCAGACTTATCCAGATGTTCAGAGATATAGTTTAATACAATATTTATCGCTTTTTTATCCATATACTTCTCCTTCAAAATTTAGTTTTCAGTTTCACACCAATCACGAAGTTTTTCTTCGCAATCAAGTCCATTGTCTTCTGTGACATATTCAGTATTACACGGATATGCTGGGCAACCATCACAATTCAATATCATTGAATCTATAAATTTATCTTGTGCTAAGCTATTCGCATATTTTTCAAAATTAGTCATATCAAACCTCAATTTCATTTTCCCGAATCACAAGTAACCACCACAGATTTATCTGTATAATACGGTGTTGCTGTTATTTTATCACTCGTAATCGTCGTCGGCGATGACCACCAGTAACAAGAATTACGACCGTCTTGCCACACTTCATTTAATACTTTCTCTAATTCGTCTTTGGTAAATTCGATTTTACCATCACTGTTTGTTGTAAATACTTTAACCATATTCTTTACTCCTCCTCAAAATACTCAAGAAACTCTGGCTTATAATCTTCCAATAATTGTTCAAAGATATAAGTAAACGGTTGTGCCCAAACAACGTCATCGGCTTCATATGGTGCATCGTCCCATAATCTCCTGATAACAAACTCCGTAAATTTAATTGGATCTTTTACTTTACAAATTGGGTTCTCACCATCAAAATTTGTCGGGGCTTCATCGAATAGCTTTACCAGGTCGTCAACATCTATTCTTGCCACCAGCTGTAACGGATAATGTCGATGCGAACCACAACTGTTTTCTCGTTCTATTGCGATTTTACAAATACCGTTCTCGTTGTAACTCATATTTTCCTCCAATTAAATCTAATTTCCTAATCAAAGACTTGTTTTATCTAAACTCATAAAACACTACAGGCTTTCCAATCCTCTGTGCATAATCAACTGTGATCCATGTCCCGCCCACTTTCTCGCCATCAAATACAGCCAGAAGAACATCACAGTTATCAACCATATATTTATCTCTTATCCAATATGCTTTCTTGCTATATTGTTCTGAGATAAAACGCACATCTTTCGCCTTGGCATTAATCTGCTCCTCAGCTGGATGAAATCTATCTCTTCTATACGGATAGCAGCAAATCAACTGAATTCCCATCTCTTCAACAACTCTGGCAAAGATCTGATCAGTTCCCATAGCCATGCCAGAATACGCTTCCGTACAGTCCACTCCCGCAAGATAATCTTCAATCCACTTCTTTATATTTTGTTCCTGACCAGCAATTCTTCCTGGTCGATGTCCAGTAATTGCAACCTTCATTAATCTCTCCTATTATCTACTTCAATATCAACCTTTTTCAATTTAGAACTTGTCTTCGGGAGAAACTCAAAACAAGGTTCTACGTCGCCCTGACAGTTCTGATAATCATCTAAAAAGCATTTACAATCAAAGCAATATTCACAAGCATCTTTCTCGGGATCCCACATATGTTTTTCCTCGTTTGAGTAAGTTTCGCGTTTCATTGCCCTTCTTAAAAGAATTTGTTGTTTTATAGCAGTCATCATATCTAACAGGTGATCCATAGCAGCTTCTTCTTCATCGGTTAAATTATTTCTAAATGCCGTCCCAAATCTGAAGTCAATCATGATTCACGGTATCTCCTCTGGTTTACAAAAATTTAGCTCAAGCTCTTCGGATCTTCTCAGATATTCTTCCGGACAATCCGTGCTGATTCCTTTATATACTCCGCTATAGCATTGATCTACAAAGTAAGTGCATCTTGGACACCAGTAATATTGCTCAACAATTCCGAACTCCCATTCTGAATAACTCGTATATTTGTTATCTTTTCCACAAACAGGACATTTTCTAATTTCTTCAGCCATTTTTATATTCCCTTCAGCCCAAAACCACTTCTCTCGCTAATTTCATAGTATATGACCCACACAACTTCCCAAAGTGCTCACCGGCTGCCATGACTAATTCCTTCTCTTCTTTCATGCAGTCATCATAAATTCTCTTCGGAAGATTCTGTGCTACGAGTCTCATATCGCTTGGCTGGAGTTTCGCTGGAAGGATACCCTCATCACGCATCTTAAATAATTCTTTCTCCACTCTGTTTTTTGTTACAATAGATTCAACAATTCTTTGCGCTTCTGCTTTTGCTGCTTCTTTCTCAGGATCGATAACTCTCTCTTTCGTTTTCATGGATTCCTTGAAGTCTTCATTCACGATCTTCAAATAAAACGGAAGTCTTGAATCTGGACTGTTGAGCTTTGTCTGATTCTTTACCACAATTCCTTCCTGTCTATCACCGTAGCCAGGGCTATGCAAGAAAGTACGAACGTGATCCCATGAAATAAATGGACCATAATATAGCTCATTAATATACGGGAAGTTATAATCTTCACAGAACTTCTTTACGACATCCTGTGACTGCCACTGCTCTGTATCAGCATCATAGATATCATATACAATCCATTTCTTGACATACTCCGGCCTGTAATGGATTTTATTTGTTCCATTTTGCTCACCGAATACAAACCATGATGGATGATCTTTGAAAGGCTTTATATCGAGAGTCTGTACATAATTCCAAAATCCTTGAAGAGTACGATTAAAGGATAGTTCTTGTTTTCTTGAAAAAGCAACGAGCCTATCTGTTTCAGGGTCATATTTTATAGAAGCATTACTTCCGTCGATTTTCTCCGTAATGCTGACAATATCACCTTTTTCGAATCCATAACCATTGCCGCGTCTCAGATCAGTATCGTTCTCTCTCAGATTTTCTATATCCATAAAATGTTTTTGTGTCATTAATTATTATCCTTTCCTGTTATTCTTATCCAGCAGTATTCTCCAATATGATCTTCGAGTTCTTTCTTTAAATCGTGTCCACCAATTCTGAATTCTTCTAAATCCAATCCAGTGATCGTCCATTCAGAATAGCCTTGGTACGCTACTTCAACTGTCATAAAACCATCTAAATAATTACATAAAGCTTCCTGGGCTTCATCAAATGTACATTTTTCATTCGTATACCAAATACTCATGCAGCAATCTGGGATGTAACTAATATCTTTTCCAAGACCAATATCATAATATTTTTTTCCAAATTTATACTGTATTTCTCTGGGAATTGATTCTGCAAAGCATTGACGTGATGTTGCCGCTTCTATTAAAGATGGATGATCGTAATAGTCTTTAGTTAGAAAACCGTTTAATAACAATTCCATATTGATACCTCATTCAAATAATCTTTTTATTCGTACCAAACCTTCAAAGGTATTAGTACAGTATTCCTTTCACGCATCCATTGTTTATCTTTTGGTATCCAGTCACCATCATATTCCGCAAGAATAACGGCGTTGCCAATAATAAAATTTACGGTGCAACCATTGGGAGGCTTGCCTAAAATTTTATTATATGTCCCAAGGCTAAGAATTATTCGCAGCATCTTATCAACTGACTCAGCAAGAAATATTAATGTCCCATCGCATATAAAAGAATCAGATATAAAATAATCAAAGTCAGCATCTGGATTTATTTCTAAATTAACATTATAGAATACTTCTGTACCATCATCTAAATGCCCTGTGAGTTTATAGCTTCTCGCACCTTTTATAATAAAATCCAAACAATCAGTTATATTCTGTTCAACCGCATTATTCCAATCGCGGTCAGCATAGCCTGAAATTTCTGGGTTAGATGCTCTATTTTTACAAAAATCCAAAGATTTACTCATAATATAATCCTCATCAAAAAGTCATTACAGTCGTATTTTCGATAATATCTGCAAGCATCATACATGATTTTAATTGATTATGGATATATTCAATCTCGTCAGGCTCTCCTTTAAGCTTCTCTTCAAATATCCAATCGCCATCTATAAGACAGAATTTTTGGTCTGTGGAGAATCTTATAATTGGATACCACTCATTGTTTTCGATCCAAATACCACATTTGACCGGAACTTGATTGTTTCTAGCGAAAATATGCATCGATTGTGTATCATTCAATATTTCGTTCAGACAATTATCATTTATTGCCCTTAATGCAATATCGAAATATAAATATCCGTCTGTTCCATTTACAAAAATTTGTGCCATATTGCCCAAATCCATTTTAGGATTAATTCTCATATATCCTCCATCAAAAACTCATTCTATCGTTATACTATCTGTAATGATTCTTGTGCCAATCTTGTATTCCAATGCTTCAATAGCAGCTATAACCATCTCGGGATTAATCGTTCCAACAAACAGATGATTATCTTTATCTATGTCGTTATATAGATTTTTAAACGCTTCAAGCGCTTTTTCTTCTGTCATCACATTACCTCATATAAAATAACCATCATCAAAATTGTATCCATATACGCCAACAACGACACATTGTACCAGCTTTTATTAAAAATCTATCTTCGCCATTGCTCTCATGTCCTGGCACATTATAGACTAATACTGTCTTGCAGTGTATCCAATCATCAACTGATTTTGGTACTTTGATTTTTTGAGTATTTCTATCGATAACATAAACAGAATTATTCCATATATCCTCGCTCGTTTCGAAATCTTGTATCTTTACAGAATCTCCCCACATATTACCTCCGATGAAAGAATCGTTTTATCTGCATCAAAGTATATTTTCGTCATATTTATAATTAGAACATCTCATCAAATAAATAAATGATCCAGGATTATAAATGTTATCTTCTCGTGTTTCCATTTTTGATAATGCCTCATCGACATAATCTCTGTCATTACAATGAAATCTTGATTCGCATTTACTACAATTAAATTCTTGTTTCATTTATTAAATAATCCTTTCATTAGTCTTGATGCATCAAGATTTTCTGAATCTGCTTCTGCTGCTTCTTGGATAAGAAGTTAAATTCAAGTACAAAAATCATCACAAATTTTGTCATTTCGTACACGATTCCAACCATCTTCGCAATCCCATGTATTTTTATAACGGCAGTAATCACATCTATCCATTAAATAACCTCTTTATTTATGTATCCTTCTGATTTTTCCAGATGGATATTTTCTTAGAATTTCATGTACTACTTCAGAATTCCATTGTGTTCCACATCCGGGATAGGTCAAAACCAAATCTTTTCCCAAAAAGTGTTCCGCTAAAATATTTACACAGGTCTGAGCATCTGTACCATTCGGGAACATTTGATCATCAGAATCAAAAAGTGTTTTTGCAAATTCTTTATAATCCATTAAAGAATCCTTTCATTATTTTCTCCTATTCCAGAATCCGATTGCTTCTTCTTCTGTAAAATATTCTCTACCATAGTAGCAGTCGGCTGCGATTCGCATAGTTGCGGGGCAAGAATTACATGATATGTTCCAATCAAAATAATGGCAGTTTCCATCTACATAACTAATCTTTTCAATTTTAGAGTCTCCGCCACAAAAAGGACAAATTTTAAGATTCATAAAATAACCCTTTCATTGTACTTTCAGCCATCTACACGGCATACATGTGGTTGGATAGTCTTCATCTAAATTGCATCGTTTTTTATCAAGCTTACACTTATAGTAATCAGAACTAAATCTGATTCCATTTTTTGGTTGTTCATATTTTGAGAACGGACATTCCTTTTTACTCTTTGGCATCTGGTTAACTATAAACTTCATCCGGTTTATCCTTTCATTCCGCATTTTCCATTTTTCAGATCAACCTTTCTATATATTCCCGACCTTCATCTACAAAGTTTGGGATCTCTGTATCGATCACCCATTTAGATCTCTCAATTCCGTCAATAATTTCCTTTTTCTTAATACAGCAAGATCCTCTTTTTTTATGGGTCGGGAAATCATTCCAGTTAATACCTTTCTGCTCATGAAGCATATCTTGAATGTTATTACATGTCTTCTGATACAGTTCCTTATGAGAGAAATTCGCTTGCCCTACCATCTGGATCGAATTACGTACTGCATCCAACTGTCTCCAGTAGAAGTAATTTGTAGCTTCCTCTTTTGGGATATTGAAACAGCGGCTATCAAACATTGCCCCTTTATTCATCGCTTTAATTATGGTATCAATATATTTCTCATTATTTCCATCAAACCAATCATAATGCTCTGAGCAATACTGTATTCCCCTTACTCTCTCTGAGAATATTTTGTTGAAAATCATCGTGGTCATCGATGCTGTTATGCTACATACTTTCTGTACTTCGTAGTCGAAAAACGCCTGAGAAGTCAATTTCTGATAATCGACAAGAAGCAAACTGATTTCATCCGATTGCTGATATCCCATCACACATCCCTGGACATTTTTACAGAGATACTTCATGGTTTCTTGCATTGACCTGATAAGAAGATCATCGAATGGACGCTTAAACCCTTTTGTAAAGCTATGGAACGACCGGCCGTCTAGTCTCACAACCGTAGGGCAACGTCTCATTAGTTTTGTTTTCGGAATCTGTTCGTAATACTCTTTCATCCGTTTTCCGAGCTCATCATGTACAGACATAAATACCTCCCTTTTAACGATTTACCTTTTTACCTATAACTCTATTCCACACCTTAAACCCTTGTTTTGTCGGATGAATCCCGTCTTCCCTAAACAATGCCGGGTTCGGTGTTCCGTCAGGAAGCAAGGAAACAGCCACTATATCCACGTAGTAGATATTCTTTTTCTTTTCGCAATACCGTTTCATTGCTTCATTCGATGCATCTATTTCTCCCCACGCATGAGGATTTCTTATGCAATGGTTGATCGAAATATAGAAAATCTTCGTTTTCTTCAATTTCTTTCTGATTGATTCTAATAATACTTTCGTATTTTCGGCGTTCTCTAAGCCCGTAATCCCGCCACCGTCCTGGATGTCGTTCGCGCCGCAATAAAAAAGGATCACGTCAGGTTTCTGATCTACGATCCTTTTCTTATATAGCCTCAGCCAGTCAGTGACCGTTGTTCCGCCGATGGCTTTATTGATTACCTTGAAATCACTGAAGACCGTTTTCGCATCTTTCCACCTTCGCATCGATGAACTTCCGGCCAGGAGCATCTTAGGCTTGTTGCCCTATGCCCCTGTCCTGAATACCAGAGATGCCGCGATAATGACCATAGCAAAGGCCGTTGCCGTCATCCTGTGTTTCATTTTTCCCTCCTGTTCAAAAATCTGTCGGAAAGCAGAATTCCAATGATCTTATCCTTCAGTTGTTGTTGAAGTTACGTTCCCAACATCCACAATTGTTGCACCACTGCCGGATACTGTTGGTACTTCTCCTTTCCACTTACGGATCTTATTATTCTCGATCAGTTCGGGCGTGAGCGAATCTGCGATCATCTTGTTCGCATTAGCTTCCGCTTCAGCCTTAATCTTTATAGCGTCCGCTTCGCCTTGAGCCTTTATCTTTGCCTGTTCGGCGTTAATCTCTGCCGTTTCTTTGTCTTGCTCTGCTTTGACCAGTGCAACTTCTTTATCCTTCTGCGCCTGGACGTTTGCCGTCTTTTGTTCAATCTGGGCAAGTTCAAGTTCCTGTTGCGCATTCACTTTCCGCTGCACTGATGCGCGGGTTTCATCATCTGCGGAAATATCAATCAAGCTTACATTTTCAACGATGATCCCGTATGGGAGGAATTTGTCATGGATATATTCGCTTACCGCAATGTTCAGATTCGCTCTCTCATCACCAAGGATTTCCGTTACCGGATATTTTGCAGTTACTTCCTTTACCCATGAAATAATGTTTGGCTTGATAAATGAGTCTCTGACTTCCTTTCCTGACTGCCCCTTAAATTTAGTGAACAGTTCCGTCACTTTGTTCTGGTCATACCGATAGGTAAAAGTCAGATCTACCTTAAGCCCTTTACCGTCCGAAGTTGGTACCTCGAACGAATCATCCTTTTCCGAATCCCCGTTATCTCCTGATGTCAGATATGACTGCTCAATACCGATTGAGTATAGAGTCACCTGCTTTGTCGGAGAAATGACATGCCAACCTTGTGTAAGTACTTTTTCGGAAATTCCCCCACTCATTTCGTACTGTATTCCGACGTAGCCCGCCGGAACCTTTACTGCACACGAAAAGCCGATAATCAATACTATGATGATTACTACCCCGATTGCTATTGCACCAATCAATCCTTTATGATTCTCTATCATTTTTTTCTTCCTCCTTAATTTCGTTATCCTCTATGTTTTTCTTTACATTCATCGCGACATTGTCTATGAATTTGCCTGTTGCCTTAAACAGCGTTGACAACACGACCCATATCAAGAACGCCGCAATCAGTACCAAAAATACAAATACCGGATTCATAAACGCCTCTTTTCTCTCCAATCTTTCCGCCGTCCCATTACCCATAGCAGAAGTACATCGTCGAGTAACTTGTACTGAGTGTTAAATAGATAGCGGATCCCTGGGGAAAGTTAGCCTGATAGACAACGTCCGCCGGATACTCACTTCCATTTCTGAGAAGATAATCCGTCACCTCTTCTACCAAGGCGGTCGGGACCTGTGCATCCAGAAACAAAACTGTGCTGTACTGCCCCGGCTGGTGGATCACTTCATAAATGGTGTCAGGGAACGCGGAGTGTTTTACCCTGTTTAGAACTACTGACCCAACGCCGATCATCATCTCACGCTTACAGTAACCAGCCTCCGCCTGGATGACGTGACTTAGTTCATAGAAATCATCCGCTGAGTATGGTGCATCTTCACTTCCGTATCCAGCCAAAGCGTCCGCCGCCCGAGCAGGAGAAATATACAGAAGCATGTACACCGCGAAAATCGCGACCAATAGTAACGAATTTATTAACTTTCCCAAATTACCTCCTTTTCTATACACTGCATGTGTCTATATATACATTCTGATTTATTCAGCAAACTAAACCTAGTTTTTTTGAAAAGTAGGAAAGTCTTTAGATATAGGCATAAAAAAAAGAGAGACCGAAGTCTCTCTATTTGCCATTCCGTTTCTTCTATAATCATGGCTATTTCTTCTCTCCCTGAAGAAGTGAAACAACCAGAGATCCGGTCGCGTTCCCAAAGATACATATAACCAAATAAAGCAAAGCGTCTGAAGTAAACTCTCCCGCCGCAGCGAAGTAATACGCATTTGCTATACAGTGGTCAGTCCCGGCGGCCACAAACGCAAATACCGGAATGATGACCGCCAGTATATTCTTGCTTCTCTTAAACAGTTCCACCGCTAGGTAGATCAGTGCTCCACAAATCGCGGCTGATATAAAGACATTTAGCGGTTCTTTCGCAAGTTTATTGCCGACAGATCGTATTGCCTGATCTCTAACCAAAGGTTGTGTAACAATGCCAAACAACACCGCGCCTATCATATTCAGTAAACACATAGGAAGCATTAGCACCGCGCTGTGAATTGTCCTGACGTAGCCGACTTTTCCTGTATATAGAAACGCGCCGAGCAAGATTACGGAAATCAGTCCAACCGAGAACAGGAATGCCCCTACGTACTTGTTATCAACCGAAAGAAACGCGAATCCGCCGATTCCGATTAAAAGTCCGGCAAGAATCTCTTTTCTGATTGTTTCGATCATATCGTCACCACTTCTCCTTTTTCTAAAGTTTTCTTTACATCGATAATGCGCTGATTTGAAGAGCCGCGGAACTTCAGAGTTACATCTCTAAGCTCTTGTTCAAATCGCCCCTCAATCAGATAATCTATTTTACTGATGATGTGTTTTCTCAATTCTCCGGCTTCTGAATCGTCAGACATTATCTCTTCCCACGTATATCCTGAGAAGATCCATTTAGTCAGAGGTTTAACATTATCTGCTTCGTTTATCAATCCGTCAACACCTTTGAGATTTTTCGGATGAAGAGGCTCTCCTCCTAAGATAGAAAGCCTCTTAATATAAGGTTTGTTTATACCATTCAGAAACTCACGATTCATTTCTTCGTTCCAGACTTTTCCCCCATTGAAACTCCAAGTTTGGGGATTAAAGCATCCTTTGCAATGAAAATCGCACCCCTGAACATAAACAGAAACACCTACGCCAGTTCCGCAGACAATATCGGCCGGGTTTATTCCCGCGTATCTCATTCCCAGTTATCAGGGAGTTTCATATCTGATGTCCAATGCTTCACCCTCATATTCACTTCTTGCTGTTTGCCTTTATTGAAAGCTGTAGTGTAATTTCCTGTAAGATAGCCTGTGACTCTGCGTAATCTCTGAATATTAGTGCCACCACATTTTGGACATTTATCATTGATTTCATCACAGTATCCACAATCCATACATGTGTCGTTCGGCACGTTTACAGCAAAATACGGAATGTCATGATCCATAGCATAGTTCACAATCTCTTCAAGAGCATCAATGTTGTTTTTAACGGATCCCTCAACCTCTGTGTATGTAATACAACCCGCATTGCTATATCCCGTCAGTTGAGATTCAATATCGATCTTTTCAAACGGATTCATGTTAACCCAAACTGGAACATGTATCGAGTTCGTAAAGAAATCTTTATCTGAAATATTCTCAATTATTCCGTACCGGTCCCTGAATTTCTGCATGGCCGTGTAACAAAGATTCTCAGCGGGTGTATAGTACACACCAAAGTTTAAGCGATATTCTTTCTTAAACTGAGCACAGCGATCTTTAAAAAGCTGTTCGATCTCCTTTGCCAATTTCATACCTTTATCTGTAGTATGGTCACAGCCAATCAAAATCTGAAGAGTTTCAGCAAGGCCAAGCTGCCCTATTACGATTGTGCCGTGCCTCAAAGCTGAACGGATTCCTTCTTCTGGTTTATAGCCAAGCATTGTACCATTCTCATACATGAATTTAGCCGAATCCGGCGACTGACTACAGATGTACTCATACCTTTCAATGAGCATATCTTTTGCCTCATGGATTTTCTGGTCGAGAATTTCCATGAAAGAATTGATGTCCTTGTCGCCTACTTCTCCAGACGCCTCCATGGCCAATGTAGGCATAATAATTGTCACAGGACAGATGTTACCGCGCCCGTCTTTCGTTTGAGGGTTTGTTCCAGGTTCGGCGTTGATGTCTGCCCCATTCACAGTTCTACACGTTTCCCTCCTCTATCGCCAGAGGAACTGACTATATCTTCTACTAAATGTTAATTCATTTATGCTTTCGCAGGATTTCTCCGCAGTCTTCCGCTTCGGTTTTCAGACGCTTCGTTTCCTAAAACATCGCTGGTGCCTATCTCCAGCCCTACTCCCATACATTCATCAGGGATAGTCGATACACTTTTAATCAAGAATGGTAATTTTATATCTACTTTCAACAACAAATTCTTTACACGTGTGTTTGTAAGCTTTTCCACTAAACTTTTTGTTTCGAACGCCAAAATGTCTTTCCGCAGATGCATAACTTACAAATTCACCGACTTCTCCAGTATACAAATCCTATACAAGGATGTGGCAACTTTTTCTTATTGATTTATCAAACCTAACATCCGTAGGGTATTCATCTTCTTCGTATGCTATATTCCATTCGCCTTTAAACAAATATTTAATCTAACGTTTTACTCTTCTGGTGACAAAATTATGGTTTGATTCACCAAAATAATCTCTTACCTACGCTGCACTCCCAAAATGAAGTTCCTCGCCTGTTTTCATGCTTAATAATTTGATTGGTCTTGCCATTGGATTATCTTTTCCGATTTTCGTAGAACGTATCTTCTGTTTTATTTTATCCATCTCTTCTGTGGTCTTCGACATATATGTATTTCCACCGTCCCCACCTATCGTTTCATTGTATCCGTTCTCACACGAGTTAAAATAATTTATCCAGTATTTTTCTTTTTTAGATAACTCTTCATCTGATTTTGCAGAATCAATTATCTAAGTCTAAAAGTTTTCTGGGCCATATTTTCGTATTGCTCTACTAAAATGTGTATCAAGACGATTCGAAAGTGCGTCGTATATATGTCGATTCCATCTATCTTTCAGAGATCTTGTTGTTTTACCAACATAAATTTTACCATTTATAATATTTGTAATTTTGTAAATAACCAAAATACCATCTCCTAGTTACTTACCATTCTTGATTATTTAGCACGGTCTCAACTCAATGAGTCCTAACCGTTAGCCGCTTTTGCGACACCCCCGGGCGGGGTTCAAAAGATTTTAGATGAGCTGTAGCTTACACCTACCCATCGTTGAGAAATAAGTTTTCGGATCATTCGGATCGTATCCGGCGTTTCCAGACCAGTCTACGTTGGCATAATTTGGATAGAGACGTCGCGCCGTTGATTTAAGCGCCAACCTAAACAGATCATAATTTGGATCACCCGGTTTACGGTTTACACCTTTCATACACTGGAATATTCCACATGGGAAGATCGACGTTTTATGCAACACACCAATACCCTTAATTGAAACATCTAAAATTGCTTTTGTTACCATACGCCCTTCCGGGGTTATGCATGTACCGTAATTAATAGAAGTGAATGGCAATTGATTCCCTGATCTGCTTTGCAATGTATTTCATTAATATTCACATAGGTTCGCTACTCCTATGCAGTTCTCTTATGAACTTCTTTATGTTGTCATAAAGATTAGACTATATCTTCATCCTATAAAATAGGAGGCTGCCATTTCCACCCGCTTGGGTGTACTCCACGTTTCATGTGGATAGTCGTTAGGCGTTTAGTGTATCGTTATAATATTTCAAATGGTATCCGCTTTATAACGATGCAAATTTAGCACGGGATTGTCTCCGTGAGAGTTCCCCCGTTTAGGCAGCTATGTTCTCAACATCACTATTGAGTCGCCCAAATATTTTTAGGTTGTGATACATTCCTTCAACTGCCTGATATGTTTCATTGATCGTGTCGAATAAAGCTGCTTGGAATAGCTCTTGATTAAGACCATTTTTATTGTCGAGAGTAAAATCCTCAAATCTAAGTCCGGTCTTCTCAGTGAATTCGTCTTTATGTTCTTCGACCCAATCGTCGAATCTGTTCCTGACAACCCCGATTTCATCTTCATACGTATCAAAGAGATAATTCATCAGATCCAGATCAAGAAACTCTTTTGTGCGCTTCAAATATTCGGTGACATAATGCTTATAAAAGCTCTTCCTGACATAAGGCACCATTGTGTGATCTATATGCGTGGCAGATACTCCGCCAAATTGCTGAAGAGACTGTAGCTGGAAGATCACGGCAACCAACTGAAAAGCCGTATTTACCGATTGAGCCGGACGGACGTCTGTCTGTCTAGTATTGAATCCCTCCGCTAAAAGCTTATCAAATGGAATCGACAAACAATTATGATCACCAACCGCGTAATGATCTAGGTCATGAATATAGATTTCATTGTTCAAATGATTATTCCGGGAAAGGTCAGATAAAAGATTGTCGATAGCATACTGACGAAGGAGTTCCCCGCTGGCCTCTCCGATCCTTCCACCAAACGACTTTTCATCAACGTTGGCATTCTGGTTCTGAATATTAGCGGCCTTAATCTTTACGCCAACTTTTTTCATCAAAGAGCTATTCTTCTCACGCTCTCGGCTTCTGTCGTTTCTATATATAATATATGCCTTTGCGACGTCTTTACGGTTACAAGCCATCAGCTTTGATTCTACAATATCCTGGATTTCTTCAACATTCAGATCCTTATCCATGCTTTTTATATATTTGGCTATGGCATCAGCTTTATCTCTGGCATACTCTGTTGTTTCTCCGTCTATTTGCTTGAAGGCTTTTAAGACGGCTATTTTTACCTTGTCTTCTTGAAATTCAACTTTTCTTCCGTCTCTCTTGATTACCCTCATAAACTACTACCTCCTTCTTTAATATTACAAATTATCGACCTTCATTTCTGAAGTCGATAAAAGCGTTAATAGAGCGCCTACAATGAGACTTAGCTAAGTCTTCAGTGGCACCCTCAAAATGAATTTCTGTACCGACCACTCTTCCGACATAAAGATTTTCCTTTTCGTCAAACCGGATGATCGCCTTAAACCCTCTATAATTGTATTCCGTCATTCTTTTCCTCCGAAGGTCTCATGTCCCAGAAAAAATCACATCCATCCTTGGGGTCTGACGGATCATCAACAGAATATCCTTGGAGTCTATCTGGAACTGCCTTATAACGATAGCAATAGTAACGTTTCTTACATGTTTTACTTTGACACATAGACATGCCCGCCATACCAACCTCCTCAATCATGTGGATAACCGTCGTGAGGATAAATCCCGCGAACCTGAGTCTTTTCTGTCTCTAGGAATCCCTCTATCTCATCCGCCAGTTCTTCGATATCCCTTCCGTCATTGTTATAGAAAACGTGATCTGCAATGTGGTACGCTTTCTGAAAATCTTTAACGTCAGTCTCAAATCTTCTGGTAGATTCCTCCCGGCTATCTCCTCGCTTTTTAAACCTCTTCAAAATCGTTGCATTATTACAGTCGATCAAGATACAGTAAGATCCATCCGGTAGTTTATCCTTTGCGTTCAGATAACCGTCCGGTGTAAGAATGATAAAGTTTTTGTTGTCAGTTTTGCCTACAACAGGCCATTCTGAACCGTAGTACCATACACTGCCATCTGCGACGGTGTATTTGCGATATTCCATGAACTCGTCGTGACCAACCATGTCAAGAAACACAGGTTCTGAAACGAACTTGTAGGCATCATCCGGCTCCCCTGGACGCTGAGGACGAGTCGTGTATGTCCGGTAACGGAAGTATCCACGGCGCTCCAGCTCCTTAGCTACAGTGTCCTTACCGGAGCAGCTACGGCCAATGATCACAAACACTTCTCTTCCTCCTTGCCGGTTTCTTCTATATGCTTTATGTTACATCCATTCACTGTTTAGTCTCCTTCGTACATGATGAGTTCCTTTGCATAAGGAAGTTGCTCAACCCAACCGACAAAATCCTTGTTCCATTCAGTGAGCTTGTGATTGCGTCTGTCAAAATACATGTTGCGCAGAACCTGATAGTTTCCAGTCCAGTGTCTGGTCTGTAACCACGATTCCGGCAAAAGGCGGATCAATTCCTTCCAATCAGCCTTGTCTTTTGTTTTATTAAATGTTTGTCTGATAAGTTCCAGATAATTTATCAATTCACTCCAGAAGTCATCGAGACCCTCGTTTTCTGAATAATCACCGAATTCAAAGCATTCTCTTGTAATAGGGGTAGAGGCAAGCTTCCACATTGTTGACGTGGAGTTGGTTGTGGTCGCCACCTTGTAGGTGTCCCATTCCTTGAAAAAGTAAAGTGGCGCTGTTACATCAACACTCACCATAATTTGCCGTAAGAATTTTGAATGTGAATCTCTATGATCTTTTGTTGCTGATTTCAACAAATTCTGACATAATTTCAGGTCATTTGGCCCGATAATTATGTTATTAGGTTCAATCTAATCGGCAACATCGTTTCCGTTTTGTTCATAAGAATCCATCCTCTCCCAAGAGTTAAAAGGATTTCTTGCGCCTTGTATTGCCCCAATAAAATTGAAGCACTGCCAGTTTTCAAATTTCACGTATACTTCTCCATCACTTTCTTAAACCTCGCTATTTCAGCGGCGTCTGAGCTAACAATAGTTACATCGAATTCAGGTTTTCCGAGAGCCACAATAGCGAGAAGGCTTTTCGCGTCTACGTGGATACTCCCGGATTTTGCATCAATGTCAGACTTGAATGAATTTACGTCGGAAGAAAACTCCTTAAAAATGTCAGGATTTTCATAGTCCAGCCTGATATGCATATTCATAATTCAATACGTCCCTCCGTCTGCGACAAGAAAATCAACCAGCCTGTTTACGTCGCGGTTAGACTTACAGTAAATCTCAATTTCCGGCACTTTTACCTGTGAGAAAAGTCCAACGAGAGAAACAAACTGGCTGAGCTTGCTCTTCAGGTTCAGTCTCATCTCGTCTTTAACGACGAGTTCAACATCTTCCTCGCATTTATCAACGACTTTGAAGAATCTGTATAGATCATCTTTGTCCAAATTCCGCAGCTTCATGAAAACCTCCTTTCGGAGATCAATGTCTCTAGCTGCATATCAGAGTAATGAATCAATGCCGGAACACAATCTACCTTCTCGAATTCAGGAAGAAGTCTTGCTCTGGCATAACAGACATTGCCTCTCGAATCCGTTGCAAAACGGCAAAGCGAACAACGTGTCGGCTTCAAGTCGGATCCGTTTCCCTTCTTCTTGATTGTCTGAACATTATTCTTCTTCTCGACGGGCTTCTTCTTTCCTCTTCTTCTTGCCATAAGTTCCTCCTTTTGTATATACATGTTAATTGGATGATTCGGTAGCTTTTTCTCCGATCTCTCGTGTGTGGTCGATTACCATCACTGCGCCATGGGCCTGGAGGATAAATTCGATCTCATCCTTAATCTCTTCCCAATCTTCGAGTTTAGCCGCCGAATTTATGTGTTCTATAACAGCCTGTTTTTTCTCATCAATCCTCTTCATGATCGTATTTCTAACGTCATCGTAATTCATTTATCTTTCCCTTCCTATATTTTATTGCCTTATATACTTCTAAATTTACACTTGAACAAAGTCCGAAAATTATGAAATCATTATAGCAATTCACTTTTCATATTATAATCACAAATAGTATCTACACTTACTATATGATCGTCCAATTCGCAAACCATCGTATTATCATTTTCTAAGTAACAATGGTCGCAGTGAGAGCAAGTATTCCAAAGTTCTATACAATCGTAATCGTCCAAATTTCCGCATCCTTCCCACTGTCCGTTCTATTCATCCCATTCAAAATTTTTTCTGTTCATGACTTATTTGCTACTTCCTTCAGTTTAATATAATCAATAAGATATTTCTTTACGTTCGTCGCTTCCAATTTATCAAGCGCCCACTGTATATAACCTGGATCATCGTTGTCGATCTGTTCCCACGTCTTTCCCTTATACTTTCCAAATGGAAGGGTATAATTCTTCCATGTGATCTTCTCATAACCAGGATCATCATCTTCACCAAAGTGCATTATTTCAGATAGTTCTCTTGGTACATCCCAGATAATGTCTGAACGGCTCGCTAAGATATCGCATTCGTGTATCAGGAATTCCATTTGATTCTCTGGCTTTTTCATGATTTCGTTGCCAGAGCGGTCTTTATTCCATTCGCCAGAGTGAGCTTCGCACATCCCAGCAATAGCTTCCTTGTACCTCTTGGGGATGTCGTGTTCCGTTTTTACTGTTAAGATCCATTCCGCCGCCAGCTTAGGGTGATTCGGAACAGTATATTTGCTGCCATTCCAGCCACACTTAATAGCGTCGTGAGCCATTGGGACGACTCTCATTGCATCGCGGATCTCCGGCGTACCGAAGATTTCCCTATTATGTTCAAGCCTAAGCAAGTGATTCAGAATACTACTGAACAGATATACATGAATTATCTGGCCGCCAGGAGTAACACATTGTTGCTTAGAATGGTATTTCTTGGATGTTGAACTCGGTATTGTGAATACATAATCAGGAAGTTCGGCACATAGATCGAGGAAGTAATCTCGAAATGCATCAGTTTCAAACTTGTCAGCCATAAGGCCAAATACTTTTCTCTTAAAATCTCTATCCATATTTACCTCAAAATTACTGTTTTAAAATAGTATCCAAATGTTTTATAAATAAATTCTCCAGAATATTTATCATTCTTCATAAAGAATATCGGCAGATTATATCTCCACCAGAACGTATGAAGGCTTGCCATAAAAGCCTGATTATTGTATTCGCTACGATATCTGGCTTCTGACAAGTCTTCATAATCTGCATTCTCTATGAGAAGTATTTTATTATGCGGAGCTAAGGTTAGTTCCTTTTCAAATCTGTCTCGATGGTCTAATATCTCTCCGGTCTTTTTATCTTTTTTATTTGTGAGATTCCCGGCGATTTCATCAAGGTTTCTTTTCCTTTCTATAACTATCTACTTGTCAAATATCAAGTCTCTTAAGATAGATAGTTTCTCGTTTTTAGGAATCATAAAAGAATAATCGCCTTGCTCTAACGCACGTTCTTTATGCGGAATTCCTTTCCTGTCAAAATAATCAAGTATATGCTCGTTGCACTTCTATCTCGTGTCATGGAGAATAGTCATACTCTTGATGATCTATTTTTTCTATGTTTCGGAGTATCTAAATTCTTTTAACATTAAACTACCTCATAATGTATTTACAATACAATAATCATCTATCCACCAGTCGAACATGCCAGGAACAGAGACCCATCCATCAGGCCCTTTTCTCTTTTTAGGCTCTTTATCACATTTATTGATCCTGATAATATCACCATTTGTCACTGGGCTATCTGCAAAAGACTTTTTTATGTTCTTATTCCGAAAATCCAATCTTTTATGGATCTTCATTTCAGCAATTTTACCGTCCATTAAGCGATACGCATTAAATTTTGGTGAATAAGTAGTATCAAGATTAGTAATAGCAACATAATTATTCGGCAAATTCGGATTCTTGTATTCAATATATTGCAAGATCTCAATTTGAAATTTAATCAGAACAGAAAGAGGGAATTCATCTTCTGGAACTTTTGATGCAAGTAGTTTTGCAATTCCCTTCCAATCGGTAATCGTATATCTTGTATTACTTATATTCCCTTTAGGTGTTATATCGCTCGCAAATCTTCTAATTTCCTCATCCGTTAGATCATATTTATTCAATTCTGATTTAGATAATACTTTACGCCCTTTCCATGAGTCTCCACTCCATTCATTTACAATATCTACTTCTCTAAGTAGTTTCTTAATAGACCCAAATTTTTCAAAATATCCAATTTTAATCAGATTTGTAAAAACGGTTTTGTTAACATTGCTTTTTGCAGTTGCAATATAAACATCAACAAAATTGGTATATCCACTTTTCGATATTTGATATAAGTCCTCAACTGCTTTCGCTCCGATTCCCTTAACGGAACCTAAATTTGGGTATATTATTTTCTTCTCATCATCAACATGAAACCTACTATTATCCTGTCCATATCCGTACGTTCCAATTTCATATCCAAAAACACGTCTGGCTTCCTCTTCCAGTTTCGCAACTTTGTTTTTATCTCCTTTTTCAGCATAATGATTTAATGTCACTTCATAAAATTTGCTTGTGTAATGAGCTTTCATCCACGCTTCATACAAACTATCGTTTGCCATAGCAAAGGCATGCGGTGCATTAAAAGCATAGCGAGCCGAGTCCTTCACAACCTGATATACAGGATCAAAATTATCGGTATTCCCAATGTTCGCAAGCCAATGTTCTTTTAAGGTATCTTCAACATGTTTTAATGCGGCTCCTTTCAGTTTCTTTTTACTTATCTTCTTAATCGTATCATAAGAATCCTTCATCGGAATTCCGAGATAGGCAAAGATCTTCATTACCGCCTCTTGATAAATCATATAATTAAAACAGCCCGACAATAAATCATCTATCGCTGGTTCTCCGTTCGTATATGGCTTTCGTGCAAGAAAATTATCAATATGTGACTTAAACCCTGGTCTAATACCAGCAATAAACGCCGATAGTTCTTTTATTGATTTAGGTTTATACTGCATCGCTTTTTTTGTCGTAGAAGATTTTTCACATTGATTCAAACAACATGTAGCTCCTATTTCATATAACTTCCATGTCTTAGAATCGTTTTCAACCATCTTGCGAAGCTCTGTTGTCGTTGGAACTGGTTTTCCTATACTTGAGTATAGTTTATTGATTATGCTGACAACATCCACGATCAGAAAATCCGACTTTACGTACCCGTAGCTATCAAGAAGACTTCCTTCAACACACGCAACAACCACAGATTTCCCGGTGCTTTCAGAAACACATCTCATCAGCCCTATTTCATAACGAATATCTCCATACCCTACAACGTCCTTCTGACGAATATTTCCATTGAAGAGAATATGTCCGCAAGCATGAACTTTCGCATTTTCAGGAATTCCCTGATACGGCTTTGACTCATTAAATATTTTTAGATATTCAGCATTTTTTATGAAATCTTCGATGCGGATATCTTCTTTTTCATCATCTTCTGCTTGTTTTAACGCTTCGTTATACTGATCTATGCATTTAGAAATATCATTTGCAACTGTTGGCTCAATTCCCTTTATGCTGGCATATAATTTAAATCCAGATTTTTCACCAAGAGTTCCAATTGCAAGTAACGGATAACATGAATGTTCTCCTATTATTTCCCTTGAAGCTTTTACGAATGGCTCTTGAGAACTTGTATTCAGATCCACGTCCGGCATTTGATGAGACGCCAATATTCGATCCTTTGTTATAAATCTTTCTGGATAAATCGGGACATCAACTTCAAAACGATCCATTGTCGTAAAACCCAAAAGTTTACTACAGTAGTAAGACGCAGCCGACCCTCTTGACGTGGTAGTCAACTGACCGCCATATTTAGGAGAAGTAGCGAGTTTAATAATGTCATAATTATCTATAAAATAATCGACAGTTCCGCTTCCATATATTTCTCCAAATTCATAGCGGATTCCGTCAATCCTTTCTTTTGACTTATTTTGTTCTTTAAGATATTGAGAATTCAATATATTCTGTAATACCTTTGATCTTTCGTCATATGTGTAATTAACAAGTTTCGGTTCAATAGGGATTTTGAAATCTGTATCCAACTCAAAATCTTTGCAGCCGTTTATAAAAACATGCGTATTCATCATGGAATAAATTATCTCATCAAGAGGAAGGACATCTTGCTCCTGCATTCTCTTCAAGACAACCGTTCCTTTGGGGAAATCCATATACCAGCCCTCTTCTTCAGGATAGGAAATTTTCTTTCTCTGCAGAAGATTTTCTCTTTTTATTCTGTCCTCTTCATTAAGATAGTGAGTATCAAGTCCAATTATAGTTTGAATTCCGAATTGCTTTGACATTCTATAGATTTTACTATTTAGTTCTTTTTGTTTTTCCGTATTGTTAGCCTGATACTCCAAGAAAAAACTATCTCCGAAATGTTTCCAGATTTTAAGCCAAATCTCTTCCGCATCTGGATATAGCCATCCTGCAATGCACGCAGAGGTCACGTATACGTCCTCTGGAGACAATGTAAATAATAGGTTAAGATCTATACGAGGGCGGTAATAAAATCCATTCTGAGCGGCCTCAGACAGGATATAATTAAGCTTACGGACACCAGTATAATTCCTGGCGATTAACACCATATGACAGTTTGTTCTGTCTTTTAATTCACGAGTCTTTTTATTATGCTTCTTATCTTCATACTCCTCGACAAACACTCTATCTTTGTCTTTTACCCAATAAGCTTCGACTCCGTATCTGAATTTTAAATCGGAATCTTTACACAGATCATAGATCTCCATCCACGGCCCCTGGAATCCATGTTGCGTTGAAAACATTAATCTACAACCATAATTTTTAGAATACTCTAAGAACTGTTCTGGAGTCGTAGCTGAATCGGCGGTGGTATAAAAATTACTTAGAGCATCATGGCGATGATAATTTTCAATTACCATGTTTCTATTTTCAATCCAATCACGAATATCGTAAGGAAACTTGAACTTTAATCGTTTTGACGCCTGATCTGAAGCATCGTAAAGTATGTCTTTATCAATAGTCATAGTAGGAATCAAATTCTCCTTTTTGTCTTTGAGAAATATTCATCGCACATTCCCCTCGTAGCGAACAAAGGTTATGGCAATAAAAGAAATCTTCTTTATAACCCCATTCCTTTTCCATTTCAATCTCGCGAATCGTATCTATTGCCCACTTCTTCGCTTCGTTATACTCCTCCGCGTTCCATGGTATAGTCTTCACGATTCCAAGCCGGAACAGGTTCCAAGAAAGATAAGAAATCTCTTCTCCATTTTCAACGAACGGAACTGAATATAGGTACAACTGTCTTTTAAATTCCAACCAATGTTGTTCGTCGGCTTTATAAGGATCTCCGTTCTTCTTAAACTTGATGGAAGCCGATTTATTATCCATGATAGTGATCTCACCTGTCTCCTTATCTTTTAAGAGTAAATCGATGTACCCAATCATCGGATAGGATCCTTCTTCGTCCGTCAACTGAAAATTTATTTCCTTTTCGACACCAAGAATCTCGTAGGAAGATAAATCCAGAATTTGTTCCCGAAGATATTTCAGTCCCTGTTCGTAATACTCCTCCTCTTTTGCATAATTCACCTCGCCATCCTTATATAAATCGTTCTGTATATATTCGCCCCAAAGCGCTTCAAAGACGTCTGGAAGCATTTCTCTGGGCGCTTCTCCCTTGGCATATACTTCTATGCACTTATGCAACAAACTCCCGAAATCAGCGTAAAATGACCCTTCTCCTTGGCTATTCTACAGATATTTCTCGTGCCATTCATATGGGCAAGTCGAATACGAATTTAGCCGCGAAAAGCTCCACGTCATCGTACTTATTAAGAACTGCTCCTCCTCCCTCGTCATAGTCCAACCTTTCTTTAATAAACTCTTTTCCTTTCGCTATACAGAGTTTCCCAGACTTCCTTTCCGGCATCTACCGGACTATCTTTATCTCCTGGGAGCAATCTGTCTTCCTCTCTGTATCTGTCGCGGACTGCGTAAACATTTGTAAAATGTCTGAGCATTACTGTACATTTCTGTATGTCCGCATAATTAACATCTCTGTCAAATGCGATCGTAACTTCGTTTAGCTTCATAGATAGAAGCAATTTCACTTGCTCTTCGTTGATCCTACTGGTTTCTACAGACAGCCAGTTATTAGGGAATCCCCAGCTTAGAAGTTTTAATCCACTCTTAATACCTTCGAACAAAATCGCGGAATGTAGCTCCTGGATCTTTTTCCTGTTCTGTTTCAATCCGACAAAACTGTTCATAGTCTTAATCTTCGAATAATTCATATACTTCGAGATTCTCATCTCTTTATATCTTTTATATCTGGTTCTTCCTTTAACTCCGATTAGCCGATCTTCAGCATCATAGATCGGGTAACAGATTCTGTTAGATGCCTCGTCTATACATACCCCGTAATTTTTCATAACGGAAGGAGAAATCCCTTCTTCTTCCCATTCAATAGGCGAAGATATCTTAAACTGATTCATATAAGAATCTGGTAGAATATCTCTTTCAATCTCTTCCGGTTCCGACTTAGCCTTCATACGGCTCAAATTCTTGAAAAACTTTAGAGAATCGCAAGTTTTCAGATTGTGGACTTTGGTTCCTGTAATTTTTGACACTGCATCTACGGCATCGTTAAAAGTCTTCCCTTCATAAACCATCATCCAGTTAATGATATTGCCGCCCTTATGACATGAGCGGCAGTAGAATAAGTTCTTATTTGGATTTATTGAGAGGGATGGATCGGAATCAGAATGCAACGGACATGAAGTATAATACTCGTCTCCCTTCCGCCTGAATTCAAAAGACTGACTTGCGTAGTCCAGTAGATCAACCTTGTCGCACATCTCTTGAAGAGCATCATGATCGATGTTACTCACGATTATCCTCCCGATTTGTTTCTGTCAAAAGGTGTCCTCTGAATATCTTTTTTCTGTATCTTTGCCTGAGTAATCCTTTGCCTATCTCCGTCAAAATTAAAGAAGATTGCTTCATCCTCGTCTGTCTGCGGCCCATTTCTGTTGATATTTATATAAGCAATTATGTTTCCGGCATCCAGACCGCCATCATTCATGATTTCTTCGGGAGTTTTGAATCTCCAATAAATGCCAGTTGAAATTGCCTTTGCTATATTATCGGAGTTGGCTATCATGTCGTCTCTATTTAGCTGAGCCGCCGAGAGGACTGCCAAATCTAGTTCCCCGGCAATTTTATTTTTTAAGAAATCTGCCATTTGCCCTAACAAAGCAGAATTGGTATAAGCGTCTTCGTTGTATGATTTAAGGTAATCGTAAACCACAAATGCAAGATTCATTTTATATTTTAAAATTTTGCAGACGGAATATACTTCATTCATGTTAGGATCCGGTAAATACATGTGAACTAACGGAAGAGTCTTAATCCAATTCAGACACTTGTGAATTAATTCATTTTGTTGATCGTTATATGTTTTATCTCGAATTACTTCAAACGGAATTCCTGTTACACTTGAAATCAGCCTTTTTGTAAACGTAATCGTGCTCATTTCCGTATCTATATACAAAGATGGCACACCCGCCTTTAGTTTATGTATCAATTCATTCATTTGGTACACAGATTTTCCAGTTTTATAACGTGCCGTCAACAATATCAACTCTCCGGGTTCAAAGCAAAAATATTTATTGAACAAATCAAATTTTGATGGTAGCCGCCTTGAAAGATCTTGATTCTCTATCTTATCCCAAATTTCATCTATCTGTTCGCCAAGAAGTTTTACTTCCTTCCCCGTTATATACTTTTCCGTCAGTGAAGTCATTTTGTCATTTGAAATCTGATTTAGTTTTGATAAATCAATTTCCTCGTTATGACACTCACGCTGGATTTCCGTTGTCGCCTTAATCAGATCTCTTTTAAAACTATTTTCAACTACGATATTGACCAGTAATTTATATTCCTCAAGAGTGTGCCTGGCCGCATACTGCGCCATATTTATATACTCTTGCAAATTTACGATATTATATTCATCTAGTTTCCTTTTGACTGCCCTATTGCTATTTATCACACTTGTGAGGTTTAATGCGTCAATATTTTCAATTCCTGCTTTGCTTAATTCTTGAATTGCCCAATAAAGGCATCCGTTCTCAACGTTATAAAAGTATCCCGGCTTCAAATAATCCGAATGAAGGATAAAATCTGGGTGATATATCAATGTCGCAATTACACCGGCCTCAGCCTGAATGTCATTAATATCGCTCACGTCCATTTATTCACCTCCTTTATCTTAAAATATCATCGAAGCCTACTGCTTTCTGCATTCGGTACTCAAACGTATTTTCTTCCTCATTAATATCTTTCATATCATTCTTCATTTTTTTAATACGACTCTTGTACTCCGATGAAATCATTTGTTTCCATTTCTGATTTGCTTCCTTGTTTTTTACAACATAGTATAATCCCTGAGGGTATCTTATATTCCAGCCCTGATCGATACAGTAATTAAGAGCAAACAGCAAAAAATTTGCATCAACATTATGCTTGTATATAATCTCATTGATAACTTTTCTAAGCAAAGACATTATTGGATGAGAATCAACCTTTTTAACATATGTATCTATAATATTTTTTATTGTCTCTATTTCCTCATAACAATCTTGATGGTAGTATGAGGACTTTCCTACCAAGATTTCTTCGCCTTTCGGGATTTCCTTTGTTTTATGTTTACAATGACTATACTTACACTTCATAATTACTCCTTAAAATTATAGGAGAGGTTTTGGCCTCTCCTATTACTTCTCAATATCAATTAAACGGAAGTTGCTCGTCTACTCCATCAGGGATATTTGTAAACCCACCGTTATAATAATTGTTTCCTGGATCATTCTGGCGGCCATAAACGTTATTCTGTTGTGGCTGCTGATTAAACTGGTTCCCGCCGCCGTCTCCATTCTTATTCTCGACGAATTCGACTCTGTCAGCCACGACATCGGTTGTATAAACCGTCTGTCCATTCTTGTCCGTGTACTTTCCGGTCTGAATTCTGCCTGTAATTCCAATCCTCATTCCCTTGTGGAAGTAGTTCTGCACAAACTCTGCCGTCTTCCCGAATACGCGAATTCTCGGAAAATCCGCAGTAACCTGATCGGGGTTATTGGGATCTCTCTTTACGTTTCTGTCGACCGCAATAGTGAAATTCCCGAAGGCTGTACTATTCGCGCCCTGGCTATATCTAATCTCGGGATCACCCACGAGACGTCCTACAAGTGCTACAACGTTCATATTTTCTATCTCCTTTTATGATCAGCCAATCGGCTGGATGCTATTTAGCGCCTTAATTACTGCTTCCGCGGTGGCAAGATCCTTGATTGCATTCGGATTTCCGTTGGGTGCTACCTTCTTAAGCTCCGCCATCAGTGCAGCGTTTTTCGTCCCGCCAAGCTGAACCGCCATAGATACAATCGTCTGTTTTGCGGTGGTAAGCTTTTCATCGTCGCTGATCTGCGCAGCCTCAAACTTTTTCGGTTCACTCACAGTTGCTGGTACATCAGAATCATTCGCCCAATCATAAAGAGCCTCTCCATCTTTCTCGGTAAGCTGCTTTCCAAATATTCCACTAAAAAGGTGGGTATTATCTTTATCACACTCGAATGTATGTTTGTCTTGATCGTTTAGAGTAAATGACACGGTGTACTGGTAGACCAAATCTTTGTCTTGCTGTGCTCCCATTCCGACCTTTCGAGGTACTTGTTTCCCGTTGTTATCTTCAAGAACCCATGCATCTTTCCCTCTTGCACAAGCAACAATATGAATTGGACTTGTCATAATATACTCCATGAGCATCGCATGGCGCGGCTTGACACGGCCCCAATTCTGGAACGAATTTCCTTTCATCGCATCATGAACTTCATTGATATAAGTCCATTCTGGTGAAAGTGAATCGATCACTATGACCTTGTACCCGCCATTAACAGCCTCTTCGATATTGTGAATATATGATTCCGGAGAGAAATCTTCATATGTTCTCGGATTTCCATCTTTGCTTAACTGATTTAGATCATATTGAAACTCGTTTGCGTAATACTTATCCCTCGAACCCTCAGTTCCAATGTATGCAATATCTGACCCACACTTCTGTGCTAACCCTGTTGCAAGCCTAAGCGCACTGTACGACTTGCCTGATCCAGAGGGTCCAGTAAGAAGTATCTTTAGCCATACTTGCTCTCTCTTCGCTTTCTTAAAAGCCATAAAGTTATCTCCTTATCTATATTTTTAGTTTCATATATATAAACGCCCTAAGGCGGTAATTGAATTAACTCTATTTAAAACACCAGCCCCATCTGATGGTTATTTATTGCAGCCGCCATACGGATCGCATAATCGCCGTTTCAAAAACTCCCTTTCCGTACAGAATATCCAAAGCCGCTGAGGTTTCTCCTGCCGACTCGGCATCAAACAATTTCGCTTCACGAATATCTCTTGTCAACATTACATTCTCAGTTAAGTAATAATCTATCCCCTCTATTTTTCGGAAAATAACAAAAACTGAAGGAAACACGTAAATCTGATTATCTATTTGCATCTTGAATTACATGAAACATATCAATAACAGTTCCTCTGATCGGATAATGAACCTTAGACAAAGAGTCTCTTGCAAAGTATCCCTCTGCCAGATTCAGAAAGAATGTCGATGTTCCTTCGTCTCCCTGATAGAAGCTTTCCCACTCTTCTTCACTAAGACGATTTCTTACTTCAAGTTGTTCAAGTGACAAATTGTCGAATGCGACCACTTTAAACTTTGGAATATATTCGTCCAAATTCTTTTTCAGCCAGTCGTAATTATTCCTGATTTCTACAACTTGTTTTTTCTGGTATCCAACTCCGCGCCCAACATTTTTGTAACCAAGAATCAGTAATTTCAATCCTATATCCGCCATCCGATCAAGTTGTTTTTTCGTAACAATTCCGTTTATTACGTGAACTACAGCGTTTGGAATAGATAATGCCCTCCGGATAAACAAAGGAGTCGGATTCAAAAGTGAAATACCAACTCCTCTCAGCAATTTTTTCTTGCAATATTGAATTATTCTGTTGTAATTCTCTTCGAAATCATCTTGACGGATCGTAGCGTTGACGAATACTCCCTGATTTTTCATGTGTTCCAAGAATTTCTCGAATCCCGGAAGGAACTCACTATTTATATTAATAGCAATTTCCGTTCCTTTTGGAATCGTATCGAAAATTTTATAATCTTCCAAGCTGGCGGCTTTCCCATTCGGAGTACACCCAGCATAACAATAATCGCAGCCATGAGAACATCTTGTGCTAATCGTAATATCTATATTCTCTGCAAAATCTGGACGGAATTCATCGTCAACAGTCTCCCGAATCTTCGATCCATCCGCCATTAGAGTTACAGACACGTTTCCGTTTTTATATTTTGAAAGAATTTCGTTGTCCATCCGGCCGCCTTTCATTTAATTCCATTTTTCATACACGTCATATTTATCTTCATCCGGAGCCTTAGGGATATCTTCCGAATCAACATTATCATTACCGGTTTCTACATATGAATCACTTGAAAACAGGAATCTAATTAGTTTATCTGTATCTTCCAACAGTTCATTAACCCAGCCAATCAGTTCTGTTCCATGATCGATATAACCACTTGCATAATAACGCGTAGAATCGTACTGCTCATATATATCAGGCTCAAACACGGCTTCGATTCCTCTTTCTGCGAGGCAAGCAATTATTTTGTCCCGTATCGCCTTGACTTCTTCTTTTCTTTTTTCTTCATCGTTCCAATATTTATTTCCACACATCGCCTGGATAGCTTCGTTGAAATAATCTGCCTTTGAATAAGGATTATTATAATAACGAAATTCCCATCCGAATTCCCCATGCCCGAACGCAATGGAAATCGGCAGCTTTTTCGGCTCATCTTTACTAATAGCGATTACGTGAACAGACGAAGAATTTGTTTCAAATATTCCGTTTCTAACCGTTCTTTTCATGATGTCCCTCCTGCATTCAAGTCATCTCTTTCAGAGCCAGCTTGAAAGCCTCTGCCATTTCCTGAACCCTGGCATCCCTCGCTCTTTTCCTCTTCCGCTCGATATAGCGATCGTGCTTTCTCTTATGGTTTTCTTCGATTCTCTTCCGCTCTTCCAGATCTGCCTTCTTCTTTTCCTGCTCTTCAAACACACGAACACCCTGGCGGATCGCTCTGTTATATGCACTTGATCCGCCCATCGCGTGTTTTGCAACGCAAACGGCGATTCCGTTTTCTAAAGAATAATGATCATGGTCGTCACATACCGCCTTCTGTTCATCTCCATCGGCGAACTTGCAACTGATTACTTTACCTTCTTTAATAATATTTACAGAAACGATCTTGCTCAAACATGTATTAATAGTGTTGAAAAAATCCAAACCATTTACAGAATTCATAATATCAGACGCACAGAGTACCATTATTTATCTCCTTTCGAGTTTATCTTTAAGCTTCTTATTCTTTTTCTCTTCAAGTTCCTGCTTGTGACTAAGACGATCCATAATTCTTCTAAAACCGCCTATCCTGCTAGTCATTGGTGGAGTCCGCAGTTCATTTCCCAGCGCTTTTGCGTCTGCTTTCCGAACATCGTGAGCTTCTTTCATCCTTTCCTGAATCACAGGATCGGTGCTGCGGGCTTTAAGTTCCTCCTGATGTTTCAAATTTTTTGCTTTCTTACGTTCGGCATTCTTCTCTCTGCGATTCTGTTTCTGATACGCATCGTAGAATCTCTGCCGATTTTTATTAGGCTTTGCCATATTTAGGTTCCTCCTTTTCTTGATAATAATAACTACGGGATTTCCGTTACATCTAAGTCAAGATTTTTTCGGAAACCCCGTCCTTTTTACGAAGCTTTTTCTTTATTCTGACTATCCAAATACCGCAACATCAACTCCTCAATATATGAAATCTTTTTCTCGATCACCGATGCCATCTTGGTAGACCTTGAATTTAAGGATTCAAATGTCTCTCCATCAATATTGGTGTTCTTAAGAGAATCAAACGCTTTGAGAAAATCATTGAACATTTCATCCGGGTATCCGAGATCTGAGAAATCTGAGAAGATTTTGAACCACAGGAACGAGTCTTTCGTCGTGAACATTTCTCTTGTTTTGTCGTCAAGAATATCATCAATACGATCTACGTATTCCGCAAACTCGACAAAATCACTTCCATCTGCATTCTTACTCAGATATTCTCCGATTTTTTCTGGTGAAGACTTCCACGCATCCTGATATCCAATAAGCATAATGGATTCCATGATGATTCTCTGGACGGCGCCATTCGAGAAATCTTTTTCCTTATATGTTTTGGCAAAGAAACTCTTTCTCTGAATTCCACGCAAATTAAGGCCGAGATCCAATCCGAGGAAGGTAAGTCCTCTCTGGCTGTGATTCATAGATCTTGACGTGTTATACCTGCGAATGTGACTCTCGATCTCGCTTGCCGTACATCCAAGATAAAGATCGTAACGGATTCCGTAATCTTCGATCCTCTTCTGCAATTCTCTTGGGAGATCTCCGAATCTCTTGTTACGCACGTCGAAAGTTTTCTCCTCATAAACCGGAAGTCTATTCTCGTCGTAAACCTTATTTCCGTTCTCATCCGTCTTGACTGTCTGATAACTAATAAACGGATGCTCAACTTTCTTTGAGATCCTAAATGCGTTTGCAAGATACATCGAGAGTGTAGTCAAGCGCTGTTTTCCGTCGAGAAGCCACTTGATGGAGCCATTATCCAATTTCTGTTCTGCTATAACTACAGGCGGAATCAGATAACCAAGAAGCGTTGTTACGATAAGGTTCCCCATCATGACATTGGTCCAGACAAAATCACGCTGAATCTGGTTATCATCGCGGATAGTCTCATCATTAAGATCTTCTGCCATACGAGCCGCGGTTTTGATTGCACTTTTAGATGTCTCAGTTGTCTGCATAAACTCTTTACCTTCCTCGTTGTTAGTTTTTACATCGACCTTTTTGTTGGTTACGTTGACAATCGACTTGATCTTCTTATACTGTTTGGCATTCCGGATTAGTTCTTGATATTTCTTTGCTGAAATACCCAACTCTTTCTGGATTTCAAACGCCGAATATCCTTCATACAACATATAAAAAATCTTTTTCTGTGTTGCAGAAAGTTTCCCGATATAGTCCGTCAACTCTGGACTCAAAAAATCAAAATCCATTTCTCCGCCTATAGTATCTTGAAGAACTAATCCATCCCCAACCTCCTCATATAGCGACCTATCAATCTGCCTCCCTCCTCTCTTCTGGGCCGTTAACTCCGTAAGATATGTCTTAAATCTGTTTGACAGGCAAATATATAAGAACGATTCAAATTTATGTTTTCTATCCCAACTATCCAGAATTCCCTCGAACAATGCCCCGGCGAGAGAATAGAATTCGTCGAGTTCCTTGCTTCCGTTCGGGTGGTAGTGAATGCTCCGGAGAATACTGTCAGAAACCCTGGCTATTTCGGCTCCTCCATTTCCAAAATAATGCAAAAGGGTGTCGGTTTTGAACTTTTCCCAATCTTCTGGTTGCACTGTTACTTCATCTAGGCCTATGTTCGGCATTATCTCGACCTCCTTCTTTCTGGTGAACAAAAAGGATCTATAGTTATATCTTCTAAAAATAGAGACAAACTAAGTAGACTAAACGCTTTATTTTCGTTTAGAAAGTAGAGAATTACGAGTTGAAAAGACGTGCTCAGATATGCTATGATGAACATACGAGCTGGGCACGTTTCAGCTCTTACTCGTGAGAGATCCTAGGGTGGCGGCCCTATAATGGATCTCTCTTTTACGTTTTCCACTATAATACGAACATTTGTTCGTGTCAAGAGAAATGTTACAGGATTTTTAATTTTCTGTAACAAAAAACCGTGAACCCGGCCGGCGGATCCACGGTAATTTCTTGCTATTATTTATATCCTGTAATCCGAATTATAGTTGTAAAATACAGTTTTTCTTGAAAGATTAACTCATCTACTAGTTATTGAGTTCCCGCAATTCTGATGATAGATCATATACCATCGTCTCACTAATAATTCATAATACAATCAAATGCTGGGTTTTTACAATAACCGAGTCTCTGTATAAAACGTCTCTCTTCCGGAGTGAGTTTATCCCACCACCATTTTCTTTTCTCATAGTCAGACAGAACGACTTCGCGGTTTATGATTCTTTTAGCGTATATTGCGGCATCAATATTCGCTTTTCCGTACATTTCAACTGCTTTAATATATTTTTTATCTTGGTCCGTTATATATTGATCTGCCGATTTTATTTTTTTAAAGAGACGATGATCATAATAAGGAGTTTTTCGTATATATTCTCGTGTTTCTGGATCTAACTCTTCAAACCACCAATGTCCGGCATTTGCTCTACTGCTCTCAAAATGTATATCTTTATCGCAAATATCCTTCGCATTTAGTAAGGCAGCTTTAAATTTATTTGGATTCTTTTTAAGCTCAGCGATTTCATCTGCGTGGTTTTTCATCTTTATTTCTTTTGGTAGCATATATAGAAAAAAGACCGCCCACAATACAGCTATTACTACAAATCCACCTTTTAAAAACATTAAAATCAACGAGGCAACTATACACCAAAATAGTTTGTTTTCTGTATTACCCGGCATATTATATAAGCTCCTCTATTTCTAATGGCTTCCATTTGATAACCTGAAAATCTATTTTTCTTTCCACACTCAGAATCCTATTTTGTTTTGCAACATACAAAGACGCACCATACATCCAACGGTCATCACTATTTTTATACAATGCCTTAAACATTATATACATATCTTTAACTGGTATGTATTCTCTAAGGATCTTCCATTCTCCAGAATTAACGCGCTCTATTATATTTGTAACCAAATTCGAGTATTTGTTTCGCATATACTCATCTTCGTCAAATATACTTTTCATAATAAGCAGTTTTCTCTGAACTGTTTCAAAAGGAATTCTATATTCTGTCTCAAATGGTTTCCATAGCAAATCTCCTTCTTTACATGTACGGCCGTTAAATTTTGCATATTGTTCCATCATACATTTATTTTTATAAACATCATAAAAATAAGCTTTCTTATATAAATATTTAGGGCAGTTGAAAATAATCTTCGTGCCTTCTTCGGGCTTTTCTATCATGTAATCGCGCCATTCGCAAGACCTTATCCTTCTCTCTGAGTCTTCTAATATGGCCGAGAATTCTTTATCTAAAAATTCATCTTTCTTCATTCCGGTTCTGAACATATTTAACCCGGACAAAATCTCTCCTGTGCTAAGAACAGTCATATTATTACCTCTTATAATCTTCTCGTATTATATAATCTCCTCTATTTCCAGCGGTTTCCATTTGATGGTACGAAAGAGATTTTTGTCACTTATCTCCATAATCTTATTACAATCTGGATAATACATAGATACTCCGTACTTATAGTAATCATCACAATGTTTATATAGAGCTTTATAGATTACAGGCATTTTTTCAACAGGCCTATACCCCCTAAGATTTCTCCATTCTCCAGAATTAACACGTTCCATTATATTGGTAATCAAATTCGAGTATTTATTTCTCATATATTCATCTTCATTAAATCCTTTTTCTAGGATAAACATTTTCCGCCAAACAAGATCAAAAGAAAGTTTAGATTCTGTTTCAAACGGTTTCCATAGTAGTTCTCCTTCTTTATAAGTGTAGCCATCTTCTTCGCAGTCCTTCTTAATTTGCGCATCATCCTCAAAAAAATCCCCGACCCAACGAGAATTAAATATAGAATCTGGTATCTTGAAGACTACTTTTATATTTTCTTTTGGCCTCTCTTTTGTATAATCACGCCATTCACAAGATCTTATCCTTCTCTCTGAGTCTTCTAATATGGCCGAGAATTCTTTGTCTAAATATTCATCTTTCTTCATTCCGGTTCTTAATTCTGTCAAACCAGATAAAATCTCTTTGGTACTAAGAATCGTCATATTAAAACGACTCATACAATCACCTCTCTTTAGATTTTAAGATATTCAGTTGCCTTGATTCCAGCTTCTTTAACCCTTTCATCTTGACCCTGAATATAACAATCTGAAGTTACTTTTGTTGATGAGTGGTTTGCGAGCTTCGACACCACATCAAGCGGTATACCCGAATTATATGCATTAGTGAGGAATGAGGCTCTTGCTTTATGTGGAGAGATTTTGTGTCCGATATTCTTAGTAATATTCTTAATTACCCAAGCCGCCCCTCCCGGTTCGATTCTCTTGTATTCTTTATTGATAAATAAAGCATTCGTATGAGCGTGCCCGACCATCTTTTCTGCCCTGTCCGCGATCCACTCCCTTAAGACATTCATTTTCTCTTCATCGAGATAAACGGTGTTTGGCTTCGTTCCTTTGTCTATAACGTAGACGCACCTGTTCTCGAAATCTACGTTGTCAACATTTATCTCAGTGAGACATGTGTTTCTGATGCCTGTAGCGAAATACATAACAAGCATCGCTTTGTTCCGCTTTTCCCAGGTTCCCCCTCTCTTGCCGACATATGCAAAGCATTTTTGTATCTCGTCCGGCTTAAGATAAGTTCTCTCTACAAGGCTCGCTGCTTTTGGTTTTGGGCGTTCAATATTCTCTATTGGGTTACTATTTATTTTACCACTAATATTCAAGTAATAAAAGAACTTTTTCAACGCACTATAAACGGCGACCCTATAACTGCCGCTCGTTTCCGTTCCGTCGTCTTTATATGCTTTGCCTGCAAGATATCTGCTAATATCATCCATATTAATTGTAGATATATCTTTATCTATATCTTTCAGGAATAAAATCACGTATTTCAAATAAGCCTCATGGGTTCTATAACTTGCGGTCTTGCCTGAATTTACCATGTAATAATAAAACCCAGTCACGAAATCTGGCTTGTCTTTTAACATCTCCTTAATTTTCTTCACAGATTCTGCTCTATGCTCTGCTTTCCCTGTTTGGATTGTCAATATATTCACCTCCAAATATTATTTAGGCCGGAATCACTATGAATCCCGGCCCGCCTATGCCTAGTTTTTCAATCATTATTTAGCATATTTATCTAAATACTGATCAAAATTCTCTTCTAAATGTGTCAAAAACTTATTTCTCGTAATCCCTTCCGCAGAAACAATAAACAGCAACCTCGTGCTTCCGTTGTCCGCCTTCTTCCCGACCAAAGCGGCTTTGCTCCCTTCGACCGTCTGAAACTCTACGACATACCCGTTATCGGATTCATATATATTTCCGTTAACTTTTTTGAACATAATTATGTCCTCCCTTTATTTGTTTGTTTTCTTAGTTGGTCAATTCAGATTTAAGTCACCTCCTTACCCATATATTATATCATTAATAGTAGCATTTATGTCATCAAGATTATTACACGCCTCATCAAGTGAATCTATAATCTCTTCCATTCTCATGGCTCTTTCAGATTCTGATAGATTGCCCGGTAGCGAATCTAACGATTCCTGCTCTTCGTCTCGTATTGACTCTATAACATCCATTAATTTTGAGATCATAGGGATACTATCTTTCAATCTTTCTCTTCTCGATTTGTTCATCTCATCCTCTTTTCACGCCGCAAACCTTCTTCTCTCCCACCTCATGCATTCATCGAGGGCGTCCCAAGACAAAATCCCTTCCGCAATTTTGGTATGTTCTTCGTTTTCCCTGTAGAGTTGAAAATTCAATCCAAGATTGTGCGTCGCTATCGCATAGACGCCGTCAATGTTCAAATGATAATAACCAGTGTTTCCGTTAACAATCAGTTCGTATTTCATAAGTTTTCCTCCCAAATTTTCTTAAATCCGATCATGTCTATGTAATAAAACTCCCATTGATCATTTGCGGTTTCTAAACCAATCACATCGCTAACTGACGGACTCCAAACTCTATAGTCATAGGTCCGATCATCTGCGTTGAGTCTACAGAAAATATGTTCCAGTTCGCTTTCTACATCTCTGCTTTCTCCCCACATCTGTCCAACATAAACCAGGACATAATCTTCCCGGTTTGGCACGTATCCATTTTTCTTTACGTAGTCGTAATGCATATATTTCGCATTATGAGACGGCGGAAGCTGCAGTATTACATATCTCATTTTTCTACCATCCATTCTTCTACTTCTGATTCCCAGCTTTTAACTACAGGCTTTACCTTCCCGGCAAGCGCCTTTCTCTCGAATAGTTCCAGCAAACTTCCCTGTAAATCTCCGTATACTGTTCCGTAAATCCTCGCGTCATTCGTGTACGGAGTTTCTCCGTTATCCGCCAATTCCTCATCGGACGCCAGGATCCTCGTGCTATATCTTTCGAGAAAATCTTCGAATGTCTCGATAACATCGTTGATATCGTCAAGCGTGAAATAATTGTTTATATCAGCCACTATAGTTACCTCCTCGTTTCTGCAATTTACGGTTTATTTCAAAAACATTTCCTTTCACATGAAAGCAATGCCCGCCATCCAGATAAATAGCAGTTGCATCCTTGCCTCCAATCCTTGATTCTTCAAATGCGACTATGTGCGCTCCTTGAATAAACAGAACTTTCCCGCCCGGAATGTCAGGTAGAGTCGCGGTTTCAAATCTAATACGCATAATTATCCTCCTTTCTTTAATGAGATAGACATCCAATCACTTTTGCTTTCTTGCTTCTGTTGAAACACTTCTTGCACTTCTCACAGACGATATCATGGTTCATTTTCCCGTCCGTTCCATATGCCTTGCAGAATGTTTGAATGATGATACCGTGAGCGGCGTACTCTTCAACGCCCCATCCGTTGGTGGGATCGATATTTTTATCGCAGTAGACAAATGCTTTGACATTCGGCAGATGAGCTACCTTAAGAAATTCCTTGATCCCTTGTTCATGCCAGATCGAGTACAGATGAGTGAAATTCTTAGGGACAGTACCAGCTTCGAGAGCAGGAGTTATCACTCCATACTTCTTAGAATAGATATAGAAAGGAGTCTCTGTATGCTCACTTGCTACCATACACATGCCGTTATGCTGAACTTTATTCTCGATCTCCCCGGATTGGTCGAAACGCGCAGCGACAATCGGATTTCGCTTTCTACTCAGAGAATCTGAGAGCTGGCGGAACGCCTTCTCGGGATCATTCCTGATGGAAAGAGTATTGCGAGCCTGAGAGTCAACCACCGACGGATATCTGTGACTTTTAAAGACATAGCAAGGCGGCCGTTTTCCGTCTTTTATGATATGCCCACAATGTTCGCAGCAATCTGAGCAAGTCCCTTTCACTTTGCCGTATCTTTCAGAGACAAAAACCATGTCGGACGGAAGAGTTGACCAGGTAGCAATGTTGCCCACTTTCGTATTTCCCTTAAAGTTCCAACGCGCATCGACAATCTGATTTTCGTACATATGTTCACCTCCAAGGCAATAAAAAAAGACCTGAGAATATCAGATCTTTGAGAACAAGATATTAAGTTTTATTCGGTTTTACTCTGCAGAAATGATATAATCAAACCTATCTGCAATATCATCTGTATATCTGTTTCCCGGCTGGTAAATACAAACACTCAGCACTACATCGCCGTGGTCGACATCCTTGACTCCCCTATAGCTAATATAGTCATATTCAGGGTCCGCCACATTCAAGATACGACCATCTCGGTTCCGGTTCTCGCAGACGCCGATGATTTTCTCGATTATGATGTCGTCGCCGCGGTTCTCCAAGATGTCGGAAGTAAGCTCATTACAGTAATACTCTCTCACCTGAGCAACTCCGTTGCGCTCTACTTCGGCTCTGTAATCTCTTGCTTCTATCTGAGCTATGATTACCAAAGCAGTCTCAATTGCTGCAATAGTTCCAACGAAAATCTTTTCTCCTAATAGCATATTTCAATTTCCTTTCTCGTTTATCATTACAGTCCCACAATTCGGGCAGCTTACCCACTGACCATCGGAAACATCCGCACCATAAGTCCCATGTTCGATACCGTACACATGGATGCCCTTTCCGCATTCAGAGCAAGCCCAGACCGGATCACCACCCGGGGTCACATAGCCATGGACTTCAACCCAGTGGCCGACCTTATAAGGTTCAACTGCATCCTCTTTGCACCCTCCAATCTCCGAGATTGCATCATGTAGATCACAATAATCACCATAATCAAGTCTTCCACTTGAACGTATGGCATCTAATATCCGTAGGGCTTCATATGTGTCAGGCTGTGCGGATTGCAATGCTTTAAGTGCATTAACATCATACCACCACTGATTATTCAATCCTTGCGCATATTCATCATTTTCCGTCCACACTTCTGGTTCTTCACCAAGCGCATCAATCGCCGCTTGTCTGCTGATATAATCATCCATCTTTCTCACCTCTCATATCAGCATTACAAAACGGACAATATTCCGTAAAATCCTTTGTGATTTCACCACACTTAGGACATTCATAATAGACTATCCATCTTCTTTTCTTCCGCTCAGGCTGTGCGGGTGGCAACTGCCTTAATTCCGCATCATATTGCATCGCATCTACGGATATTGTGGGATGGTATTTCTCCCATAAATCAATCGCCGCCTGTCGGTCAATCATCTCCATAAACCACCTCGTCCATTGCAGCTTTCATAAATCTGCACTCATATTTATGTTCACAATCGTTACACTTGTCATCAGACATTATTAGTGATCCATTTTCGTTGTCATCAAAACACTGTTTCTTTTCGGTTCCAAAATCAATCATCTGTGTCCTCCTGATAAAGAAGAGGTTTTCCGTATTTATCAACCATCACCGTGAAATATCCAGCGTTATAGGCGCCGTAAGAAATCGCATACATCACTTTCGTGTCGCGATGATATACTATCTCGTAATCCATTCCATTTTCTACGATGACAAACATTGACTTATTGCTAACATCTAAATCTGCCACCGACTCCTTTTTTGCTCCGCACCCTGTTAAAAATAGGCAAAATGTTAAGATGGCAATCATAAATATCTTCGTTCGCATTCCTATCTCCTTATAACCGTGGACGTAAACTCTGTCACCTATCTTCATCTGTGTCCTCCTTTACCTCAACTAACGGACATGCTTTCGGTCTGCCGTTCCCGTCATATATCCATTCCTCCGGCTGATCATCATCCATGCAGTGACTCATCAACTCACATAATTCTGACCATCCCTTATGCGGATGCGGTCTGATGCTGTACCACTGGCAATCTTCACAGTATTCAGGGAGTCTTTTCATTCCCGTTCTTATGCAGATCATTCTCATCCTTTCTTAACATTAACATCGGTGTCCTCCTGATATTCTTCTACCCTCATAACATATTTCTTGCCCTGCCACTCAAAACGGCTTTCCTTCTCGTTAATCAAGAGGAATCCTGCAACCGCATCAATCGCCTCTCTCGTGACTTCGCTTTTATCCTTCCATTCTTCCTTGTTTTTGAGAGTCCCGGCGTAAATCCCGAATACGCCAAGACCGACATGATATTTATCGCTCATTCGCTGCCCTCCCATTTTTTGAACAACTGAAGGCATGTCGCCCGCTCTTTCATGGCATAAACTGTCAAATCGCCGGGTTTCATGTTTGACAAAATAGTTGGATAAAACGCTCCGCTATCTGTCAATCCTTTATCAATTAATATCTTCGCCCATAATGCCGATGCAATCGTCATCATGTTTCCATATCCGATTTGATCGCCAAGCCGTTTGACTTCTTCGCATTCACGCTTGAAGCGTTCTTCATCCATCTAATCACCATCCTCCCTTCTCCATTCTTACCATACATGAAGCGGCTCCT